GGTGCTGAATTGGTGTTTTGGCGGTTGACCGTCAACACTCAAGGTTTCGCCCTTGAAGTAGTCCGTTCCCTCTTTCGAGCGGTGCAGTTTGCCGTCAAACAGCACAACACGCCGAGAAACCACATTGTCACGGCCAACATAATCAAACGTCGCTTTCAACATAGAACACCTTTCCTTAATCGAGACTTCCATTGCAAATGTACAGAACGCTTTTGACATGCTCCCCAGAAGCCCAGCCGATTCTGTATTCGTTAGCTTCGTATTCATCGTCCTTTGGCGGATTGAAAGGCTTGTCGAGCAAGCAGTCATTCTTACCAGCGTAGAAGGATTCGTTTCCGTTTTGTTTTGGACCTTGATAAATCATGTTCGTTTTCCCTTGTGTTTCGTTTTCTCTTTCGTATGGTTTCATTCTACAGTTATTATCTGCTCTTGCAAGTGCCTTTCGCCAGTTTTTTTCGAGATTACACAAACCCGCAAAATTTTTGCGAAGCTCTTGACAGTGGGCCTTGGTTGTGCTTATCAGTTCAAGACGTTTTAACAAACTCTTTAAGACTTTAATCTACAGTTGTGGCATGGCATTTGCGGTTTCATGCTGTAACCTCTTATACAGTAAGCACTTAGTGAGGCGGGGTTTTTTCATTTGGTCAGCAGTTCTGTTTGACCTCTGAAAAACCGTGGGTGGTACACACACAAAACAAACTCAACTTTTCAAAACTTGACTAACTAACTACATCTATCACAACCACTTTCATTGTATTATAATTTTATGTCAATGACTGATGAACAATTGCAAATTGCAGAACGTGTAGCCAACTATCTTGCACCTCGCATGAAATTTAGTTATTTGGAAATAGCTGATATTAAACAGGAATGCATGATTCTTGCAATGGAAGCAATAAAAAAATATGAACCCAATAAGGGAGCATCCTTACACACCTTCGTACACATGTATGTAAGAAATAGACTATTAAATTTTAAACGCGATAACTACGTTAGACCAATACCTAAAAACGCCAGTAAAGAAAAACAAGAAGCTATGAGCGCTGCCAATGATTTAAAGCGTAGTTTATTATCACCAGCACCGTCAATCTCCAATAAATTTGATATAATAGCTAAGGAAGAATTTGAAGAAGATGAACGTACTTCTTTTTTAGAATACTGCAAATTACACATTCCAATCGAATATATGTCTGAATTTAATTGTTTGTTAGACGGCGGCAGTATACCGAAACATAGAAAAAATGAATTGGTTAGAATCCTAAGGGAGTTACACCTAAAGTATGAAGGTCAAGCCTAAAACAACAGGGCCTCTATCTAGAGAGGACGAAATAGCTATAATTAAATTGTTACCCATTCACAACGATGAAACCATCGCTGAAATGTTTAACCGTACTGTTGATAAGATTAAAAATATAAGAGAAACGGCTGACACAAAATTACAACAATATGAATATGAAGCTGTAATAACAAACCTTCATTTAAAATTTTTCTGGACTGAAACTGTAGCTCAATTACTTCCCGAAGAAATAGTTTATTTTGAAAAATATTGGTCCAGCCTTATCACTCAATTCTCAAATAGTGGTATAGTTGCTACAGACGAACTAATGATTCGTGACCTTATAATTCTTGATATATTACTAAATAGATGTAATAAAAGTCGCCGAGCTTGTGCAGAAGAATTACAAACCATAGAATCAGATATTATAAAAATAATGGCCGATACAAAAGACGACCCTATTAAAAGAGTCACATCTTTAACACCATTGCAAGATAGAGCTAATGCCCTTAGAACCGCATCTAAAAGTTTAAATGAAGAAAGTAAAAATATTCAAGAAAAGAAAGATAAGAAATATGAACAATTAAAAGCTACTAGAGAACTTAGATTAGAAAAGGTTGAAAAGGCCGGTCAAGATTTTTATCAACTTGTAAAATATTTGGATACACCAGAAGTAAGAGTTTTAGAAGGTAGATTAAATTCGTTATATCAAGTAGCTACAGAATTAGCAAGATTAGAATACCAAAATTTACATAAATATGGTAATGACACATACGACAATCCTATTTTAACACCGGAGCAACAGGAAAATGAAAAAGGCAATAATAACGGGAATTAATGGACAGGACGGTAGTTATTTAGCAGAACTTTTACTAGACAAAGGTTATACTGTAATCGGCACATATCGCCGCTCATCTACAAATACTCTTAATAGGATTCAACATCTACTTGGTAATCCAAAGCTTCAATTGGAAGAAACAGACATTACTGATTTTCCTTGCATATATTCATTAATGAATAAGTATATGCCGGATGAATACTATAATTTAGCCGCACAATCGCATGTTGCCACCTCATTTAACCAACCAGATTATACTTGGAAAGTAAATGCGGAAGCTGTCCAAATAGTTCTTGACTGCATTAAAAATATAAGTCCTCAGACTAGATTTTATCAGGCTAGTACTTCTGAAATGTTTGGAAGTCAAATTGACTCTGATGGATTCCAACGTGAAACCACACAACTTTCACCAAATTCTCCCTATGCTATTGCTAAAGTCGCCGCACATCATAATGTAAGACTTTACCGCGAAGCTTATGGTTTACATGCTAGTTCGGGGGTGCTATTCAATCACGAAACATTATCTTATTCAATGCCTTTAATTATAAAAGATGAAAATGAAAATATAGATATATTACCAATAGGTGATATAGCAAGATTTCATACTGGTGTTTTATTTAATCTAGAAAATAAAAATTATCAGGAAGGTAGACCTATTAGTAAAATAAAAGTTTGGGATAAATCCGGTTGGGTTGATATAAAATGGGTTTCAGGTTATCCGCACAATGGAGATAAAAACCCGAGAATAATTAATGCTAGAAATTATACTTATACAGCAACGGGTAGTCACCCTTGTATTATGGAAGATGACTCTGAAATAAATACATCAGATTTAAAAATAGGTGATAAAGTTAAAGTTATAAACTATCCAGAACAAAATAATGTAAAATCTAATAATATTTCTTTAGAATATGCTGAATGGTTAGGTATGTTAGTTGGTGACGGTAATCTTAATAGAAACACACCAAGATTAACAAATAAAGACGTAAAAATTAAAAATAGATTTGAATTATTATGGAAAAGTTTTACTAAAAACGGATATTGTAAATATAAAGATACTAAATCTGGGTTTACTGGTGAACATATTGGGCAAATAGAGTGTTTACCATCTTCTATTAATAATAATTATGATATTTATACTAACGATATAAGTATATTTGGTCACAAAAACAAAAAAGTACCAAAAGAAATATTAAATTCTTCTTTAGATGTAATGGAAGCTTTTCTAGTTGGTTATAATTCTTGCGATGGATTAAAATCTAATAATTGTAAATATAGATTTAAAAATTTTAAAACAAACTCTCCTACATTAGCAGCAGGTTTACTATTTTTAGTTAATAAAGTAACTAATCAAAGATATAATCTAACAGTAGAAGAATCTTGGAAACATGGTAAGCAACAGTTTTATTATTCAATAAATTTACTTTCAGATAATAAAAAACCAATTGAAAAATATAATGATGTAATAAAATTATTAAATTTAGGAAAATCACAAAGGGAAATTCATAGAACAACAAAAATATCTCGTTCTTTTATAAGAAAAGTAAAAAATGGATATAAACCAGAATTAACACATAGTTTAGAATTATGTAATAATGAAATTAAGAAAATAATAGAAATACCAAATTATAATGGATGGTTTTTTGATTTAGAAACATCTAGTGGTACTTTTCACGCTGGTGTTGGGCAGGGTGTAGTACATAACTCACCTCGTCGCGGTGAACTATTTGTTACTAGAAAAATTACTAAATGGATAGGTGATTTTTTAAGAAATACAGATTTCCCAAAACTTCGTCTTGGTAATTTAAATGCAAAAAGAGATTGGGGTTATAGTAAAGATTATGTTTATGCTATGTGGCTTATGTTACAACAAGATTACCCAGATGATTATGTAATTTCGACTGGAGAAACTCATACAATTGAGGAATTTCTAATTGAAGCCTTTTCCTTTGCTAATTTGGGTGATTATAAAAAGCATATAGTTATAGACGAATCTTTCAAAAGACCATACGAAGTTCCTGTTTTGAAAGGTGATTGCACAAAAGCAAGAGAGAAGTTAGGGTGGAAACCAACTACTTCTTTTAAAGAGCTTGTTCAGCTTATGGTGAACCATGACATACACAATTATTCGTGATAGTAGGGAACAAGCTGGTAAAGGCTGGGTTTTTAGTAAAACTGACTTTTTTGATGGAACCGAAATAGCTAAGTTAGGGACCGGCGACTATACTATTAAAGGATTTGAAAAGCAAATTGTAATAGAAAGAAAGGGGTGTGTGGCCGAATTCTGTGCTAATCTTACTCAGCAGAGATTTGTTGGAGATTATGTAGATGGTAAAGATATAAGTAAGCAAAGTGAATTTGTAAGGATGGAAACAATCCCACACACCTTTATTATTTTAGAATTTAATTTAGAAGAACTTCTTAAATACCCATATATAAAAGAGATACCATCATATAGAAGAAAATATATAAAGTTTAAGGGGTATGCAGCTTTAAGTAAAATCAATGAATTGATGCTAAAGTATAAAACAAAAATATTATTTTGTGGAAATAAAGGACAAGAAGTTGCTTCTTCAATATTTAAAAGATTTATAGAATATTATGCCAAGACTAAAAATTAATATATCTGAAAAAAATAAAAGAGATTACTCTTTAATGAGTAAAAATCAAAAGGAAGAGTTTCTTCGTTTTGCTGCTCTAGGTATAACTGACATATCGGCTGTCAAAATAGATAATTTTCTACTTGAATCTGCTAATTATTTTGAAACTCCACACCATGAATTTGCTTACTTCATGTCTAAACCTGAAAATTTCTGGTTTACATGCAAATGGTTGTTTAATATAGATTTACATCCTTTCCAAGTTGTAATATTGCAAGAATTATGGAAAAGAAAGTTCCCAATGTTAATTGGTTGCCGTGGTATGGGTAAAACCTTTATTCTTGCTTTATATGCATTCTTAAGAGCAATTTTTACTCCTAATTCAAAAATTGTTGTTGTTGGTGCGGCGTTTCGTCAGTCAAGATTAATCTTTGAGTACATAGAAAATTTTTATAGAAATTCGCCTGTTTTACAAAGTATATGTGAAGATAAGCCTCGCCGTGATATTGATAGATGTTTCTTTAATGTAAATAAGTCTTTGATTACGGCGATTCCTATTGGTTGTTTATCACCAGATTCTTTAATTACTACAAATAATGGAATTTATGAACTTTCTGAACTTAAAGACAAAACTAATATTTCGGTTTATGGAAATAGTAAGTTTAAGGAAACCGGATTCTTTTATGACGCTGGTATAGTACCAACTAAAAAAGTTACTACAAAAAGAGGTTATTCTTATACAGGAACTCATAATCATAAGATGCTTGTTGTTAGAAATAATCAGATAGTTTGGGTAAGAACCGATGAAATGGTTGTTGGGGATAGAATTCTTATAGATGCAACATTGAGATGGCACAATAATGATAGCAAATTATCTTTAGAAGATTGTTATAAACTTGGTGAAGATGGTGTTTTAAACAATGATTTGTTAATATCATCATGGGAGAAAATTGAAAATTTTGTTAATGGTCTTATAGCAAGTAAATTTTGTGATAAAAAAGAAAATAATTTAAAATTTCATGGTTTAGAGCATGATTTTCTTAAAAAATTACAATATATTTTATTACATTTTGGTATTATTTCTACTTTTAAGAATAATGAATTAAATTTATACAAAGATTACAATCATTATAAAAATAATTATTATGTTGATGAAATAGAGTCTATAACAGATTCTATTAGTCAACAAATGTACGATATAAATATACCTGAAGATAATCAATATTGTGCAAATGGTTTTTATTCTCATAATACTGGCGAAAAAATTAGAGGTTTGCGTGCAAATTACATAATCGCCGATGAATTTGCATCTATAACTCCTGAAATCTATGAAGTTGTTATTAAAGGTTTCGGTTCTGTTTCAAGCAATCCAACTAAAAAAGCAGAGAAGATTGGTAAGATTAATATATTGAAACAGTTAGGTGAATATGAACAAGCTCAAAATATTGAAGATACTATTGGCATGGGAAACCAATCAATAGTTAGCGGTACAGCTTACTATGCCTTCAATCATTTTTATTCATATTGGAAGAGATATAAGTCAATAATTAAATCTGGCGGTGATGAGAAATACTTAAGAGATATAATTTTCCAAAGTAGTGAAATCCCTGATGGTTTTAATTGGAAAGATTATAGTATAATGCGTATTCCTTATACTATTTTACCACCTGGATTTATGGATGATGCAAATATTGCTTCTTCTAGAGCTAATGTTCATAAAGCTATCTATTTAATGGAATATGAAGGTATCTTTGCCGAAGATAGTGATGGTTTCTTTAAACGTAGTTTAATAGAATCTTGTGTAGCTCATTCAGAAAAACCAGTTGTTGTTTCTGATGGTACAGAAGTAACTTATAACGCAGGTTTACACGGCGACCCTAATGGTGTTTATATTTATGGAATTGACCCAGCTAGTGAACGCGATAATTTAGCTTTAGTTATTTTACAAGTATTACCAACTCATAGAAGAATTGTTTATTGTTGGACATTCAATAAGTTAAAATTAAGAAAAAGACTTGAGGGTAGAGAACATAAAACTGGTTACTATAATTATTGTGCTAGACATATAAGAAGTCTACTTAAAGTTTTCCCGTCTAAACATATAGGAATTGATTCACAAGGTGGCGGTATTCAATTAATAGAATCTCTACATAATCCATCTGATATGCTAGAAGGTGAACAACCAATCTGGCCTTATATTAAAGAAAAAAATACACTTACACCAGACCCATTTTGGTGGGAATCAGACGATAAACCTACTGATGGAGAAAAAGGTTTACATATAATTCATTCTATTAACTTTGTTAATGCTGAGTTTACTTCACAATCTAATCATGGTTTAAGAAAAGATTTTGAAGATAAACGTGTACTTTTTCCTGCTTATAATACTGTTGTGTTAGCAGAAGCTCAAGGTCTTGACCAACTTTATAATAGGGAAATTGATAAAAATGATACTCTTGAAGATGTAGTTCTTGATATAGAAGAATTAAAAGATGAATTAGCAACTATAGAGCATAGCCAAACTAATAATCAAGGAAGAGATAAATGGGACACGCCAGAAGTTAAAAAACCGGGTGGTAAGATTGGGCGTTTAAGAAAAGACCGTTATTCAGCATTATTAATAGCTAATATGATTGCTAGAACAATTGAATTAAAATTAAAGGGGCAAGAATATTATTTTGCTGGTGGCGCTTTTGCCGGCCAAGAACCTTCTTTTAAACAAAGAAATAATGGCTTATATATCGGTCCAGATTATATTGTAAAAAATGCTCCACCTCAACATTCTTATAAAGGTGTTAGAAGAGGTGACTCTTTTTAATTAGATTAGGTGTATATTTTAATTGAAATGGAGCAAAAACAATGCAATCAAATTTTTCCTATATATATGTAAATCCTCAAGATAATAAATCTTTATCAAAAATAAATAGTGTTGAATATTATCGCGGGATAGCTTCTTTATCTGAAAATAATAGGCAACATAAAAATATTGAACCTAACATTACTATAAAAGATTCTTTTAATCGTGGTGACTACGAAATATTCAGACCTGAAGAATCTGTACCTAAAAAAAAGAAAGATATTATTAGGTATTGTATGCAAGCTTATCGTAAGATAGGTATTGTTAGAAATATAATAGATTTAATGGGTGATTTTTGTGTTCAAGGTATTAAAATACAACACCCAAATAAACAAAGACAAAAATTTTTAAGGTCTTGGGCTAAGAAAGTAAACTTTAAAGAAGTATCAGAAAGATTTGCTAATCTATTATTTAGATGTGGTAACGTTGTAGTTAAGCGTTCAACAGCAAAATTGCCTGTAGCAGAAGAAGATAGAATGGTTTCTCAGGGTATAAAACAACCTGCGGATAATGAATTACCACAATCAATAGAATTACAAAGTAGAACTATACCAATTGGTTACACATTTTTAAATCCAATAAGTTTAGAAGTAATTGGAGGCGAACTAGCTCAATTTACCGGAAAGCAAATAATAGGCTTAAATATAACAAAAGCTTTACAAAAAGCTATTAGAAAACCTTCACAAGATGAAAAATTATTAGTTGAATATGTACCTAATTTTATTAAAGAATTAGTAATAAAAGGACTAAATGTAATTCCTCTTGAACAAGATAAATTATATGTTTCTCATTATAAGAAAGATGATTGGGAAACGTGGGCTGACCCAATGACCTATTCTATTTTAGATGATTTAATCTTATTAGAAAAAATGAAATTAGCTGATTTAGCAGCATTAGACGGTGCAATCTCACAAGTAAGACTATGGAAACTTGGAGATAAAGAAAAAGGAGTATGGGCAACAGAAACACAGTTTGAAAGATTAGCAAATATATTAAGTACAAATCCTGGCAATGGTGTTTATGATGTAATTTGGGATGATTATATTCAAGTAGAAGAATTAAAGTCTGAGGTCTATAAGTTTTTGGGTTCAGAGAAATATGAGCCTGTTCTCTCTGCTATTTATGCTGGTTTGGGTGTACCTCAAACATTAACTGGTTCTAGTACTGGTGGTAGCGGAACAACAAATAATTTTATATCTATACAAACAATGATTCAACGTTTAGAATATGTTAGAAGTAAAATTACTGAATTCTGGGAACATGAACTTAATTTATTACAAAAATCATTAGGTTATAGAGAACCTGCTAGAATATCATTTGATATAATGACTTTAAATGATGAATCATCAATGAAGAAATTATTGATTGATTTATGGGATAGAAATATAATTAGTGATGAATTAATAGTAGAAGCTTTTAAAGGTCATCCAGAAATAGAAATAGTAAGACAAAGAAGAGAAGAAAGAGAACGTAAGCGTAAACTTAGACTTGATAAGAAAGGCCCTTATTTTCCTTCTGATAAAGAACATGAATATGCTAAGATTGCTTTACAACAAGGATATATAAATCCAGATGATGTTGGTTTAGAACGTATATCAGAAGAAGAAACTCCTTTTGATTTAAGTCTTGAAATGAAGAAAAGTAGTTCTATTGAAGGTGAAGTTAAAAAAGGCACTTCTGGTCAAGGTAGACCTAAAAATTCTGGCGATAAAACCAAAAGAAAAGAAAAGAAATTTTCGGTTAGAACAGCATCTTTAGGTGATGAAACTAGCAATTTTATGGTTAAAAATATATGGGCTAGAGAAGCATTAAAATCAATTTCTGAAATATTAAACCCAATTGTTTTAAAGATGTATAGTAAATCTTCATTAAGAGAATTAACAAATAAAGAATATAAAGATTTAGAATACATGAAATTTTCAGTTTTTTCAAATATTAGTCCTTATGAAGATATAACAGAAGAACGTATAGTCAATATTATTGATAATGGGTGTAGATTACCAGAGAGCTACGCAAGTTTTTATAATAAACTTGTGGCAGCTTCACTTAAAATATCTAAAAAAGATAATTTAACGTCAGAAGAAAAAAGGTCTATACAAGCAGCAACCTATGCTTTATTAAATTAATGGAGATAAATTAATGTCTAAAGTTAGTATAAATTATGATACAGAAACATATAAGATGGATGTAATGGTTGATGGTAAAAGTATAGAAGATATAGCGTCTATAAGTATATATGGCGAAACAGATAAAAATGGTGAAAAAGAGTATTATGTTAATTTATATACTTCTAAAGTAGAAGGTGAAGTTATTATTAATACAACCTATTATGTTATGTCATCATTAGTTCCTTCAAAAGCAACAGATAAATCTGTAGCTGGTTTCGTTGGTTACACAGAAAAAGACCACGCAAAGTCATTGAGTAAATTTTTAAATGATTATTTATAAACAAGAACAAAAAGATGGTTTAGAAAGTATAATAAGGTCTAATACTAGTATTAGTGCTTATTGTCCGATTTTATCAAAAGAAACAATATTGTCTGATGAAATCATAAATAATCCATCACTAACTATAGCTAATTTATCTCAAGATAAAGGTTTATACAAGTTATATTCTATTCTTGTGAGTGTTGGTTGGAATTTAAATGATGATATTTTCTTAAGAGAAGAAATTTGGAAAGCTAGACACTCTCCACAAGACAAACCTTTTAATCTTGAACATAATCCTAGACAAATAATAGGTCACATAACAAAATCTTGCGTTGTTGATGAAGATTATAAATTATTAGATGATAATATATCTTTTGATGATTTACCAGAAAAGTTTCATATATTAACTGCCGCAGTATTATATCGCCACAAACCATCTTTAGACAAAGATTTAACTAAAGAAACAGAAGAATTAATAAGTTCAATAGCTAATGGAGATTGGTTTGTTTCTATGGAAGTAACATTCCCAGATTTTGATTATGGCTTATCTTATGCTAATGGAACCCAGACAATAATAGAAAGAAACAAAGAAACATGTTTCCTTAGCAAATATTTAAAAGTGTATAATGGTGTAGGTTCTTACAATAATGCTAAAATTGGTAGAGTGTTAAAAAATATTAGTTTTAGTGGTAAAGGTTTAGTTAAAATTCCAGGTAATCCTGAAAGTTATATTTTTACTGATACCGAAAAATTTGTTGGTGTCTCAAATAGGAGAAAAGAAATGACAGTTGAATTAAAAGGCGAACGTCTAGCTCTTGATGTTGTATCAAGAGAAGAATACGCTACAGCACAAAAAGAAATTTCTGATTTACGCAATCGTTTAGAAGCTGCTAAAGAAGAAAACGTTAAGAAGAAGATTGAAGAAGTACAAGCTTCTGCATCTAAGAAAGACGAAGAAATTTCTAGTTTAAAAACAGAATTAGAAAATGTAAAAGCTTCTAAGAAAGATTTAGAATCATCCTTAGCAAAATTAAATGAAAGTGTTACTGACTTAACCAATAAATTAAGTGATGCAGAAGAAGTATTAGCTAAAGCTGCTAAAGAAAAAATAATTTCAAATAGAGTATCTACTTTAATTGAAAAGGGTGTAGAAAAAAGTGAAGCTGAAAAAATCGTTACAGCATCAGCATCAACATCTGATGAAGTTTTTGCTTTATTAGTAGATGCTCACGCTAAAATAGTTTCAGCAAGTGCTAAAAAGAGTGAAACAGAAAAAGCTAAAGAAGATGAAGGTAAGTTAGAACAAGCAAAAGAAGATGAAGGTAGCAAAGCTAGTTTAGCTTCTCAAGAAGAAATTAATACTGGTGAAGACCAACAACAATCTATAGCTAAGTTAAGAGAATATTTGAAATCATTAAGCGGAGGTAAATAGTTATGGCTTTAAAAGGGCATCGTCACGAAATAGTAACAACAATGCGTTACTTTATGAATGAAGTAGCAGAAGAAGGTGGTATTGCCACTTTATCTACTGCTGGTTCTGGTGCTAATATGGACCAATCAGCAAACTTAGCTACTTATGCAGCTTCACCATCTGGTAAAGTTCCATTAGGTATTGTTATGTTACCAATGGTAAATAAAGATTTGTCAAGACAAATACTTAATCCATACAAATTGGAAGTTCAGAAGGGTGGTAAGATGTTGTTATTACAACAAGGTTTCGTTACTACCAATATGATTTATCCTGGTCAATCACCTAATGGTGGTGACAAAGCGTATGTAGCTAACAGCGGTTATATGACAAATGTAGGTCCAAACCTAACAAACGCTGGTAGGTACATTGGTGAATTTACAACATCTAAAGACGAAGATGGTTATGCAGTAGTAACTGTTAACCTACCAAATAACGGTTAATTGGAGTATTAATAAAATGAAGAAGAAAAACTCAATGTTTGCATCTGCTGAACATAAGCAACTATTGAAGAATAGTGCTAATGAAAATAGAGAAATAAGCTCAGCAGCTTTACGTCAGATTGCAGTAGCTTTTGCTGATGTAATTCGTGAAGGTATTATGGCCGGTGATATTACTGGCAATATCTTTGAAAGAGTTAATTTGGAACCGGGTGCTATGCCTATGTTCCCACTTGACTTTTTGAATCCTGGTGGAGAAAAGGATTGGGTTGCTTATACCATTCCTGCTTATGGTAGAATTCCAGAATTCACCATGTCTAGCGACTACACCATGATTAACACTTATGAAGTAGGTTCTAGCGTAGACTGGTCTTTAAAGTATGCCCGCGATGCTCGTTGGGATGTTGTTGGTCGTGCAATTGAAGTATTGAGAGCAACATTCGTTAAGAAGTTAAATGATGACTGCTGGCACGCTATATTAGCTTCTGGTGTTGAACGTAATATTGTTGTTTATGACAGCGATGCAAGTGCTGGACAATTCACAAAGAGATTAGTTTCTTTGATGAAAACAGTTATGCGTCGTAATGGTGGTGGTAACAGCACCAGCACTAATCGTTCAATCCTAACAGATTTGTATATCAGTCCAGAAGGTTTGGAAGATATGCGTAACTGGGGTGTTGACCAAGTTGATGAAGTAACTCGCCGTGAAATTTATGTTTCTAGCGATGATGGTTCTACATTAAACAGAGTATTTAATGTAAATCTACATGATATTGATGAATTTGGTGAAGGTCAAGAATATCAAAACTTCTATACTTCAACATTAAGTGGTTCATTACAAGGTTCAGATGTTGAATTAGTAGTTGGTATTGACAATAGCAAGAATGATTCATTCATCATGCCTGTTCGTAAAGATGTAGAAATCTATGAAGATAATACATTAGCTCGTCAACGTCGTGCTGGTGTTTGGGCAGATGGTGAATACGGTGTTGGTGTTCTAGATATTCGTCGTGTTATACTTGGTTCATTCTAAGTTTAAGCCTGATTAATTTATAAAAATTTTGGACCCCAGGCTAATAACCTGGGGTTTTTTATTATGTTTGGATGTTTACCAATAGAATTTAATTATATGGTTTGTACTGATGCTAATACTTCCAACTTATTTGGTATAAGATTTACTCCTGGTTCGTCTAATACAAAAGGTTCTTGGGTGCAAATAATTAGTGGAACAAAACTTGAGAAAGATTGCTATCTATTACATCTTTATTTTTTAGGAAATGCTACAGCATCGAGCGTTGTTAATAAGATGTTATTAGACATAGGAATAGATGAAAATGGTGGTACTAATTATGTAGTAAAAATAAATAATTTTCCTATACAAAATGTTGCTACAACACCTACAAAATCTATGTTTTTATTAGAAATACCAATTTTTATTAAAGCTGGCTCAAGTGTAGCTATTAGAAAACAATGTACTACTTCTCCTACAGTTAATGGTATAACTGTAAATTCTATTTTTTATGGACAACCATCAAGACCCGAAATGACACCTCGTGGCTTACATTTTAGCATAATAGGAACAATAACAGAATCTACCACAAGTGCTGTTGTTATAGGTGATGGTTTTAGAGATAGTACAACTGGTTATAAAGGAACTTATCAATTGATAGGAACTGCAAATAGAGATTATTGGGCTATAATACCAAGCATAGTATCTAATACAAATGTTGTAAATAATGTTAATTTACATATAGATATAGGTGTTGGTACAGACCAAACAAAAATAACAAGAATAGCACATGATTTGATTGTTGCCACTTCTACTAGCGAAGAGGTTTTAATGCCTAGAGTACCAATATTATGTAGAATAAAAAACGGTGATAAGTTATATGTAAGAGGTAAGTCTACTGGTACAATAACTTCTAGTTCATTAGAAATGGCTTTTCTTGGAATAGCATAAATATGTCATATTTTAATAATATAGCTGGTTTTAACTATTGTTATTCTTCTTTATCAAGAAATAATACAACAGCAAATTTTGGTATTGATGTGACTGCTGGCGGTTCACCAGGATATGATTGGGGAGCATGGACAAACCTATTAATAACTCCAACAAGTGCAACTGAGGCTTATGCTGATAGTGGAGATACTATAACGCAAGTATTGAATAAAGATTTCTATTTAATGGAACTTATATTTCATAAAGGTTCCACCAACCCACCAATTTATTGTCATTTAGGTGAGTTTGGAATAGATGAAAACGGCGGAACAAATTTTAAACCAATTATAAGAGATTTATTTGCTGGACCAGGAGCAGAAGCTCCTAATATAGGATGTTTTTCCGGTATGCATTATAAATTTCCAATTCATATCAAATCTGGCAGTACTATAGGGGTTAGAGTAAAAGGAAATAGTAGTGGTTTAGGTTCTAGAACTCTTCTGGCAGGTGTAAGATTATATGGCAGTCCTATAAAAACAGAGATGCTTTATGTTTGTTCAAAATTTAAAACATTTGGTATAGTTGGAACTTGGGGTACTCAATTACCAAACATGCCTTCATCTTCTGCATATTGTGCTGACACTTTAATTGGCACTACCGACAGAACATATAAATATTGGAATTGGGGAACATGTGCAAATACATCTGGTCATACAAGTGGTAGACTAGTTTTTATTTTTAAATTTAAACCGCCAGGAAGCAATGAAAAAATAAATTTTATGTATGTTAGAAATTACGCTTCTTCAACAGAAGATTATGGATTTTATAATAGTGGTGTTTTTAGAACTATACCTGCCGGTTCAGAGTTATATTGTTCAGGCCATGTTAATTCAGGTAATTTAAATTTGAATTCTGTTATATTAATAGGTGGGGTATAAAATATGGCAATTTCAGAATATGTAAGTGCAACAGGAATGATTGGTTCTGGTGAATGGTCATTAAGTACTAATACTAGTGGTCCAGATGTTGATACAACTGACGGTGTTTTCCAAACATTTATAGATTGTGCAAACGTTACATCAGATGATGAATTTAAACTTACTTTATATGAAAAGGTTAGAAGTGGTAGTACGCAAAGAAAAGCTCAGTGTTGGTATATAGCATTTTCTCAAAGCGAGCCTAATTTTGTTACTCCACCAATAGTATTAATGCATGGTTGGGATTTTACTTTAATGAAATCTGGCGGTTCTGGTAGTTCACAAAGAGCTTTTGAATGGTCAATTAGACAGGTATCTTAAATTATGAGTTGGTATTTTGATACATTTTTACCGTCAGCAGCACTATTAAATGCTGGTACTATAATATATCAAGACTTACTTATAAATAATGAATATCTTTTGAAATTAAATATAGATTCTAATATAAAAAATGAGTATTCACTTGAATTATCTTCTTTACATCCACTTAATATAGAAAATCTTAAACGAGTTCTTTCTGTAATAGCTGCAACTGGTGAACTTTCAGATACAGCGTCACCATCATCAGGTGATAAAGGAGATTTAACATTTTATTTACCAGAAGGAGTAAATACAGTATATATTCATTGTTTGGGAATGGGAGAAAATGGCTCTGGCGGTACTAGTTCTAATGGTGGAGACGGTGGTGATGGTGGTAGTTATGCTTATGATTCATTTTCAGGATTATCTAGTGTAAACTATACAATAGCTTACAGTTCATCAACATCATGCAATGGTGTTATTGCTAAATCAGGATATAATGGTGCTGGTTCAAACATTGGAAGTATAACTTATGAAGGTGGTATGTATGCTTCTTATGTTGGTAATGTTGGTGGTGGTGGCGGTGGTGGTGCTGGTGATTCGTCAAACGGTTCAAATGCTAGTGGTGCTTCTGGTGGTACTGGTGGAGGTACAAATGGCGGTAACGGTGGGAATGGTTCTTATGAGTACGGTGATGGAACTAATGGTAGTAATTATGGTGGTGGTGGCGGCGGAGCTTCTGTTTCTGAATGGATAACTGTTCCAGGAACAAATGAATTACAAAGACTATCATTAAATGGGGCGACAACTGGAACATTTGATATTTATTGGCCTCAAAATAGTAGTACATCATACGGTGTAACTCCTGATTATTCATCAATATCTAATGCTATATTAAATATTGTTGGAGCATCTAATTATAATCTCACAGATAATGGAAATGGTACTTATGATATTGAATTTATAAATACATATTTAGCAACTGATGTTAGTGAATTACAAGTACAAAATAATACAACAGATGGTTCTCCGTCGTTTTCAACTATAAATCAAGGTGATTCTTCAAGTGGTTATTATGAAAATTACAGTGGTGGTTATGGTGGTGCTGGCAGGGTATATATTACATATAATTCTGAAATAGATATGATAAGACCAAAGATTGAGCATTTATTATCAATATCTAAATCTAATTCATTAAATAATGAGTATTCTTTAAAAATAAATGATGATAGTTCTGTAAATGTAGAATGGTTAGTTGATACAAGTGGAACAGTCATTGATGCAGATTCTATTATTTTAATTGAACATTTAACAGACTTACAAAAATCTAATTCGATAAACAATGAATGGATTCTTAACTTAATTGATAGTAATCAATTATGTATTGAGTATTGTGTAAATATCAATAATAGTAATTCTACTACATTAGAACACTTACTTGGAGTAACCTTTTCATCTACAGCGAACGTAGAACACTCCACTCTTTTAAATAAAAGTAGTTCGTGCCTACTTGAGTATTTATTAAATATAAACACAGTTCTACTGTCAAATTGCGAAAATTTAAAAGACGTAAGTGCTACAATCAGTAATGTATTGATTGAACATTTATTAAATTTAAACATTGACTCATTAATATCAATTGAACACATGCTTTCCTTGCATAGTTCTAATATTGTAAATATAAGTCATCTAACAGATATATCAAATTCAGCTATCATATTAAATGAATATTTAAAAACTATTAATGGAAATCACATAATAAATAATGAGTATTTAGTTAAAATATCTAGTGAACTTACTTTATGCAACGAAGCACTTTCATTAATAAGTGGTCTTTCAACTTCTAGAATAGAACATCTACTTAATATAGTAAATAATAATTTATTAAATTATGAACATTTGTCAGAATCTAATATAATAGTTGCCGATAATACAATTAATATTGAGCATTTATTAAATGTTCTAAAAGACTTGAAAAACAATAATGAGTATTCATTAGAAATTAATAAAAATTCTGAAATATTATATGAATCATTACTACAAATAGATAAAGACAATATATTCAATAATGAGTTTACAAATTCAGTTAATATAAGTAAGATAATCTCAGTAGAATACCTACAGGATTTGATATTAAATTTAGAGATAAGCAAGGAAAATCTAACAGAAATGAATTTTTCAAAAACCCTGTTAGTAGAAGGACTATTATCTCTTTCTAATACAACTATTATAAATAAGGAAAATTTAGGTATAAGAGAAAGTTCTTACATAATATTGATTGAACACCTTCTTGCTTTACATTCAAACCTAACATATAATTACAACATACAGCTTGAGCTTTCTAAAAACTTAGTAACTAATAACGAGAGTTTGCTTTCAGTGTTTATATCAAGAGAAACAATTTATGAATATTTAGGGCAGATTGATAAGACTTTAGTTTTGAATGATGAATTTTCAACAAAATTAAATATTGATAGAGATACATTAGTGGAACATAGTTTATTATTAAGTAGGTCAATCACACCAAATGTAGAATTTTTAACATCAGTAGGTTCTGAACATATAATAAATATTGGATATGTATTAGCTGTAATACACAATATTTTATTGAATTATGAAAATAATGGTTCGCCTATAGATGGTTTAATACCGTTACATACCTGGGTATTAAAGAATAGGAAAAAAGTGTATATATTGTCAGATAATAAAATTAGAAACAAAAATTGGGAACTACTTTCTAGAATTTATAATTTGGTATTACCAGATAAATCATATATTTACTACCTAAAAGGTAGAAATTTTAATTGGAGATTATAAAAATGTCAGTAACAGCAGCAGAAATTATAACTTATGCATCAGCAAATATGCCAGAAGATAATGTTTCAACATCTGGTGGTGCTATTGATACTACTTGTAAAATAACTTATACAGATATATCAATAACAGATAATGTAACAGTGTTAAGTAGCAATGCTGGTGACACCACACAAACTGTAACTGTTTACGGTAGAGACGGAACAGGTGTTATAGTTAGTGAAGTTTTGAATTTAAATGGAACAACTAGGGTAACAGGCTCTCAATTGTTTGAAAGAATATCAAAGATAGTTGTAAGTGCAAGCCACTCTGGAACCATTACTGTAACTAGAGATAATAGCCCAACATTTACAGAAATTGCAACATTAGAAAGTGGTATTTTATCTGTACGCAGATTATTTTACAATGCTTCTGCCGACGCTTCTGGTGGTTCAGAACGTAGTTTTTATGAAAAAGTATTTATTAAAAATACAAATGGAACTACAGCTTTAACTGGTGTTACGATACAAGAAAATGCTGACCCAGGAGCAAATATTACGTTTGATTTAGAAGATGCTGTTGATGATAACAATTCAGTTTCAGATAGATTAAACGATGCTCCTACAGGCATGTTAGGAACATTTACTGGTTCTGATAAGACTGTTCCTGGTAATGATTTAGGACCAGGAGAAGCTATTGGTGTTTGGTTAAAACTAACTTTGGCTGCTGGTGCATCACCAGCTAAAAACACTTATACAATTAGAGCTAACGGAACAACAACATAATGAGTAGTAATCAACTTAGTAGTACAGTTTTAATAAATAAAAAACCAGATGAAAAAATTCTGGTTGGAATGTCTTTTGCTAATTGGCTACAAAGTGGTGAAACTATAAGTTCTATTACTTCGGTTTCTTATAGTGCTTGTGATGGAGCAGAAGCTCTTACATTTTCTCAACAAACAATAGTCGGTACAAATGTTAATTTTTTTGTTGAGAGTGGTAGTGTAGGAATAAGATATAAAGTTATAGTAACAATAGTAACTTCTAGTGGTCAAACATTAATTGGCGATGGACCATTGAATGTAGTACCAGGAGAATAACAAAATGGCATGTTGGCAAGATACTATAGTTCTAACATTAAGAACTATTATTGACGATATGGGTGATTCTCCTAGGTATTCCGATGAATCATTACAAAGTATTATATTAGTTTCTGCTTTAATTTTAACTAGAAGTATTACATTTTCAAATACTTATTCTGTAAATATAGGAACTAGAACGATAACGCCTGACCCAGGTTCAGACAATGATTTTATCATATTATGTGCTATGAAAGCAGCTTGTCAAATATCAATGGCTGATACTAGAAAGAAAGCGGAAAGAAGTATGGTTGTAAAAGATGGACCGTCCAATATTGATACTAGACCATCGGCAGATGCTACTAGTAAATGGTCTGATAGAGTTTGCTCTGATTTTAATAAGGCGGAAGTTCAGTTCAGAATTGGTAATGGAACGCTTGGTAGAGCAATAATTGGTCCTTATAGAGTTTATTCTGCTATGAGTCAACCAAATAATTTTTCATAGGTGTAATTTATGGCAGATATATTTAGAATTAATGAAAGTTTACCAGTGAGAGTTTCTGGTGTTACAATTGGTTATATACCAGGAGCAGGATTTTCTATAAATAGAGAAAATGTAAAAACTGTAGAAAGTGAAGTTATTATGAGTAATTTAATTACTGATAGGCTTCAAGAGAATTTAGATGTATTTTCACCAGGAAAAACAGTTGTTAGAGTAGATTCTGATAGAACAATCTATGCTTATGAAAGCGGAACAACGTTTCTAGCTCATGCTGCTGCACAATTTACATTGCCATCACCAAACACTACTGGCATTAACTTTACATTTTTACAAAAAGCTGATGCTACTATGCGAATACTTGGTAGCTCTAATATAATACATAAAGGAAATAGTGGAGCGTCATCTATAAGTTTTCAAACAGCTTCTCAAAAATTAGGTTCATCTTTACATGTAATTTCTTTAGAAGCGGAAGGTATGATATATTGGTATGCTTTTAACCTTGGTGGTACTACAGCAACAGTCTCATAATAAAAATGTCTAATAAAATTCCAGAAAGAGGGGACTTCTCAATACCCTCTGAAATAATAGATGAACACGAATGGATATCAGACTGGTTCATTGATGGCGATTTTGGTAGTAATTGTAAAATATACTATCCGCCAACAGATAGTGAATGTCCAAACTGTTTATTTGACCCACAAACAGGATTATCAGCAAATATTTACAAAGCTGGTGGTCCAATAAGTTTTCCTAATAATACAACTTGTCCTTGGTGTAATGGAGAAGGTAGAAAAACAGAGCGTTCTACAGATGATATTAGATTAAGAGTTTATTGGGGAAGTGATGGTGAATTTACATCGTCTAAACAATTTAACCAATATATTAAAAAGTCAGGATTTGATAATCCAGAAGGTGATGTATTTATAATAGGTTATATGTCAGATGTACAAAAATTTATGCGTAGTGATTATATGATATTGTATAATACTTCATCACCAATAGAATATAAATGTAATAGAGTTTCAGAACCTAAACCTTGGGGATTTCGTAGAAATAGGTACTTTTCTGCGTTCTTAAAAAGAAATGGCTAAATTTAAAATTGGTTTACAACTTGTAACAACACCAATAGATATTAAAAGAGCTATATTGAAAGAAATAGAAGTAGTTCTTAATAAGGCCGCTTTAATAACTGAAAAAATTGTATACACAAAAGCTCTAAACATTTTTATTTATTCTTTAGAAAATTGTCCTGAAATAAAAAGTTTAAAAGGCGGTTTATTGCAAGCTGAATTAGGCCCTATCAAAACAGATGTAGATATTATAATTAAAAATATAATAAATGAAATTGTAAGTACTTTTGAATTTAAAGTTGATTATTATAATTCAGTTTATGTTAGACCAAAATTACAAATAACTATGAGTGTTTTTCCTTATAATTCCATAACAAAATTAATTAATGATATTGGAGCATCGTATAAAACAGATAAGAGTGTAAATATACCTTGGTTAGAGTGGTTGCTTTTAAGAGGTGATGTTCCAATAATATCAAATTATTATGTTTCAACATCTGGAAATTTATTAAATTCAAGAACTGGTTTAGCTGTAATGAAAAGAAGTAAAACATCTGCATGGAGAGTACCGCCTCAATTTTCAGGTGTAGAAAAAAATAACTTTATTACGAGAGCTTTAGATAATGTAGCTGATAATGTAGTTGATATTCTCATAGAAACTTTTATTAAAAATGTCCAATAATAATTACTTAAAATTAAATGGAAATCCTAGTAGTGTCAATCAAGATACAGCAAGTGAAAATATGCTGTACTCTATTATTGATTACTATAAATGGGCATTCTTAGAAATAGGTGCATATCAAAATATAAGTCGTTCACCAGCAGTTTCAGGCGTATTTGGTGGACAAAAATTTAGACTTGGTTATGTTGATGACCCTAGATTTACTACTGGTACTGTATGGCAAGGTTATAAAGGTGAGTGGGTTTGGGAAAGCGGAGTTTCATTTAACCCTCAACCTACAGGTGTTACAGTCTGGTTAAACTCTGTTCAAGTTCCAGCTAGTTCTTACTATGTTGATTATCCAAGAGGGCGAGTTGTATTTACAACGCCATCACCTACTGGTTCTACTGTAGAAGCTAATTTTTCTCATAGAACAGTTTCATTTGTAAAAACAGAAGAACCTTGGTTTAGAGAATTAATGTATAATTCTAACAATGTTAATAAACAAGAATTTTTAAATTCATTAAGTGGCGGTTCATGGAATAAACTTGGTGAAACACGAACAGAATTACCTGTGGTTGGTGTAGAAATTGTTGGTACATCTTCATACAAACCATATCAACTTGGCGGTGGGCAATGGCAATATGTAGATATACTATATTATATTTATACTGAGGATAGTTCAACTCGTAATAGATTAAGAGATTTAATATCAAATCAAAATGATAAAGTTATATGGTTATATAACAGAGATTTGATGAAGCAAGATTCAAAATGGCCTTTCACACTTGATTATAGAGGTTCGCCGATACAAGGATACTGGACATACCCATCACTTGTTGCTGAATATAATAATTATCGCTATTTAAATGCTAGATTTATTGATTCATATTCAACAAATATAGAAACTGGGAACAAATGGTTATATGGAGCGGTTGTAAGAACAAAAGCTGAAATTATAAATCCTTACGGATAATCAAAAAGTGTAAAACATTATAGCGGAGAAAATTAAATGGCTAATAATCGTATATTTTATGCATGTCAAAAAGGTGGTATTGCTCCATTAGGAAGCAACACATACACTACTATTCGTGGTTTGCAATCTATTGCTATGACCACAAACTTTAACTTAGAAGCTTTCTTTGAAATTGGTAAATTAGAAATTTATCAACAAGTAGAAGGTATTCCAGATGTAACTTTAGATATGGAAAAGTTACTTGATGGTTATGCTCCAATCTATACATTAGCAACTCAACAAGGAACATCTGCAAGTTTGGTTGGTCGTTCAAATGCACGTTGTTCAGCCGCAGTTTCTATATATGCAGATACGGTAGAAAAAGCAGAAGGAAATGCAACATCAGAAGTTCAATTGTCTGGTTTGTATATTAGTTCTGTAAGTTATAATGTTGCTGTAGGTGAACGTGCTAGAGAAACAGTTGGTTTCGTTGGTAATAACAAAGTTTGGGTAAATGTAATTGCTGGAACATCTTTTGCTACTTATGGTGATGGTAATGTATTCACAAATAACGCAAATCCAAAAGCTATAAGTGGTTCTGGTGGTGTTAATGGTTACGAATCTGTATTATTCTCATATAGCGGAACTGGTGTTGATGCTAATGGTTCAGTATCAGGAAATGGAACTGTATTACCACAAGATATTCCAGGTATATCAAGTTCTGGTACAAATGATACTTTATCTGGTGGTGCTAAAGCTGCACACCCACAATCCTTCTCTGCTTCTGTAGATTTAAGTCGTGAAGATTTGTTTGAACTTGGTCGTCGTGGTCCATACCATAAGTTTTCTAACTTCCCAACAGAAGTAACAACAGAAATTAGAGTTATCTCTTCATCTGGTGATATGGTAAGCATGAAAGAAGATGGTATTATTTCTGGTGGTGGATGTAATGTTGGTACAAACCTATATGACAGAACTATCAGATTACACATGTGCGAAGGTTTGCAACTAGACCTTGGTAAGAAAAACAAGCTACGTTCTGTAAATGTAAGTGGTGGTGATGCTACAGGTGGTAATGTTGAAGTTACATATACCTATGTCAACAACAATGATTTTAGTGTATTCCACCCATCTGACCCAAGCAGAGCAGTTTCAGGTTTCTCACCAGCATTTTAATAATTAAAACTTAAAAAAAGGAAAAATAAAGAGGGTAAGAGTTTACAATACTCTACCCTCTATTTATTATGGAACTTGATTATTTAGAAAAAGATAGGCTTGTTAATCAAATTCTTTCAGGTTCTATACTGATAGATTTAGAAGATTATTTCTTATTTGTAAAAGAACCTAGCCCAGAACAAAAATTAATAGCTGATAATATCTATAAAAAACAGCTTATAAATGCCGAATTAAATGATATCTGGACATTACCAGAAATGTTTGAAGAGAAAAAGCGTTTGGGTATGTGGTCAGACGCCGACCAAAAAGAAATTGACGATTTTCCTAAAAGGTTAGAGGCATTGAAGATAGAGCTATACCAAGCTTACTTTCAGTACAAGAGAAGGGACGGTATTAAAAAAGCGTTGGAAGAACTTAGGCTTCGTGACAGTATAGTAAATCAGAAGCTTGATACATGGAAGCACACAACTACAGAAGGTTACGCTCTCTCTTGTAAAATACAATATCTTATAAGCGTAAGTACATTTACAGAAAATAACACTCTATTCTTCTCTTCTGCTAATATCAATCAGTCTTTACTTGATGAAGTACTATACCAATACACTCACTCTAGAATGGATGAGAAAACTCTAAGGTATTTAGCAAGGAATGAACCTTGGCGTAGTATATATTCTGCTGGTAAAGCTCAAGGTGGAATAAGATTGAATGATTCTTCCTTGCTTACATTTGAACAACGTTCTATTCTGTTGTGGTCTAAAATGTATGATTCACTATATGAAAGAGGGAGTGAATGTCCACCAGAAGAAGTAATAGAAGATGATGACTGTTTAGACGGTTGGATGGTTCTTGAACATAGAAAAATTGAAAAAGAACGTAAATCTAATAGTGGTTATAATCCTGGAAGTAAGTATAATAAAGCAGATGAAGTATTCATTCCGGTTGATAATGTAGAGGATATTAATAGAGTTAATCAAATGAATAGTCCTGCCGCATTAATTAGAAAACAACAAAGAATGAATGCTTTAAGTAACGCGGGTGGAAAATTAGAAGATAAGTACATGCCTGATTCACAACAAAAGATTAGAGAATTAATAATGAAGGAAGTAAGTAATCATGGAAATAAAAAATAAACCTTTAAGTGATTATGTAAAAGCATCGTTAAATAAAGAAAAGTCGGAAGCAAAGGAGAAGGAAATATGTGAAAATTCAAAAAAACAACTTGTTGATATGTTGGAAAAGAGATTAAAAACAACGTTTATAGGAGCTATATCTTCTTTTGAAAATGCTTTTGGTTATATGTGGGGCCATAATAAGAAAAACACAGATAGAAATGAGCATGAGAAGGATATGTATAATTTATGGATGCAAACAAGAAACGAAATACTTAATAAATCAAACGTTCAATCAAGAGCTATAATTGAAGATTTAAGAAATTACACTGTTAAATTTAATATGTACAAGATTGTTATGAGGACTAAAGAAAATGAGTAATAACAAAGATTTTGCTGTTAATGGTAAAGAATATATTGTAAAACAACCAACATCTAAAGAACATAAGGAAGCTCAGCTATTTTATAATCAAACTTTTGGTGATGCTATAAAATCTAAAGCTCCTTTAAGAGCTACTCTTAATCAATATATGAAAGACCAAGGTTTATGGTCTGATGAAAAAGCAAAGACATTTTTAGAATTAGTAGAGTTTGTATCAACATCAGAAAAGAAATTAGATGCTGGTGGATTTAAATATAAAGAAGCCTTAGCTTTGGCTAAAGAATTAAAAACTAAAAGACTTGAATTACAGGCAATGTTGTCAGATAGGGGTTACTCAGATTCTAATACGGCAGAAGGACAAGCTGAAAATGCTAAATTCCAAAAACTTTTAGTCTTATGTTTGGTGTATAAAGAAGATGGAAAGCCTGTTTTTCCATCAACTGATTCCCTGCTGAATGAAACAGACGAAACAAAGTTGAATGTAGCCTCTGAGGGTTTTAAATTATTAGGTGAAATGCTTTATAATTTAGACTCAAGCTATGAACATAAACTAGCTGAGAATAAATTTTTTAAGAAGTTTAAGTTAGTAGATGATAAACTACGTTTTATTAACAGTAAAGGCGAGTTGGTGGATGAACAAGGCAGACGCATAGATGAAGAAGGTTTTCTTATAAATGAGAAAAATGAAAGAATAAATGCTAGTGGCGACAAGATTGATAGTGAAGGTAATCTTGTTGTAGAACAAGCACCATTTTTAGACGATGATGGTAATCCTATTGTCGTTTAAAATATAATAAGATGTTACAAACATAGGCTAATGTAATACTTTATATTAAGGTGTTACTTTGGCCTTTTTTTATTGGTGAATTTATAAAATGCCTCAAAATTTTAATATAGTAGCAAAACTAACAATACAAGGTCCAAACAATATTAATGCTGTTGTTAGGCAGGTTCAATCACAGCTTAACACTTTAAAAGCTAATGTAAATCTTGGTATTAACACTCAATCTCTAACAAATCTTAGAAATGCTAATAAGTCAATAGGAGCGTTGACTATAAGCATGAGAGATTTAAGGGATGCTACTAGATTAACAAAAATTTCTGTAGACGCTTTAGCTACCTCATTGAATAATTTAGGCAAGCAAGTAGCACCTTTGCAAAAAGCCGCACAAATAATAAAAAACGTACAAACACAAACAAAGCAAGCAGCAAATGATATGGAAGTTTTCGGTGAAGAAGCTGCTTTTGCTTTGAGAAGATTTGCCGCCTTTGCTATTCCAACTGCTGTTTTCGCTGCTATTAGCGTTGCTTTTAAACAAGCTATTCAGAACGCTATTGATTTTGAAGTAGAAATGGTAAAGCTTTCTCAGGTTACTGGTAGAAGCGTTACTGCTCTTAGTGATATTTCAAATGAAATTACTAGACTATCTACTAAATTAGGCGTTTCAAGTAAAGACATAAGCGAAGTTGCCGTTACTTTAGCACAGGCTGGTTTATCAGCTAAAGATACTAAGATTGCTCTAGAAGCATTAGCTCGTTCTGCATTAGCTGCTACATTTGATAATGTAAAGGATACTACAGAAGGTGCTATTGCTGCTATGGCACAGTTTAAATTAGAAGCTAGTGATTTACAAGGTTTGATTGGTAGTTTAAACGCTGTATCCGCTCAATTTGCTGTTGAAAGTGAGGACTTGGTTAGCGTTATTCGTCGTTCAGGTGGTGCATTTCAATCTGCTGGTGGTAATCTTAATGAATTATTAGGCTTGTTTACATCTGTTCGTGCTACTACAAGAGAAAGTGCTGATAGCATTGCTACAGGTTTCCGTACAATATTTACTCGTATTCAAAGACCTAGAACAATTCAATTTTTAAGAGAATTGGGCGTTGAATTACAAGATGCTAAAGGACAATTTATCGGGCCTCTTGAATCCATTCGTAGATTGAACGCTGCCTTATCAGAAATTCAAACTACAGACCCTAGATTCGCAGCAGTAATTGAAGAACTTGGTGGTTTCCGTCAAGTTTCTAAAGTAATTCCTTTAATTCAACAATTCCCAGAAGCTATTAAAGCTATTAATGTTGCTCAACAAGGTCAAATTTCTATTATAGAAGATTCTGAAATAGCACAAAAATCACTTGCGAATCAATTAACTAAACTACGCGAAGAATTCTTTGCTTTATTTAGAGAAATAGGCGGTGATAAGTCATTCCAAGAATTTGTCAAAACTTTAATTGATATTTCTAGAAACTTAATTGAAGTAACAAAAGCTATTAAACCTTTAATTCCTTTAATTGGTTCAATCGCTTTATTTCAAGGTGGTAGTAAAGCCGCTCAATTTTTCTCAGGTTTTTCTAGAGGTTTAACAACAACAAACCCACGCAGAAGATTTGCTAGAGGTGGTGTTGTTCCTGGTCGCGGTGATACAGATAGTGTAAACGCTGCTTTAATGCCTGGGGAATTTGTTATTCGTAAAGATGCTGCGGAAGCTATTGGTTATGATAGATTGGCAGAAATGAATAGATTTGCTAAAGGTGGTCCAGTAATAAATCTAAGTAAAAAACAATTGGAAGCATATTCTTTTGCTGATGATTTTGATGTAAAAGAAGTAAATGAAAAAGGTAAAAATGTTAGATTTCAAAGAAAAGAATTGTTTGGAAAATATGCATCGGAAGAAACCAGAAAACCTATTAGATTTGGTTTAGCTGCATTATCTAATGATTCTCAAGTTGGTACATTTGATAGTTTCGTTAGTGTTAAATCAAAAAGGAACGGTGCTTTTGGTTTTCCAGTAAGTGTTGAAGCTGCTAAATTACAACCAGAAAGTCTTTCATCTGATGTTGAAAATCGTATGGTTAAAACTCTTTCAGCGTTAACTTCAAATGTTGCTGGTGCATTAGCAAGAAGTATAGGTGGAACAGCTAAGGAAAAAGATAAAGGTAGAGTAGAAAAGATATTAAAGAAAGCTAATTTAGATAGTGCTATTGGTGGTATTTTTGAAGCCTCTCTTGGTGTTTTAGGGGCACCTTATGAAGATAAAGAATCTAATAACCAAGCTATTGACTTTCCAAAAGGTTTAGGAATTGATACATCTAAGCTATTTGGTAATCCTAACCTTAAAAATTTGCCTACTGATGCTAAAAGAACTGGTAAGGTTTCTAGTTTTATTAGTAAAAATTTAAAAACTGTATTCACAGATATAGTAGATAATATTGGTTTTGGTATTGCTAGACCATCTAAACAAGGCAAAGATGTTAGTGTTAAATCTAATGATTTACCTTCTATTTTACCAGATAAAAATAAAGCTTTTACTGATGCTGTAAATCAAGTTAGATTATTAAAACAAAATGCAACTGGTGAAAAAGTATCAATTAATAGTGTTTTCACTAAATATTTTAAAGATTTTGGAATAACAAATAAATTTCAACAAATAGACGCTCGCAAAGAATTAGCTAACGAGCTTGTAAAAGCTGGTGTTATTGATAAATCAGAATTAAATAGTAAGCAAGTAAGAAGAAATTCCGGTGGTTCTATTCCTGGTGTTGGTAACAGTGATACGGTTCCCGCTCTATTGACCCCAGGTGAGTTCGTAATTAATAAAAGTGCTGCGAATGCCATAGGATTGTCAAATTTACACAAATTAAATAAATATAATAGTGGTGGCCCAGTAAGACATTATAGAACTGGTGCTAGAGCCGCAGGTGGATTTTCTACAGCAGGAAGTTTATTTGGTGGTGGTTTAGCTGGTGGTACTATCTTACCTATATTACTTGGCCAATTAGGTCAATTAAATGATTCAACCTCAGCATTAATAAGTAAATTTAGTGCGTTAGCTATTGGCGTTAGTGCTTTTCAATTCCAAATAAATGCTGTAACTGATGATAGAAAATTGCGTATACTTAGTAGTCTTAGTGAAAGAAGCGGTGGTACTTTACAAAAAGCAACTGGAATTGCCGCTCGTAACTTTCAAGCTATAAGTTTAGCTGCTGGTTTAGCCGCTACTGGTCTTTCTGAATATGGAAGCTATTTAAAAACACAAGCTAATGAACTTGCTTCTAAAGCAAAAACTGAAAAAGAATTACAGGGTGCTATATCACAGGATACTAGTGGTAGTATATTTGGTGGTGCTGGTGTAGGTGCTGGTATTGGTGCCGCTATAGGTACTGTTATCGCTCCTGGTATTGGTACTGCAATTGGTGCTGGTGTAGGTGCCCTTACAGGAGCTATTGTTGGTAGCTATAATACTCAAACAGAAGAATTAAGGAAAGTTTTTGAGCAAGCTAGATTTGACAGAACTGCCGAACAATTAGATGAAGTTATAACTAATTTTAGAGAAGGTAGATTTGCTAATGCTCAAGTTGGTGCTTCTAAAGTGGCAAATTTTGCTGAACAACAAAGATTGAATATAGAGAATTCTTCTGTTAAGAATGTACCGGAGTTACGCAAGCAATTAAGAAATAATTTAGTAAACTTTCGTGATGCGGCTACAGAATTAGCTAAAAATTCTACTAATTTTGAAGATTTTGAAAAATCTTTTGGTGGCTCTGGAAAGAAACTTACAGATGCTATAGTCAGTATTACTGGTGATTTTGAACAATTTAAAACAGAAATTGAAGGAACTATTAATGCTTCTAAAATAGCAGCAAAAGTTCGTCAACAAGAATTAGAATCTGCGAATAAGATAAAGGAATATACCACAAGTTTATCTGAATTTAATCGTGCTATAACAGAACTTACAAATACAGTTCAAAAAAACAATGATGCATTTTCATTCATTTCTGGATTATCAGAAGGTGTTCCTTCAATAAAGATAGGTTCAGGTAATGATATTTTTAGTAGAGCCGCTTCTGGTAAAGTAACAAATACAAACGAAGTAAAAGAAGCTTTAGATAGATTAATTGGTGGTACTTTAGATGATAAGTCTCAAGAATCCATAAGTAATAATGTATTAAGCGTAACAAAACTAACAGCAAATCTTCCTGCTATTCTTGAAAGAGTAGCTTCAAAAGTTGGTTTTGGCGATAGTGATGTTGGTGCTTTAGATTTATTCAAAGCAGAATTAAATCAAGTTGCAGGTTTAGATTATAAGCTAAAACAAACAATCTCATTATTATTTGATAGTCAATTAAGTTCGCGTCAAAATACCGGACCTGCTGGATTAGCTCAAGTTGTAAGAGAAGATGTTCTTGCTTTAGCTGATAAATTAGTGCCAGAAGCAATAACTGCTGGTGTTAAAGAATTGGATTCTAGCTATAAACAATTAAGTGAAACTTATACTCAAATTATTGATAGAATAAAAACTGTTATAGATGCTGAAAGTAAGTTAGCTCAAAGTAGAGCAGATATAATTCAACGTGAATTTGAATTTAGTGAGCAAGCTAGACCAGCTAATAGTTTGCAAGCTAATTTTAGACAAGTTCAAGATATACAAAATAGAAGATTGACAGCTATTACTGGAAATAGAAATACTACTGTTAGTGGTGCTACACAAGGTCTAATATCAAAGAATATAGAGCTTAAATTAATAGAAGATAAATTACAAAATGCACAATTTGGTTCTGATGAACAAAAAGCTCTAATAAATCAGTTTAATGATACTGCTGCTGCTGCTGGCAAACTTAGGTCTTTCTTAAATGAAGTGGCTCAATCAACTTTATTATTAAATAAAGCACAACAAGAACTTGCGGACGCTACAGCACAGCGTGAAGAAAGAGTTGGGTTTGTTCAAAAGTTATTATTTGCAGAAGGAAAAGAAAGACGTAATTTTGTTAAGACTGCTGTATTAGCTCAGGGTTTTGCTAGTGGTGCCCCTGGTGGTTTTGATGCCATCAAAGGAAAGGATGCTAAAGATGTATTTGACCTTTTTGGTTCTTTAGGTAAAAATAAGTTATTTGGAACTCAAAGAACAGGCGAAGATTTACAATTAGAATTAACAAGAGAATTATTAAAAAGAGAAGCTGGTCCTAATGCCGACCCAAGATTTGTTGATGCGGCAGTTAAACAACTTATAGATGAAAGTAGAGCGGAACAAGTTGCTAGAGAAAATTTAGAAAAAGTACAACAGGAAGCCTTAGCTGCTCAGAGAGGTTTGATTGAAGTACAAGAAAGAAATACAAAAGCTCTTGAAGCTCTTAATGTTAATTTATTAAGTCAGTTACCACAAAAATTAAATGAGGCTTTAAATAGAAGTGCGGCGGCTACTTTAGAAAGTCAAATTTCAATAAGTAAAAATGAAAAGATTGGACTTGAAAGTGAAAAAGAAAAAATAGTTTCACTAAGACAAAGTAGGGTAGGGCAAGCTTTTGGTGGTAAAATACCTCAGGCTGTTGCTAATATTGATACTGTTAATACAATTAGAAAAAATTATGATTTATTAAAAGCTGCTAAAAATGAAAGTTTTAAACTTAGAAGTAATAAAGAAGATAATAGAATACTTGAACTTTCTTCAAGAGTAAATGGTAGAAACTTACTTCCTGAAGATTATAAGAATGTGCCAGATAAATATAAAGATAAAGATTTTTTTGGTTTTCAATTCATAAAAAAAGATTTACTTGATGCTGATGTACAAGAAATTTTAGCAAGAAGAAAAGAAGTTGAGTCAAAACAAAAATCTATTAAAGAAGAAATAGATACTAATAAACAAAGTTTAAGAAATGTTGGTGTTAATATAGATTATTTATTAACTATTCCTAAAGATGAACTTAAAACTTTCCAAGATAACTTAGGAAGTATTTCAGAAGAAGCTCGTAGGAATATTAGTGCTTTTGACTCTTTAACAACTAAAATACAAAATCTAGATAAACTTATTGGTGATTTAAATAAGCAATTGGGTAGCATTCAAAAACCAAATGAAGCAGCTAATAGAGCTTACGGTGGTTTTGTTGGTAGTAAAGGTGGTATTTCTTCACCATTAGTTCGTTTTGCTCCAAAAGGTACAGATACAATACCAACAATGCTAACAAAGGGCGAGTTTGTTGTTAATGCAAAAGACGCTGCTAAGAACAAAGATTTGTTAGAACAAATTAACGCTGGTTATATGGCAAACGGCGGTCCTGTCAGAAAAACTAGAGCGGAAATCTTACAAGAAAGACGCCAAGCTTATCTAGCTAGAAAACAAGCTCTTGCTGATGCCGCTCAAAAAAGGAGAGATGCTTATTCTAATAGATTGAGTGATAAGCAAAGAACTATAAGGAATAATAGAGAAGCTAGTTTAATTGGTATAGCAAACAGAGCATTTAATAATGAAGATAAATCAAAAAATCAAGAAGTCTTGCAAAAATACAAAGCTTATATTCAAGCTGGTCTTAGCGATGATGAAATTAGAATAAGAGAAGGCGGTTCAATAACTAATGGTCCTATTAGTGGTAAAAGATTACAGCAAGAAAGATTGGCAAACATAAAAGCTCAAGGCATTGCTAATTTAAAGTTTGGAAAGGACAATTCCACTGTAAATGCTAATATACCTAATAAACCATTTAGATATAGTATCGGAGAGTTTGATTATTTGAAAAAATTTGGTTTTAGTGAAAGACAAATTGGTTTGCTAAAAACTCAAGCTGAAATATATGATTTACAAAAGGGTGGAGAAGAAATATCTCGTAAAGTAGAAGAAATTATAAAAGGCTCAAAAGAAGGTAAATTCCTAAAGTTTGCAACTGGCGGTGTTGTTCCTGGTTCAGGAAACCGCGATACTGTCCCAGCATTACTAACTCCTGGTGAAAGAGTAATAACTAAGCAGCAAAATAAGCAAGGTTTGCCGGTTTCACTTAGCTCAGAAAGTGTATCTGTTCTCTCTGCTTTTTCAAACAGTGTTGGAAGTATGTCTGAAAGTATGAGTATGTTTACAGAGGGTGCTAATAAATTAAGTGAAGCATTAACAGGGTTCTTAAATACTAAAATTGAAGTTACACATTCTCCAATAACTGTATCTGTTAATATTGCAGGTATGGAAGGATTGGAACAAGCTATACAGGATAAGATTATGTCAGCGGTAAATTCATCTATTGCTAGCTCTAAAGCTAAAGCATCAGAAGGCCGCTCACCATTCTTTACTTAAATTAAATATGACAACATCATCTAAATCAATAGGTTGTTTTATATCAGGTTCAGTAAGAACTGTTGAATATCCTTTTGAAGTAGAAACTTCTGATAGTTTTTATAATTCTGGTTCTCAGCTTTTAGATACTACGGATTTAGACCCAACATCAGAAGTCGGTAATGAATATACTTGGAAAACATGTAATATATTTAGTCAGGATTCTAATTATTACGCTTTACAAAAAGTTTATTCTACAGAACCAAGCGGATATACATCTTTAATAGAAATACCGGTAAACAAAAGAAATTATGTAGAACAATACCTATATATTAGTCAATATTATGGCGATTACAATGTCAAGAGTGGTTTAATTTGTAGAACTAAACCTATTGGCAGTAGTGGTCAAGCTCATGGCGGTTGGTTGTTTTGCATAGATAATGGTGAAACTAGATTATATAGAAAATCTAATGAAAATGATGTAAATTCAGATTGGGATGTTTTAGAAGCTTCTGGTATTAATATATTAAATTATGTTGCTGCTGTAAATCAATATGGAAGTGTTGCCGCTACTTATAGAACTGTAGTTTCTGGCGAAACTCTACAATTTTATTATGATTCTCAACATCCTAGTGGTGGTACAAACTTATTATTGATAGAACATCAATCAAATAGATATACATCTGATGAATATAATGGTTATGGTTTTTATTCAAAAGATGGAAAGTTATTAGATTTTCCAGAAACTAATGATATAAGTTTTTATCAATATATAATGACTGCGGCTAAAGACACTGAATACTGGACTGGTCATAATCCGCCTAGTGGAATGCCTCTTTATATAGATGGTATAGGAACAGAAGCTTCCGGTGTAGATTTATATATTAAAGGTTTACCTCAAGGATACTGCCAGTATACTCCACATGAATGGTCTATTTATACAAGTGATAGTTTTGACCGTGGAGAAGATTTAACAGATTTAGGCCAAACCAATCTTGTCCCAACAATGGATGTTGGTACTATGAAAGATTGGAAGTCTAGTAATATGAATATAAGTGGTGGTGGTTATTATGTTAGTCAAAGAGAACAAAACTTATCTACACCAAACCCAACTGGTCATGTTGCTTTTATAGAAGGTAATGGTAATTATGATTATCAAGATGTTAGTGTTTATTTAAATCCATATTATTATTACGAAACAAATAATAGAGCTGGTGTAATTTTAAGAGCTAATGCTTCTGGAGAATTTGGACATTCTAGAAATGGAATTTTATTTTGTTTAGATAATGGTGTTGCTAAACTATATAAAAGAGATAATGATGATGATTTTAATGCTCCATTTAATACATTAGTTGATGAAGGAACAGATGTTTTAAATACTTATGGTAGTGGTCCAGGTTCATATTTATACGGAACTTTAAGAGCGGTAGCTTCTGGTGAGTATATAAAGGGGTATTGGAATGATGATGTTATCTTAGAACATATTGATGAAACCTTATATCGTTCTTCTTCTAATGATGATATGGGTTTCTATATTGATGATAAATATTATCCTGACAGTCAAATATATATTGATGATTTTAAGTGTAGCTCTGCAAATGCTGAAAGTTATGTTTATTGCAGTAATTCAGGAATTCCACTTTACACGCAAAGTTTACCTGATTATGGTAGTGGGCAAATGCCTTTATTTACATTATCTAAAGGCACCGCCTCACAATTAAGAACTTTATATATTAAGAATGCTATGGCTGGTAGTGGTCAAATACCATTATATACAATTGGCCATATACCTTCTAATACTGGAATTCCACTTTATACTATTTCTATAGGTGATGCTAGTGGTCAAATTCCACTATATATGGTAGGTCATATACCTTCTAATACAGGAATACCACTATATATTGAAGGTATGATTAGGTCAAGCGGTCTTATGCCTCTTTATACTATTAATAATCCTACAACATCTAATATAGCTCTATATATTCATTATTTAGCAGAACCAATGGGCGGTTCCACTATTCCGTTATACTTATACAATTCAGGAAGTACAAAAAGTCAAGATTTGGTTGTTTGGGGGCGTTCTCTTAATGATAATTCAACAAACAATGCGATTCCGGTAGATTCAACTATTGCTTTATTTACTGGTGGTGACGGTGTATATAATAGTGTTCCTTTATATTTAATTTGTGGAACAGGAGAATTAAATAATTCACAATATTTATACATTAATAGTTTAGATTCTTCAAATAATTCAATTCCATTATTTATGCCTTCTGGTGTAATTGAAGAAAGTAAAAACTTAAAACTGTATACTCATGGATTCTAAATAATATGCCAGTACAATATGATAGTAAAAAAATAATACCTGCACCATTTGCTAGTATAGAAAAAACCTATATTAGGTCTGGTGATACTAATAAAGTAGGTTCTACATTTACAATTACATTAACTGGTAGAATAGTTACTTGTGGTGGTTCCCCTAATTCTGTTGGTGAATTTTTCAGTGATTCTGGTTATCCAGATTCTTCATTCCAAGATGATTCTACAGATGGTCAATTATTGACGGTAGAACAAAGACAGGCATTTTTACAAAGAAAAACTCAAGCTATTAGACATTTGTTTTCTAATGATGGTAAAAGTTTTGAATTACAACCTTTTGACGGCTCAGCACCTATTAAGTGTTACCCAAGAGTTAATTCAATTTCTTTTCAGGAAGGTGTTTGGGTAGATTATATACCATATACTATTGTTTTGGAAGCTGATGAGTTGTACGGTATTAATAATGAATTTATAAAAGATGCGGAAGATTTTAATTCTGAACAAGATTTCTTTAAAGACGCAGACGGAGTTAAATTATATCTTACAGAAGCAAACGAAAGTTGGCAGTTGGAAACTGTAGACGGCGAGCCTGAAAACCTAGATAATTTATATACTTATAGATTAACTCATAATATAAGTGCTACTGGTAGAAAAGTGTATAATGACGGCGGTTTAATTAGTGCTGGTTGGGAACAAGCTAAAAGGTGGGTTAAGACTAGACTTGGTATTGATAATGTTTTTGTTAATGATACTATAGCTTTAAAATTAACAAGTAAAACTGGTTATAATCATGTAAGAACAGAAAACACTGATGAATTAACTGGTCAATATTCGGTAACAGAAACTTGGATTATAGCGTCTGGAAATTGCAGAGAAGATTTCACTGTAGACACTCAATATTCATTAGAAAGTGGATTAACTAGAGTTGTTATTAACGGAGAAATAATTGGTTTTGATACTAAAAATAGCACAACTATGCAAATTTCAGAAACAAAATATCAGGCTGCTTCTGTAAAATATGCAAATATATCTAGTGGTGTAACCCCAACAATATTTACTAGGGCACAAACATATTCTGGTATAACATTAAATACTCAAGTTTTGTCTACATCTGTAGGCAAAAATCCTTTGGTTGGCAGAATAAATTATAGTTTTGAATATGATAATAGGCCGTCTAATTGTATATCTAACGCTCTCACAGAAAGTATAGTTATTACAGATAAGAACCCAACTGATATTTTTGCTAATATTCCTGTTATAGGAAGAACTAATGGTCCAGTATTGCAGGATATGGGTACAACAACAGAAAGAACAAGAACTGTAAATATAGATGTGAATGTTTTACCAGTATCAATATGCCCAACAAATAAAACCTTAGTGGCTTCATTAATGAGTGCTTCGCCAGCTAGTGAAGTAGAAAATATTATTAATGCTTTTGAAGATGATTTAGAAGATAATTATGAAAAGGTTTTTCGTTCAGAAGATAATCCAAGTTGGACACCAAAAACAGGAAGATATTCTAGAACTGTGACATGGACATTTGGGAGTTGTAATTAATAATGGCAAGTGCTTGCGGACCATTTTCACAAACATTGTTTCTTGGTGCTAGTATAACTAAAGCTTCCTGTAGTTTAGGATGGAATGGCGATAGTGGCCGTTTAAGTGTTGAATTATTAGAAGATTCTTGTAGAGATTCTACTAGAGTTTATTATGATACTTATGGTAATGTAAGAACTACTACTCAACCAGATTTTTTTAATCCGCCTAAAGTAGGCCATCCTATCTATTTTAAACTAGGCAATTTAACTTATGGTGGTATATTACAAAATTGGGAACAAAATGTTTCGCCAGATGGCGGTAAAGTATATACAGTTAATTGTATAGACCCAGTTGAAATATTAGAAGGAACAAATGTAATAATTAACAATTATACTGGCCAAATATTTAATGTTCCTAATTTAATAAATGCTTTTGGTTATATACAATCTTTACGCGGAGCTTGCAATGTCCAAGCTAATTTAGCATCTTTAAATCCGCCAATTGGTTATGTTCCAGCACAAGGTTATGGTGGTAATGATATTACGTCTGAAGGTATGACTTGGTTTGATATTAAAAATGCTATAATGACACTTGGTAATAGTCCAAGTTCTAGTTATGGAGGTATGATACAACTTCGTGATACTAGATATTATATTGATATTAGTGAATTACCTGAATTAGATTCCAGTTTTAGAATAAGTGGCGATAGTGTTACTTTATTAGAATTGATTTCTCAGGTTTGTCAGGCTGTTGGTTATGATTACTTTATAGAATTAATTTATGCTACACCAGGAAATGTAAATAGTGATTATAGTGGCACTTCCGGCCATTTACACCCTGATGTAATGAAATTTATAAAAGTAAGGATTGCTAATAGAAGAGTTCAAAAATTAAGTGCTTATAATGTAGATGTTACGGTTGGTTCACCTGTAGAAAATAGACTTTCTTTAGGTACTATTACTAGATTTATTGGTAATGGCAATGGCACAAATCGTTCAAATCGCGGTCTTGAGCTTCGCTCAGACGTTACAAATGTATTTTTAGTTGGTGATAATAGAAGAGATTTGTGGCAACAACCTTATAGCGGTGACGGTGATGGTCTAACAGATACAATCTGGCCATTCTGGGGATTTGATGAGCTTAACTTTCCTTTGCGTGGTCAAGGGTTTGATTCACAACATCAATTTACTATTAATACTACTAATTGGGGACCGGAGTTCGCCGCATTAAACAATGCTTACACAATAAATATAGCAGAAATAAGAGCAGCTTTAGCTGGTTATGAAGAATGGTCTGTTTATATGCATGTGTTTAAGAATGATATATTTACTGCATTAGAACTAGATTCTTCTTTTGATGTAGTAGAAATGATGAATTTTATTATAGCTAATCCTAATGCTAAACCAAGACCTCAAGATTGGAAGAATACTGCTATAAATCAAGCTAATACTGCAAATAGAAGAGGTAAGCATTTATTAGCTAATAATGCTGGTAGAACACTTGATGAAATTCAACAATTTTTGTTTGAACAAGTAAAGAGTTATGCAGAGAACTATGGTAAGAAGTTCTTGGTGTCTCTACCTTTAATTTGTGCCCAAAGCGACGATAGCACACCATTTGGAATAAAATTAAACTGGAAGCCTGTAGATGCGGCATGGACAGATGCGGCGATTCGTTTACACCCAAGTATACCAAACGATGAAGTGTTAGAGCAGAACCCAACTCAACCTAATAATTTATTTAGGAATGGCACATACTTAGATAAATTTAGAAATGAAGAAGGTTTAATAGAGTGTTTTGTTTATTTTAATACTGGTGATGATGATAAGAAAATTGATTATTCAAAAATTGATGTAGAAGATGTTTTGCAAATTTCAGATACAGAATGTTATGTTCGTGCTAGAGTAGAACAAATAACATTTATGGACCCATTAAATTTAAGATATGCAAGAGCTATAGTCAGCATTAATCAACCTATAACAATAATATCAGAAGAAGATGAAGATGATATTCCTATTTGGAACGCTTTATTAGTAGCTTTTGGTCAAATTAATGGAAATGATTTTCAAGATTGGGTTGCAAATAACATGAATATTGTTGGAAATGATACCAACCTATTAAGTTATTATCCATTGGCTTTATTACCAAAAGGGGCGGCAGTTCCGCTTATTAGTGATAATTTATCGTATGGGCCTTGGTTCACAAGTTTAGTTCTTGGTCCAGCAGCAAAAACAGTATATGAAAGAGATACTTCATTCTCACCTTGGTCTTTTGGTTCTACATCAAATATGAATAATGGTGCTAGAATAAAAGTAGAGACTGCTGTTACTCAACAAATAGTAAATGAAGCTGGTTCTGTCACACTTCCAGGTTCACCTTTATTTAGATTGGGAGCTACTTTACAGGCTGGCGGGCCAGAAATAACAAATATAGATGTGTCTACTGATGTTCAGGGTGGCGTTACAACTAATGTTAGATTTAGAACCTTTGTTCAGAATTTTGGTGAATTAGGTCGCCGTAGAGTTGAAAACCTTCGTAAATTTGGTACTCAACAACAAAAATTACAAAGAGCTTTTAGAAAAATAAATGTAAATGGAGATAGAAAACAAACACAGATAAATCTAATAAAAGAACTTACTAAATCAGATAGATTTAACCGTAATTCTTCTCATACTTTATTAGCTGCCCAACAAGTAGAAGATTATGAAAACACAAATCATTTCCGCACTACAGTAGTAATGACAGACGAAAGAAAATTAATGCCGGAAATAGTAGATGATTATGAAAATAAAGCAATGATGGATATGAACGGAATGTTCAGGCCGTTTTGTACTCAAGAAAGCTCCTACACTGATTTTCCTTGCTTTAAACAAGTTACACCTACCGACAGTAAGAAAATTACTGACGTTTCATTAAACCCATTTAAATCATCAGAAGAATATTATGGTGATAGTGATGGGCATGATATTGAAATTGTAAGTAGAGCAGAAGATATTGAAGAATTAGAAGATTTTAATATAAAGCGTGCGGGTGAGTATAGTTCTGATATAGTTCGTGCGGTTGGTTTGCGTGGACCAGTAGTAATTGTTGGTTGGGGATTTGATACGAAGGGTAAACCAGTACCAAATGAAAATCCAAGTAATCCAACTGAAAACTTTTATGATGATTATTTGAGGCGTCCTGATAAGTGGAAGGCTGGACCTTTAGATGTTAGGTGGGATGAAGAGAGGGGTGTTTGGAAGGCTAGTGGTGGAAGTAGTGTAAAAAGAGCTGTATTAAAAAATATATTACATTATAGAGATTCTGCTTATGCTAGTGGTATATATTATGATTCTAATCTAGGTAAAGATATAATAGATGACCCGAATATTCTTTTATATGATTTTTTATTGAAAAATAACGGTCATTGTTTAGGTGTTGGTACTAATGTTTTTTATACTGAGGAAGAGCAGAGCGGTAGATTATATGTTGTTAATGCTAGTTGTTAAAGGTTAAAAATGTCAACAAAAGAAAAATCTTATATTAATGGCGGTGGTAACTGTTGTATTAGAGTTGTTTCTCAGTATCCATGTCAATCTTTATTATGTGCTGAACTTGATTATGATGGTAATGTAATAGAAAGAGAATTGCCAATAGGTTATAAGCCAACTGATAGTAATTCATCAATAGAATTATTTCCGAGGGTTGGTGGCGTTTCAGAAGAAACATATGGAAAACAATTGGGAAATGCTGCTCCATGTGTATTATCCATAAGTGTTAATAATTTATCTAGTAAAGATTTTAGATATTCTTATTGTAATAAATGTGAGTCTTTAAATGGAATATATAAAGTATATAAATTACCAATTGGTCATTATCAATCTTTACTACCATTACCGCAATATGACTACACTTGTTTAAAAGGATATGAAGCTGTTTCAGGAAGTGTAAATTTTAAATTTTCAGATATTTGGTTTGGTTATTTATGTTCTACACAAACAAAACTAGAAGATGTTTGTGGTTATCATGGCATTTTATTTTTCTTATATTTAGATTCTAGTGATAATATTTATGCGGCTTGTGGCATATTAAATAGAAATCGTGATTTTTATTCTTCTAGTTCACCATATTTAAAAATAAATTTTTTACGCAAATCTCTTATTGGTTCGTTAAGTTACCCAAGTAATTACAATAGGTTAAATGTTTATAATAGTTACTATAATAATTTTTCTAACTTAAACTGTCTTAATATAGATAATTTAATTTTAGATGAACCTATAAGTGAAGAAGAATTTAATAATATAGATTTAAATCAAATATTCTTAAACGGTAATAATATTGGTAATCCAGGTGATATAAACGGGGTTAATAAAATTAGCTCTCTTTTTACTTACGGTAAAGATTCTTTTGTGGATTGTGAAAGTGGTGATTTAACATATTCTATAAATAAGGTTAGTGATGATATAAATGATTCTCTTAAAAATTTAGCGGCTTCTATTGTTTATGTGAAGTCTGGGTTTCCTTTTGAAAACTTTACTAATATTTATGAAGAACCACAAATAATTGATGCTCCATCTGACGGTGAACCATATTTAACTTTTAGACTAACAGATAATCAATTATTATATAATCATAATTATGATTATGAAATTAGCGTTAACTATCCATATGATGAGTATGTTTTTAGTTACTCATATTATACTAGATATGATAGACCATTATCTATAGAAATAAAACCGTCTGTTATAGAACTAGAAATAATGGGTATTAGCGATAATGATTGTTTAGAATGTGAAAAAATAAATGGTAAACATATTTTACATCACACTAATACATATGATGCCTTTAGTGGAGGTAATTTTAATCAATATACTACTGGTGGTTCTTTATTTTTTGGTATAGCAGATGATACATTTACATCATCTTTTTTTGGAACTACTGGAATATATCCAAGATATTCAAAGTTATTTATAGAACAAAATTTAGATTTATATGAAGATGAAGATTATAATTCTAACCAAATAGTTTGTAGTAATTGCGTTTCTTGTGGTCCATATTTTAATATAATAACTGCCACAACATACTTTCATGGTAATTTAAACCAACTTATTTTTGAAATAAAATTTACAAATTTAAATAATAATAATACCCCTATTAAATATAGATATAATTTAGGTGATAATGCTACTATTTTTTATGAAGATTCTTTTGAAATAAGTAATTTTACAAATTTAGAAGTTTCTGGAACAACATGTAATATTAATGAAGAAAATTTTACTAGTAAATTTAGCGATTATAAAAGATTAAATAAAAATTACGACTATAAAATACCATGTGTTCCAGAAGATTATCCATGTTCATTATGCTACGCTTCTGAACCTCCAAGTAATGTAATTATAAATTTCCCTAATAATTGGAGGACTTCATATGTTGGTTCTAATTGTAATGAATATGAATTAATATCTTATTGTAATACTGGATATCCATACTATACTACATTTGCTAAAAGATATAGATATGGTATGTTACCATTATGTGATTCTTGTGGAATATACAATGAAAATATAAATGGTCCTGTAGGAGATTATATTCTGTCTCGTTCTGTTTTTCAAGGTAATGATATAAATAACTTTTCGTATAAAATTCCATCAGATTTAATAAAAAACGTTTTATTAAATAAAAACTGTGATAGAAATAATAATTATTACAGTAATGTAAATGAATATCATAATAGCTGTGTATGGTCTTATATAAACAATAGTAATATAAAACAAGATGGTTATAATAAAAGATTTAATTCTGAATCAAGTAAACTTTGTAATTCAAATGGTTATACTATTATAACAGATTATCCTGATTATAATCATTCATATTGTGATTTTGATTTAATAACATTTAAAATGTATCCATATATAACTAGGGGGTATACTAATTATTCTTTTGAGGGGAGATATTTTATTTTTGAGGTTAAAATTGTAAAATTTCCTAAAAGAGGTATAAAGAATCCATTTTTTCACTCAAATAAAACTATTAGTGGTGATTGGATAAGAACATGTGATGATTATAATGAAAGTGATTTGTCATATGATAATTATCCTTATAATGGGTGGCAATCTGTGTTTCATAAAAAGGTAAAGGTACCACAAATAAATGATTTATCCACTGGATTTAATTATATAGGAGATAATATAGTTGTTTATAAAAGAAACACTACTTTACAGTTTTATATTGACCTTAAAAATATATCTAACTTAGAATTAAATTGTGAATATAATAATAATAGTTGTGGTTCAAGTGATGAATTATGTAATTATGAAGGTGAATTTAGTAGCTTATTAAATAATATTGGGCAAACAATTGCTTGGGGGAGAGCATACACAACTCGTGACTTAAATGCTCATCCAGGCAGTTTTAATGGTTCTAGTTCTATTAACGCTAGATATGCTTTAGATAATTTAAAAGAAACTGTTTGTAACTATCCTGGCATTCCATATGAAATTAATAAATATATGCTTGGAACTGGATGTAGTGATATAGATGGCTCTGAAACTGATAGTGTAAAAATAACATTGAGTAGTTTATAAAATGTCAATTCAAAATTGCAACTTTCAACCAGACGGCGACGGCAAATTTATTTGCCAAGAATGTGGGCTTCGTGTTCCTCGCCAGAACATAAAAGCAAACTGTAAAGTAAAAAATAAGGGGTATACACCACCTTCTTTACCAGAAAGAATTCAAAACTTTACTATATCAGCAGTAAAACATGCGGCTGCTGGTAATCCAAAGGTTCCAGAACATATAATGAAAGAAAGACTTGCAATATGCAAGGAATGTCCACTATTTAAACCAAACGATAATGATGTTGGTGGTGTATGTACTCATAGTACTTGTGGTTGTAATATAAAAGATAATATGGAATATTTAAATAAATTAGCATGGGCAGACCAGAAATGTCCAATTGACCGTTGGGGAGTGTATAATAGTATTGATGAGGTAAAATAACAAATGGCATCATTAGATTTCTATATAAATACTGGGGCTGATTTCAGCATTACTTCTGGACCTTCTGGGCTTGGCTTTTTTGGAAGCTCTGGCTTTGGTTCTTCTGTAGCCGTAGGTCAATGGCAAGGTCGTACATTCGTTACTGATGGAAATGGTGTAGTCCAAGGACCAGAAGCGATGAATGTAAAATATCTAAATGCTGGTTCTGGAATTCCAGGCTCCATAGGCTCTGGTATTGGTTTACAGGCTATTCCTAATTATCAAGCTACTTTAAATCCAAGATTTACTCACGGTTCAGCAGTCCAAGTACAAAACGTAGAACTTCGTATATATGATAGAAATAATATAGATTTACCAGCAAGCGGTGTTACAACTAAAGTCGCCGAATTAATTCATCCTGGTAATACTCAAGTAGCAAATGGTTCCGGTGATAGCCAATGGATAACTCCTGGCGGTTCCGGCGTTACTGTTACACTTGCTAATTCCCCTGGTGAATCTGGTTTATTTGCTGGTAATGGTACAGAAAGCACTCTATCGGCAACCAGACATGATTGGTATGTAGCTATTAGTGCTTCACCAAACAGTATTGGGGCTAAAACTCAGTACGGTTTGCAACTCCAACTAGAATTTTTATAGAAAAAATAATAGAAAATAGATATGGACAAAATATTACATTTGTTAATTGTAAATGTGATTGTGGTAAAAGCAGCAAACAAAAATTAACTGCTATTGTTTCAGGCAGAATAGTAAGTTGTGGTTGTTGGAAAGCTGAAAAAGCAAAAGAAAGAATGATATTAAAAAATCAAATAAATTTATGTGATGGTCGTTCTAAAACAAGATTATATTCTATTTATTATGCAATGAAAAATAGGTGTATGAACAATAAAATGAAACACTATAAAAACTATGGTGGTAGAGGTATAAAAGTATGTCAAGAATGGTTAGATTCTTTTGATGTTTTTAGGGACTGGGCTTTATCAAGTGGTTATAATGATTCTTTATCTATAGACAGGATTGATGTAAATGGTATATATGAACCATCTAATTGTAGATGGGCAACGCATAAAGAACAAGCTACAAACAGAAGAACAAGTTATTGGCATAAGTTTACAATAGAAGCTTTTGGTGAAAAGAAAAATTTAAACGAATGGTTAGAAGATGAAAGATGTGGAGTAAAACAAGTTGGCTCTATTTTGTACAGACTTGGAACAGGAATGAGTCCAGAAGAAGCTATTTCTAAGAAATCTTCAAGAATAATCTAATCCACTTCCTTCAAAGAAGCAACTACATCTAATGCAGATACAGCATAAACTACACCTGTTTTAGTATAAGCTAGTTCTATTAATTCAGAACTAGCAGCTATAAATACTGTTTCGCCTTCGTACAACCCCTCAATTTCACTACCAACACTTATGACTTTGCCAACAATAAAATCATTTGGGGTGTCCTGAGTTTTGTTAAAAATGTAATTTGTCTCATTTGACCTAGGCATAAATAAGCTGTCATTTACACAGATTACAATATAATCACCAAATGCCTTTATTTCCTGCTTATTCATCTTGTAAGTTCCTTACAACTAATTCATTGTCAATCATATCAAAAACTATATAACCGTTTTCATCAGCTTTTTCATTTACTAGATTTTGTAAATCTTGGTCTGGTAAAGAAAGGTATTTCCTTATTAAAGCTAGTCTACTAGCATTAAACTTTGAGCTATCTGTACACTCTGGTGATAGAGCTAATTCTTGAGTTGGAGCATCCATTAAATGTCTTGTTTGTAAACTTACTTCTTCTTTTGGAATATATACTGATTTAGGCCACCAAATATCTTCTACTGGTGGCTCTGGATTGTATACACCTTGAGCAAAATTAAAAATATGTTCTACAGAAACAACACCTAATCTTTGTATTGATTCCACAACTTCAGCTTCTAACTCTTTAATAGAACGAATTGAATTCCAATCTTTATTTGGGTCTATTTCTTTTAACCATCCACCAAAATTAGTTCTTATATATGTAGGCATAATTACTTCTTTTTCCCCTTAAATTTAAACCAACCACCATTAGGTAATAAACCAAAATTCTTTAAAGCAAACTCTTCTTCATCCTTTCTATTTTCCTTTTCACCATCACTTAAAGAATCCCAACGTTTCTTAGGGTATAATGAACCGCTAGGCTTTTTCTTTTGTCCAAATGGTAATCTAGACCTACAGTGATTGCATACCAATTCATAATATTCATTCTCTTCTTCATCTTTTCTTACGACAAATCTTATATCCGTGCTTTTACAAGCACCGCACTCTGTGTTTGAAAAAAGTTCTTGCAATGAAGCTAACTCGTTAAATATATCTGTCGCTTTGTCAGCTTCAAAATTTACTATAATTTGTGGATGTACTTTATACTGAACTTGCATCTTTCTTTCTCCAACCTTGAACGTACTTTGTTGTTACTGGTGATTGTTTTTGACCTGTTTGTATTTCTGATAAGAATTTAATCATATTGTGAGCAATAGAATATTCCACAGACTCAATGATATTATACTTATTCTTTCCTGAATTAATCAAATCCATAACGTTTATATCTAATTTAACGCACAGTCTATCTATAACATTTATTTGTTCTGGTGTTATAGGTTGCTTAGGTATAAAAGCCTCTGACTCTAAAACTAAATCTTCTGGTGTTACTTCGTCAGCAGCAACAACATTTTTTAGACATAGCATCTTTCTTATAGCTTGTGCCTCTGCCTTTGTAAAGGCGCTTGCGGCAGGGTGTAAATGAAATGGCGCTGGTGTATTTCTTAAATTTACTTCCGCTATACCATCCTGTTCTATATAATCAACAATTTTGTATAATGGATGGCTTTCATTATTCATTAATACTTTTACTCTTACATGTACAGTAGCATTATGATAGTTATCACTATTAGCAGGAGTAAAACTTATTATTTTCCTATCTATAATTGGCCCTATTAAATCTTGAACAACTCTTATTAGTCCAGATGCTATGGGTCTGCCATCTTCTAATTCATCATCTTCAAATTTAGACATAACATAATCTGACCACTCTAATGAATTAAATGCTGGCGGTAATTTTTCTGTTATTTCACTTATTAGTTTCTTATCAAACATTTCTTCATTTTCATTTTCGCTCATTTCTTAATCTCCAAGTAATAAATATTAGCTTTTTTACCACTTTCTTTTTCTATTTCCTTAAGTTTATTCAATACATCATCTATTATATTATTTATTCTTATTTTAGATAATGTATAGTTAGTGTAATTTTGTTGAATTCTTAATATACTAATTCCGTGAGAAAGTAATAGACCATTCTTCTCTGCATCGGACTTTTTGGCTCTCTCAAACGCTTCCTGACCCCATATAGGTTTAAAATGCGATGGGCCGTCTATTTCTATACATAAATTAAAAGCAGGAAGGAATATGTCCATTTCCAACTTTTCATTAACTAACATATCGTCTTTATGATATTGACATTTATAACCAGCATTTTTTAGAGCTTCAAGTATTATTTTTTCTAGTTTTGAACCTTCTTTTGAAGCTTTTCTAGCAGCATTAATACCTTTACTTCTAATTTCATTTATTTTTTCTTCTGACATACTATTCCATATTTCAGAACGTTTTTCAGATATAGCTTCTTTTTCAGAGTCAGTTAAATTAGTATAGCTTCTGTGTATGGATTCGGCAATCTTATTTCTGTGTTCGTCCGTTAGTTTTTTACCTTTTGTTGGGTGTTGACACACGCCGTTTTTTAAAGCTAACGATTGACATTCACTTTTACTTCTAGGTTTGAAGCCCAGTTCCTTTGCTGCTTTTATTACTTTATTAATTGATATGTTTAATTCTTTAGAAATTTCTCTGAAACTTCTTTGTTTACCAACATATTCCCTTTCAAAATATTCTTTGTTCATAGTATTTTACTCAAATTAAAACGATTACCTATAACCCTAGCTTTTCTATTATAGCAATTATCTATCAAATCTGCATGATACATTGACCTGCATAATAGCTCTACTTTGTTATTTAGGAATAAACTGGCATAATTTTCATAATTTTTAATTGGATTATGTCTAATAAACTCTAAATCCCAAACTAAAAATAATATTTTAGGTATTGTAATTATTTTAGTAGCTAGATGTGTTGTACTGGCACTAGTTGTTATAATAGTACCTTTAAAACCCCAAGCTTCACTTACAGACATTATAGTTGTATTTAAATGCATACATACAGAATGTGGATTATTACAAAATAATAATACGTTATTTTTACTAGAATTTAATTCATTAATTATATCATAAGATAGTTGACTAGATTCTAAATTATCAACTATTATTCCTATTTGCTGAGTGTTCAATGTAAAATCTCCAATACGGCATCCAAAGTTTTCTGTAATCAAACGGGTTAAATAATCTATGATGATAATTAATTTTTAATAGCTCGTCCCATGAATCTACATTTATGTGAGGAAGTGAACTTAATAAGCTTTGTAAATTTTTTACTATTGGTATTCTACCTAAATATAAAGTTTCCCATGTTCTGTGGCAATCTAACCCATTTCCTCTTGGTGAAAGTACATAGGTGCTTTCCGTTATATCTGATAAATATTCATTATATCTTTCTCCATTTGAACCCATTCTTATATGAACAAAATTTTCACCTTTATTTTTTAATAGATTATAAGCTGTATTTAAAGCTGTGTTTCTTTCTAGAGGATTTGTTCTTAAATTAAAGTTTACATATATTCTATTTTTTGGTATATAATCTTCACTATTTTCTAGTTCATTGTACAACATTTCAGCTTTATCATAGTCAAAACAATATCTATTTTCAAGTCCTATAGGTAATTGAATAAGATTTTTTTGCTCATCACATTCTATATTTTGACCGAACCAGTATTTTACATTATCTGGCTTTAAAGCATAATCAGCGTCGTTTTCACCTATTCTATCTCCTTCTTTACTATTCTTAATTGCTCCATCGCTATTATGTGTTATAAGAACAACATCATTTTTTATTTTTTCTATTTTTTTATATACATATTTAAAATCATGTGTATGACAATAAACAGTTTTGCAATTATTTATATCTCCATCATGTTGGCCATTTCTGTGTAATTTTACATCAGCTAAATTTTGGAATTTTGTTCCACAAATATAGTTTTCCATGAAAAACTCTTTCATATTTTATAATCTCCATAATGACATATTTTTATATGGGTATGTTTCAGCAACAGATGTTAATGGTCTACCTAAATTAAATGGTGCTTGAGTTAAATCAAGTTTCATGTGATGTATATATGGACAATTTTTTCTTTCAAAATTAGAAAATCCATATTTACTATAATCTTCTTCTTGTATTGGGTTAAGATAATTAGTTGCGAATAAATATTTAGCACCACTATTTTTTATATTGTCAATAATATTTAAGACCATATTATTAGGAAGATGAATCATAATATCTCTACATATACAAACATCTGCCTTTCTTAAAGAATCTTTAGAAACATCACAAACATTTAATTTATAACCATTTTCTACTAAAGAAGGCCAATTTGCTCTACTATAGCAGTCATAACCAACATAATCATCTATAACTGGTGAAATGATTGTTTTCATCCAGAATAAATCGCCGCAACCAATATCATTTATTGATTTTATGCCAAATTTATTAGACTTATCTAAAAAATATCTAGATATAAACCACCTAATATTTTTAGTATGTTCTATATCGCTTGACCAACCGCAAACTGTATCTTTACTTGGCCAGCCTTGTTCAAAAATACTTAATAACGAGTTATTCATATTGTTGAGAATTCCTTAATTTTATGTTTATTATGCATGTGTAAATTAAACAGTTTAGTATATGTTTTATTCATACAGTGAATGTACGGATACGGTTTTTTAAACGATGCCCCTTTCCATTTAACACCGAAAGTTCTACCAATATCGTGATTTACTGTATCTAAAAAACCTGGGTCATGTCCATTATTAGTTCCAGCTAAATATTGACCATAAGATGCTGGGTCAAACAAATAATCACCTAATGTATTTTCATCTGGTAAGCTAGGAAAGTAATTAACATTTTTATAATGACGTAAAATTGTCATTTCATGTACCATATCTATTGTATATCTACTTATTAAAGCTGCATTTCCAAGTTTTAGCTGGTATAAATACCAATACATCATTTCATTTAAAACCATGTAATTTGGACAATGAACCACATTGCAAACACAATGTTTTTCATTCATATAACACATGGTTATGTTTTCTCTGCTCTTTAAATAATACTCATAAAGCCACTCAAAAGAACCATAAATTAAGTTATCATTTTCTATATGCCAAAAATCTTTTAATTTATACTTACAAACAAAAGCATTTAATAAAAATAATCTTTCTGATGTTCCATGCACAAAGTTTTCTGGTGATGGATAATGGGTGTTTGGCTTTCCCCAATTTTTAAACCATGAAACTTCTCTGAATTCTCTTAGTAATACATTATCGGTTAATTCAGAAATAGGACATAATTTCACATTCTTTATATTAAATTTATTTGAAAACTTCCACCAATGTTTTTCCTCTGCTATAAAAGTTATTTCACATTTAGGATTTGTTTTCTGAACTTGCTTAATACATACTTCGGTGTAATCAGGTATTTCTGAACCTGTATGAGTAAGAATAAGTTTACTATGCGTAATCTTCATAGTTTATATTCCAATCTTCCGTATTTATATCTATACTATTTGATAGTAGTGTTGTTGGTGGTCCTGTATCGTATGGATATGGTTTTAGCGGCATATATGTTCTATTGTATTTATAGTACTTTTCAAATGAAAAGTTAGGAAATTCTCTTGGAAAGTAATCTGAATCGTGTAATATAACAAGTGGAACATCATTAAATCTAACTATTGTATCAAGGCGTGATTCCCAATTACCTTGGTCTACAAATAATACTGCAATTTCCAACTCGTTTAACTTACTTATTATTTCAGACCAATGTTTAAGCAGGAAAAATCTATGGTGGTCACTTACAAAATCTGTGAACTTCATAAACCATTTTTCATCAGTTTCTATAGAGATAGCATTCTTACCTAATTCCTTACAAACCTCATGTATTAAATGAGTGCTACCATCACCACAGCCTAATTCTACAATATGACCATTATTAATCGACTTCTTAATACATTCATAAAGTACTGGTTGATGTGTAGCATAAGGGTTTGTTTTATGCATGTAGTTTATATTCATTTATTTTCCTGTTTTCCCATTCTTTCTTGAAGGTCTGCCACTAATGCTTGTAGTTGTTGAATATGAACTTCTTCATTATCATACGTTTTCACACGTTCTTTTTGTAAAAATTCTATACAACAAGATTGATATGTTATTTTTTCTTGAAGTCTTTTAATTTGTTTTTCATGCGTAAAAAAGGTGTAGTCAGAAAGCACAGTATAACCTAATAATAATGTTAATATAACATATATTACAATATTTTTTATATCCATGTATGCACCGTTAAAGCATCAAAACCAAGTTTTTCACAAATATCTATTTCTTTTGCTATCTCTACATCAGTCCAAGGAAAAGGAGGAAGTCCATTGCCATGTTTACCACTTAATTTTGTTTTAAACTTTACTTTGTTGTATTTATCAGGCTCATATTTTTCCACAAAATTACCATATATTTCGTAATCTGCTGGAATCCAATCTTCACAACATCTTTCACAAACATACTTATAAGCATCTTCTATTAATACATTTAGTGGTGTGTCAAAAATAATTTTATAAGCTGTTTTATTTTTATTTACAAAATTTAAATTTATATCTAAAAGTAATGAAAATGTTAAATCGTTGGTCATTAACATTATTTCAGATATAAAAGAATGGTCATAAACTCTACCAAATCCAAAACATTCTTCCATCATATTAAAATATGGTTTATGATTTTGGTCAACACCTAAGAAAAAGTTAAATTTATTATTTGTTATTAAGTCTAATTTTCTTAGTAAAATTAAATCTGAATCAATAACAAGATATCTATATGTTTCTGGTTTTTGAATAGCATAGAATAATTTTATAAATTGTTGGTATATCCACTGTGGCCTTCTAAAGTTTTTAGCCTCTAACGGATTAAGAGGCATTATATCACTTTCTAATTCATTTATTACTTTGCATGGTGCAACTTTATTTAATTCTTCAACATCTATCTTTGTCGGAGTAACAATAGAAATAACTTTTGGTAAAGGGTTTAAATATTTTAGACTCTCCACACAAAAACGAAGTTTGTGATAATCTTTAATAGCTGCTGGTATTACTACATCGTATTCCATTTTATATCTAACTCCTGATGACACCCAACTATAGCAGAGAAATCAATAGAATTAAAATCTAAATAGTTCCCAGATACATAATTATCATTAATGTCTTTTACATTCTTACCAAACGTTTCACCATTTCTATTTGAACACGTTTCCTGCACTCTATTTATAGGAGTATTTACTACACAACTATGTTTAAACGATGCCATCATAGATGGAACACAATTTCTTAAATTATTCATAGCTATTTCTTGTTGATTTGGATTATTGAAATTACATTGTAAAAGTATTTCTTTTAATTGGCCAGTTCTAAATATATGGCCATCAACAGAACAAGGATAACCGAAATTCATATAATTTGGTACTGATTTCCAATCCCAAAAAATCATATCTTCAAAACCAAATAACTCTTTAGGGCATATTGTTGGAATATTATTGTATGGGTCTTGAATTGTAGTGTTTAAACCTAAACGCAGAGAAAAACACCCAATATTATCACTTTCCAATATATCTAGAACATCACTTTTATCACCGTTTCTATTTTGATAAACTATATCGTCATCAGTAAAGAAAGTTGTGTAATTGTATGATTCATTTACTAATAACATTATATCATCTTTATAATTATCTTGTTTAATAAATGTTATAGACGGAAATTTACTTTTACATATTTCATAACCGCGTTCATATTCATCATTACTTGTTGTGTAAACCACGCTAATATTGTCAAACCAATCTAGATTCAACAATATGCTTTCAATTATAAGCTGACATTGTGCAGCCCTGTCTTTAGATAGTATTATTCCTTGCATAGTTCTTCGTACCATTTTATAGTTTCCTTCAAACCATCTTTTAATGAAATTTCTGGTTTAAAACCAAAATTATTGTAAGCTTTTGTTATATCTAATAATCTTTTTGGTTGACCATCTGGTTTTGATGTATTAAACGTTATAATTCCTCTATAATCAACTATTTCTTTTATTAAGTATGACAAATCTCTTATTGAAATATCAACTCCACAACCGATATTTATAGGCTCATAACCATCATAATCTTGTGTTGCTAAAGCTATTGCTCTAGCAGCATCTTTAACATGAATGAACTCTCTGGTAGCATAACCTGTACCCCAAACTTCTACATTTTTCAATTCTTTATTTCTAGCATGAATAAATTTCTTTATTAAAGCTGGTATTACATGAGAAGTTTTTTCATCAAAATTATCACCTGGACCATATAAATTAACAGGTATTAAGTTGATAGCATTAAACAACCCAGCTTTTTTATGCTGTATTAATAACTCCATTATTGTTTTTTTAGCGATACCATAAGCAGCATTTGTTTCTTCTGGATAACCATTCCACAAATCTTCTTCTTTAAAAGGAGTTTTAGCGAACTTTGGATATGAACAAACTGTACCTATTTGTACTAACTTACCAGTTTCTCTAAATCTTTTACTTTGGTATAACGCAGTAAATAGATTAAGTCCAATGGTTAAATTTTTCCTCATAAATTCAGGTGAGCGATTGGCATTAGCACCAATACCACCAACCACAGCAGCTAAATTTATTACTATGTCTGGTTTTAGGTAATATTTAGATGTACTATATGTAAAACATTTCTTTGTTTTTGCTAAATCTGTTAAATCACAATCTTTGCTACTCAATGGAAATACATAATCATGCTTTGTTCTTAGAATATATTCTGTTAAATGCCTACCTAAAAATCCAGTCCCACCAGTTATAACAATTCTTGACATTTTTTAGCCTCTTCCTTAAAACCTAAAGTTTCCCACATATCTCTTACTCTATGAATATAAGTGTGGTTTTTAATTACGGTATTATAAGCAGAATCAATAAATGGTTGACGTAAATCTGGATTTGTTACAAAATTATGAACTTGGTCAAAGAAATCATCTGGTGAATCTACAAATACAATTTCATTATTATTGAATATATCTTGTTCGGCAGACTCTAATTTCGGTGATATTTGAAATGCTTTACAAGCTGCTAACTTGAAAAATCTTTCGTTTACTTCAAAACCAAACTCTCTAGCGTGCGGTTCAGATATATTTGGGCATATAGTAGCAGAAGAGAATAGTTTATTTGCTGTTTTATTTGAGCATAAACCCATGAATTGTGGAACCGGCCAAGGTTGATTGCCAAAAATTTTAATATTGTATCTATTTACATAATAACACAAAGGTAAGATATATTTATCTAACTCTATAGCCTTATATTTCCAATAACCGCCAACAAAACCTATATCACACTCTAATTCTTTAGTTTTTTGCTCTATTGTATGATTAAATGTGTCGGCAGCGGGTAAACCTTCAACTAATTTAATACCGAACTTTTCCTGCCAGTAATTCATAGTATTAAAATATCTATTTTTATGATAGAAATTAAAAATACCATCAACCCTTTTTAAAGACTCTACATCTTTAATCTCACTTTCAGATGCTATACCAATAGGAAATTTCTTTGTATCTATTTCTTTATCTATACTACCATAATTGTTTCCTTTTAATAAAACAATCATTTCTGGTCTATTATTTAAACAATATTTTACAGCGTCATTTAATTCATAGGTTGTCCCTATATACATATCAGGTTCATAAACATTAAATACGTCAACAATATTTTCCTGCTTTGGGTTTATATAGTTAAATTCGTGACCAGTTCTTAAGAATACTTGTCTCCACCCTTCTATTATATGGTATAGAGCATTTGAAAATCTATTAGCTATTATCTTCATTATAATTCCTTAATAGTCTTGCTTTGGCTTCTTCTAAACTAACTCTCATTTTTTCTTCTCTTTCTACATTTGGATATACATCTAATGTAAACCCCTTACTGGATATAATTGTTACGCCTTTAACAACATCTGTTATTTTGGTTTCACCTTCTATTGTAAATATAATACATTTATCTTTTTCTATAAGGCCGTTAATAATATCTAAGTCATTTGATAGATTGTATTTTTGTTTTGTAGGCGACTTTAATCTTTCATATATTTCTACCAAATATTCTTCATTATCTATAATAGTTATTTCATAACATTCATTACCGTTTTTTGTTTCTACAATTAAAACATCATTATTATTTAATTTTTCTAAGTTGATTGTCATATTCTATAGCCTTATATAATTGAGATAAAGTATCTATATCATAAACGCATGATTTTTTAACTTTTATAACTTCAAATTTATGACCTAGATTTATGCATTTATTTAAAATTTCATAAGTAAAACATTTATTGTTTTCGTCATCATAGCACTTTTCTCGAAAAATTTCTAGTGTTTTACCTGAAATATAGCATATTTGCGACCATTTTCTATCAGAAATAAAGTTAAATCTAGACACTCTATTATTTTCATCTGTTATAAATCCAATCTCATTTTTTTCAATAGAACCATTATCTTCTAAAATTTTGTTTGTATCATTAACATCTATATTTTGTATGCTTTCTTTATTGTAATATAAATCACCCATTATTATTAAACATCTTTTGGTATCTATTACATCTAATCCTAAACCAATACTATAAGCTGTGTTTGTATCTTCATATCTTTGATTATATACTATCTTAACGTTTTCGTTTTTTAATATCTTTCTGAAAATTTCTATTTGATTTCCACATACTACTGTAATATCTGAGTTTGGATATATAGATTTAATGTTTTTTATATTTTTACTTATTAAAGAATCTCCGTTAATATCTAATAGAGATTTATGTGTTTTCATTCTTAACCTTGTACATAATCCAGCACAAGGCAAGACTACAGAAATTTTATCTTTTAATTGTTCTTTTATAAAATAAATGTTTCTAGTAGCTTCCATTTTGTATTCTATTTTGGATTTTAGACCAATTTTCTCTCCAAATTTCACTAGGTACAGTATCGCTAGAATTAAACCCAGTTACTCTATAAACATGTAATGGTTCTGCTATATGTACAGCTACAAACTTTTTACATATTCTTAACCATAAATCCCAATCTTCTGCCGTTCTCATTGTTTTATCATAAAAACCACATTTTTCTATAGCTATCTTATTAATAAGAGGTGTGTTAGATATAATACATTCCTGGCGAAGCCTACTTATAGAAAACGGTTCTCTATATTCATGTATTTTTATATCTTTAACCTCATTATAAATGAAAGCATCGCTATAAACTATTCCTATTCTATCAATATCTGACGACATAATATATACAGATTTTTTAATCTTCCCAGGTAGATAAAAATCATCTGCATCTAACATACAAAATGCATCATTGTTCCAAGCCATTCTTATAAGATTGTTCCTTGCTGAGCTTGGTCCAGATGGGTTAGGATTGTTAAAAAGAATTAAAGGAATATTTTGGTATTTACCAAATATAGTATTTCCATCTATTTGATTTTTGTCAGTTATTAGATTATTTATTAATTCTAAAGAATAGTCTGTAGAACCTTCATTAGAAACATAAATACATAAATTGTCATATTTTTGTTTAACAACACTATTTAAAGCTTTAGTTATATATCTACCATGATTAAAACAAGGAATTATAACGCCAACTCTTAACTCATCTTTTTGACTAGGTTCTTGCATTTTTGTACTCTTGTTAATACTTTTAGTTTTCTAATAGCGTGTTCGTTAAGATGACCCCTAATAAATTTAAATGTTTTTGATTGATATATTATTGGTAGTCCTGGTTTATTTGATAAACATAAAAATTTTTCATCATTTAATATAATTCTTTGTTTTAATTGATTAACTATATCTTTGGAAATTAGATTAACCTTATCACTATCAACTACACAGAAATATACTGTGTTTACCTTCTTAGAACAGATGTTTTCTGCTTCTTGTCTTAATAAATTTTTTCTAGTTTTTTTATCAAACAATATTTGTTCGCACGACCAATTAAATTTACAACCACCATCAAAAAAGAATAAAGGTTCTATTTTTGAATGATTCATAAAAATTACTGATGATGGCATTGGAGACATACTATTTATTTCATTAATAGTTTCTTTAATTTCACTTTCTTTAGCATTTTTATGTATAAATACTAATAGTGTTAAGTCAATTTTTAATTCATCTAATGCTATATCAAGATAAGTTTTATTGCCACATAATAATTCTTTCTTAGCTTCTTTCCATCCACTTGGCCTTCTAAACATACAAAAATTATTTATAACAACGAATTTATCGCCATCGTGTTCACACACTTCCTTTTCAATATTATCATGTAGTGAAAATTCGCAGTCTAATCCTTTTCTAAACTCACAATATTGACATGATGTTTTAATCTTATTTGACATATTCTTTTTTCCCTATAATTAACCATTTATCTTGTTGTGGTATATAACGAGCTATTATATTAAAACCAACCTGTTGCATTATTTCACTTATATAGTCTAATGTATAAATACCATGAATATATTCTTTGTATAGTGCATTATTTAAATCTTTTATTGATAGGTTATAATTATTGAATTCTCTTAAAATCATTCTTGGGTTAGTACCCATTATATTTATAATTCCACCTTTTATACTTAAAAGGCTTAAACATGCTTTAAGAAAATTATGCAATTCTTCTATTTTTAACATAGATATTTCATTGATTGTTATTTCATCTATTGTGCCAGGAATATATTTAGCATTTGGATTAAATCTTTCATAACCTACAATCTCTTTACATTCTGGTGTCATCAACATTAGTTTAGTCATTTAACACGCTCCTAAATATTTTATCCCATTCTTTAGTAAATCTATCTAAATTGAATTTTTCCACTATTGTTTTCCTTGCGTTTTCCCCTAACTTATTTCTTAAATTAACGTCTTTTCTTAATAAATCAATGTGAGAACGTAATTCTTCCGCTGTATTACCAAGCAAACCATTCTCGCCATGATTTATAAATTCAGGAATCATGCAATTATTTGTCGAAACAACCGCACAACCACAAGACATAGCTTCTAATAATACTGTTGGTACAGGTGATATTAATGATGTATTTAAGAATATGGAACTGCGTTGATATTCCTTTATTAAATAGTCTGTATTTTCAGCACTTACTGATAAACCTTCTGTATCACCCCAAATATTTAAAGGTAAGTCCGAGTTAGGCCATTTTGTTATTTGTTGCCAAAGTCTAAAACCGCAAAAAATATCTCTATTTATCCAATCATTTACAACCGAACAAATTAAATCACTTCGTTCTTTTTTATCATTTGGCTTAAAATAATCAGTGTCTAAACCATGTCTTACAACTCTAACATTTTCATCATTTAATGACCATCCCCATTTTTCTACAGAATATTCTGATATAAAAACATCAATGTCTCCACTCATAGACCTTAGGTATTGTTGAGAAGCAGAAGAAATATTAGGTATTGGTAATGTATGCTCAAGAGTAACTAATGGAACTTGTAAAATATTAGCGGCTTGCTTTGCTAGTTCATACTGTCCGAATTTATTCTGTGAGAATACCAAATCAATGTCAACCCAAGGCGGTACGCTGCCACCAGACATTAAAAAATAGTTTTTTGGCACAGGAGAGTACTTTGTGTTCCAACTTTTAATATTTTTACCTTGTATTGCATAAAAGTTATGTCCGGTATGAGCTAAGTGAGTTTCATATCTTTCATGTGTTGGCATACACAATATATTCAACTTTTCATCATTTTTTCTTGTTGACTTTCTAAGTATACTTCTTACTGTTTGCATTATACAATAGCTCCAACACTTACATTTGATTTAACTTTATTTCTTATTCTTTCAACCACTTCATCAAGCTTAACAAAGTTATGTCCAAAATTACTAATCATATTTTCATACATTCTTTGTATAACAGGTATTAAATCTGATTGATTAGTGTTTTTAGCTCTGTTTATACACTCTCCAATATCAGTTTTTATTGGTACTACAATAGCCTCATTGTTAAAATAAAACCATTTTATTAAGCTTTCTTCTGTTGTGTTTGTACAATCTACAAGCACATCATAATTATCATTTAATAATGTTTTTACCATTATTTGAGCGGTAGCATGAACAAATGGTTCTACATGCCAATTAAAACGATGACCAAGACTTAATCTTATTGAATCTGGTGAAACAACTACTCTTTTAGGTATAAAATTACCTTCTTGCATAAAGAATTTTGTTCTACCTATTTCATCAATTGATATTAAGTATTCAGACCAATTTTTTGCTATAGTAGACTTTCCAGAACGCGGTAAACCGCACATTACATAGAGCTTAGACATTTCTTCATTTTACTCCCAATCACTTGATACGAAAAATTATATGATTTTTTAAAGTTATCGTTACACTTATCCTTATATTCATCAGTTTTGCTAATATAGAATGATATTCTCATTTTTTTTCTTAATTCATTTATATCAATAGAATCCCATTCTTCATTACCAACATAAATGTCTCCAATAGCACTTCCTGTCATACCAACAACAAATTCTCTATTAGTTTTAACTAAATCATCTGGGCCAACAAATGCTCTATGTCCACTAGTATTAGATGCTATAACCATATTACCAAAACTCATAGCATCAAATAATGGTATATTCCAACCCTCACCATAACTAGTAGCTACAAAACAATTACATGTTTTATGTAGAGAACAAATTTCAGTTTCGCTTAATCTTTTACAAATTATAGTTTCGCCAATATATGTTGACTCATCTTTATAGAGCTTTAAATTTCTCTTTAATTCATTACAAACATTAGATATTGCTTGATAAGATTCTTGTTGATTTAGTCCTGGCACAGATGTTTTGATAAGTAGTTCAACAGGTTCATCTGGTTTAAATTCTAAATGAAAAGCTTTTAGTACAGCTAATAAATTTTTTCTTCTGGTAAATTCACCCATCCAATAAAATACATATTTGTTTTTAAAGTGAGGTATGTCCAACTTATCATAATTTAATTGATATTTTGAGGTATCACATGGAACATTAATAACTTCTATAGGTATTGTAACCCCACTATTTAATGACGCTTCTTTGTTTTGCTTACATGGAACCCAAGCAGCATCCATCATATTGATATGTTCTGTCCATGATGAATTTTTAAAGTGAGAAGTCTCTGTAAAGTAACATCCTATATTTTTAAATCTTTTATCATTTACAAAGTGATGTGGTAGACTATTTTGTATTACAAAATTACACCCCTTAGATGATTGTTCTTCCAACTCTTTTATTCTATTTGGAACTTCACCATTTATATTATTAAGTTTCAAATAACGAGGAACAACATCTATATTTACAGAATCTAAAGCAAGAATATTATTAATAGCTGAATGTGACCAACCAGTACCATCACGATAAGGAGCTATGTACAAAACTTTCATTAAACACCTTCCTTTTTTCTAATTATCCAATATGGTTGAGGTTCATTTATTAAACCAAGTCTTAATTTTTCGTAATAGTTTCTTTTTTCCGCTATTCTTAATAAATTATTAATGAAATCTTTTCTAGTAAATGACATATAACGCTGATTATTGGTTATAAAAGACGCTTCATTGAATATTATTTCTGATGTGCCTTTAATAGCTTCCCCATAATTTAAATCTTTAAGCCATTTCATAGCTTCATACGAATTAATTCTTTCTGGTTCCTTTAGTATTTTTACTAAGCACCAATTTACAAATTCGTTATTTGGTATATTACTAGGAATTTTATCTAATTCTGGTTCTTGTATATTAGCGTTTTTATCATTCCAGTTGCTTGGTACAACACTATCAAAATAATCAGACCAAAGTTTTGCTGACTTATCGTAATCGTATGCTTGTAACGCCTTTATCCTCTGTGAATTACCCATTTTAAGCAGAGAAAAAACAGGCATTTTTAAATGTTCTGTAATAATATCTGCGGCTTTATTATTATCCGGTAAAGCTCTTTGAGCATTAGTTCCAGTATCCCAAAACATTCTTTGTACTGGTAATCTTATACCATCAATATCATTAAGAATAGATGACATTGCAGAATAGTCTACTGCTGCTACTGGCACTCCGCAAAATGCAGCTTCACACTGTGGAATGCCATACCCCTCGCAATTTGAATATTGAATGTAAATATCAAAGCAATTATATATAGCGGCTAAATCAACAGGGCTAATACCATTTTGAGTATTAGGCATTTTACAAGATATATTATTACAATGAGGGCATGTCTTTACTGAATCAGAGAAGAATGAAGGTATTATAGCACCGCATTCAAAACACTTATAAGTAAATAGAACCTTATTTCCTATATCAAAATATTTTAAGAAATAAGGAATATCCCAGCCTATATCAGGATAGCATGTATGACAATATAAATAACAGTTAGGTACTTCCTTGCTTATTTTACTAAAAACTTCAAACAAATCAGGGTACAGTTTACGCCCTTGATTACGCATCACAGTACCAATTATTTTTATGTCATCTTCAAAACCCATCATAGAACGATGATTAAACTTATCTTTTACTGGTTTAAAAATTTCCTTATCAGCAGAAGGAGAGGCTATTCCTCTAAAATTTATATTGTTATTTGTTCCATCTAACAATGTTTGCTTACCAAATTCAGAATAAGAAAAAACCGCATCAGCACTAGAATATGCGTATAACCATTGTTCTTGCAAAGGTGCTGAATCAACTGTTGGCATAACAGCAAACTTAAAGAATCTTCTTAACGGCGACCTCAGTACATATTCATGCATCCAAAAGTCTCTAAAATCACAAACAACATCAGGTTGAAAGTCTAAACAAGTTCTTTCAAATCTCCATTCTCCATATTGATTTGTCATATTACTATTATACAAATCGTTTTCTTCTTTGCTTTCGGATGGTAAATTACCATAATATGTCCACGGAATATCAAACATTCTAGGTGGACCAAATAATCTAATATAATTATCTATTTCATTTTGCAATGGAGCGACATGACCATAACATCCCAATTCAGCTATTTTATATTTTCCAGTAGAATATAACCTTTTCATTATTTCTCTACCGTATGTTGAATATCCGGTAGATAAAAAACTAGCTTCGGTTAGAAATAGAATCTTTTTCATTATCTCTTATCCTTTGTATGATATCATTTATCTTTAGGTGTGCCCACTGTCTTGTTTTGTTAAACTCTTTACCTATTTCAGCAAATGAGCAGTTAAGATAAAATCTCATATATAGAATTCTCTTTTCTTCTTCAGATATATTATTGTATAATGAATCATCAGAAAAATAACTCAAATATGAATCATCAAAAGTATATTCATCTTCACTACTTATTTCTATATCATCATTAAATATAGATTCAAGTTTAATTTGTTTTTTTGAAATTCTTTTTAATATTTCTCTATTTATAGCGATAGTAGCTAAAGTAGATAATTTATTGCCTAGTGACGAATCAAAACATCTAATAGCTTTAAGTAAACCTATAGAACCAATTTGAATTAAATCATCATGGTCATCTGGAAAATTAGGCTTGTACTTATAAGCTATACTTATGACAAGTGGCATATTGTCAATAATTAGATTTTCTTCGTTTTCTACTTTAAAAAGGAATTTCATCTTGTGTATCTACTTCCTTAGGTTTATCATCTACTACAACTTTATTTGGTTGTTCTTCATCTTTTACACGCGGTTTATTAGCACCAATAAAATGGAATCTATTTACATAAAAAACAACCTTACTACGTTTTTCGCCGTCTTTTTCCCACTTTTCTAATCTTGCAGAACATTCTAAAGCTATAAGCTCACCCTTCTGAAAATGTTTAGCTAAATTTTCTGCTTGTTGCCCCCAAGCTACACAATCAAAAAAGTCTACAAACTCACCATTCCCAACAGCTAAACCAAAAGAAGCCACTGTTTTACCACTAGCTGTATGTCTTAGTTCTACGTCTCTAGTTAAACGACCTAAAAAATTACAATTGTTCATAGTCATATTTATGCTCCGACTAAGTAATCCTGTATCAACAAATATCCTCTCTCAAAACCATATTTGAAAGCTTCGTTCATATTTGTAAAATGAAAAGGTAATATGTCGTTATAGGATTTTTCTATTATTTTGTGGAAATTATTGTTTACTTTGAGTTTCGACAGAAACTCTTCTTTACTTATTTTAGCAGAATCACAGAAAAAGTCAATGTATTCTTCTGGAAAATGACATGATTTACATGATTTAATACATACAAAATAAATAAATGTTGCTATTGCATAGTCATTCAGTAATAATTCATATTCTTCACTAATTATATTGTTTATTTTCACTTTATAAGAATCAAAATCTATTTGAAAAACACTAATTATATCATTACAATATTTTAACAAAACAATATCATTATCAACTATACTTATAGTCATGTGAATATTATTAAGGTCTAAATAATCTTTTATCTTTTTATCCATTAATTAAATTTCCTTTACTTTGTTTATACTAAAACTACCTTCTTTTGTCTTTTCGCCACTGATTAATAATGTAGCTCCTTCTTGTAAATAATGACCAATTTGAGCATACTGCTTTGGAAAACAAACAGCATCTATCATTAAAGAGCTATCTCTTATCTTTAATTTAGACATTTTTTGTCCTGGCGTCTTACCACTTTTAGTAGTAGTTACTTTAGATGATACTACTTCAACTGCTAATATAATCAAGTCTTTGCCAAATTTACTTGTATTTTTGTAATTTACAAATTCCAAGCATGTCATATTTGCCGCAACAGCATCCAAGCAAGCATCTACCTTATTTGTTGTTAAAGGCGTTCCAAGATAGTTTTGTTCTTGTAAAGCAATCCATTCTAATGAATCTTCTAATCCGTGAGTAGGATTATCAAGTAATGTAATTAATGAATTAACTATGTTAGAACGATTTTTATTAGATGTTCCACCACCTTCCTTTTTTGTTGGAGCTAATATAGTAAGATAATCCTTGAGATTATTAAATCTTTTTGGTTGTGATGTAATCCAATCTATTTCACTACCAGTAGAACTAAGTTTCTGCAATATTTGATATTGATACATCTTACCATTTCTAGTAGGAACATCTTTCATATAATCCAAAACACCAACATTGATAAAAACTTCTGTAACTGTTTTACCAAGTTCTTTAGAAGCAAATATTAAAAAGTCAACAAATGACCAATCCTTCCTTGCTTTACCACATTTCTCTTCACAAATCTTAAATTTAGATTCCATTTCTCTGGTAAACGCGACACCTATTCCTTTTAGTTCAGATGCTCCAAATTGAATGAAATCATCATCTATAATTGTTGTAGATTCTGTAATGTTATATAATTGTGGAACCTTAACATCAATATTGTGTAATTTACAATCATTTATAAGTTCTGTAACTTCATCGTCAGTGTCAGCCTTCCACTTAGCATTTTTAATCCAACTATAATAAAAAGCAAGAGGAAAGTGAGCTTTTAATACAGCAGCCCAATAACCATCTGTTGCATAAGTCACCGCATGACTTTTGTTGAATGAATACTTCTGACTCTCCCTAATCCAGCTAAAAATCTCCTGAGCGTCTTTTAATGTCACCTTACCAAGAGCCTCAGCTTTAGATGTGAATTCCTTTTCTACTTGAGCCATAAGGTCAGCTTTCTTTTTTCCAATTGAATTATGTATGACTATTCCATTAGCTATAATATATGGCGTGTCTCCACCAGCAACCGTAAAATCATATGTTTCTACCTGTCTTATTTTTTTACCATTTTTTATTTTACAATATTGCTGTTTTCCGTTTGATAATTCAATTATATTAATGTCAAGTGTTTTATTACATAATCTTTTAAATCTTTCTCTTGAAACTGATTTTTTGTAAATAGAACCACTCTCTCCATTACTAACGTAAGGATAGGCGTCTATAATACTTTTTACTATATTAGATGGTATTAAGTCTGATGAAAAACCATCTGTAGACTTTTCACTTATTATTTGCTTTAAAGATTCTGTCTTTTCTTTATTCCATAAACAACTCAATTCGTTTAGTAATTTTTTTTGTTCAGCAACATCATTTATGTATAATCTATAATAAAACTCTAAGTGTTTTTTATCATATTTTTTAAGTTTTAAACTCCTAATACCGAATCTTAATAGCAATAATTGTACTTTATCTACAATTTTTTCTGACTTAGAGCTAAATTCATATTGACCAGCTTTTGATATTCCGCCCTCACAAGCTAATATAAAAGATAAAAACTTTCTAGTTGTTTCTTTAGTAAGCCCCATCATAATTTCTGGAATATCTTTATCCCCAGATTTGCCATATTTTATATATTTAAATAATAAATCCTTTTCTTCTTTATGAATACTAAAAACTGTTTCTGTGGTATTTGTTTTTTCCCTGTTAAAAACATTCCTGAAACTATTTTTAAATATGTTCATTATTTCTGTGTTATAATTTACAAATGTTGCAGTTTGCTTTTCAATAAAATATCCTTCAGATATAATACCGGCGATTATAATAGCTAAGTCATCATTTATTAAATCTTTCCCATCATATTCAATCTCTCTAGCACAGATTAAATAATCTTCTTTAGTTAATCTAGTTCTAGCTTTCCAGCCATTATTAGTTAAAAACTGATGATATCTAGTAGCTTTAACAGACATACCAGAAGAAGAAACAACATTTAAAACATCATGTTTTCCTGTACTCCAAATTTTATCTATTTTTTTCCACTGTTGTTTACCACTTTCATCCATAACCAAAAACAATTCGTTTTTGTATCCAGTTTTAAGCAATGTTTCTATAGATACATACCCCCTTTTCTTAGATATAAACATAGTATCACCTGTTACGCATTTACGTAAAACATCCGCTTCCTGCTTATTAAAGCCGGCCACGGTTTCAGCTATTTTCATAGACTGTTCTTGAAAAATTAAAATACCTTGAGTTTTTTCAAGACATTCAGTAACAGCATCGTGTAAGTGAGTTACAGGTTCTAAACCATTTTTTCTATCAGCATATCTTTGAGTCATGCTTTTTGGTGGTTCACCAGAATAACTTTTAAGACACCCTGGGCGAATCAATGATATTAAATCGGCGAAATCATCAATAGACTTCGGTTTAGTTCTTAAAGCCCATGTTTTTCCTAAGTCCTTTTCTAATTGAAAAATACCTTTGGTATCACCTTTACATATTAAGTCCCATACTGCTGGACAATCTAGTTTAAAATTTTGAATACTTTGTTTGTCATTTGGATTGATTGTTAAAACTACTTTTGGGTATTTGCCATGTAGTTTCTCTGCGTATAAATCCTCAGTTATAGATTTATCTCTAATTTCAAATTTACAACCACAATTAAATATTAAGTTAGCCATTAGACATACAACCTTTCATTTCTAGTCTACGAGTGCCATCTTCTCTTAATCCAGTCAAATATCTTTGCATTTTAAATAGTCTAATCATTAGGTTTGCTGTATTTTCAACATCAACTATAGCATTGTGAGCATTTTCAACAGCCAATGGATTGCCCATATACTTATAAACTTCTTCAAGTTTCAACTTTTCTAATTCTGGCACAGACTCAAACCAAAACCAAAGATGGTCTAAAACGTCAAATTTATAAACCTGAGAAAACATTTTTTGTGAGACTCTCTTTTCATCCCATTCAGTCTTATATTTTTGACAATATCTATTTACTATTACCATATCATAATTAATAATGTTATATCCACAAGGTATTGGAGCAGTATATACGCTCTTTTTATAGTTATACTTATTTACAAAAGATACAAATTGTGGCCAAATAATAGATGTTTCTGGAAATCCAGCTATTTGTTCTCTAGTCATTCTTGTCGCTGCCAACGCACCATCTTCTATTAGAGCTAAATCCATTTCTGGTTTAAGATAAGAATGAAATTTATCTACTATTGTTAGTTTTTTATTATCTATTGCTACGGCAGCTATTTGAGTTATTTCAGCAGTATTTGGTGAAGCTGATGTTGTTTCTAAGTCAAACACTATCAATGTATTACGATTCATTATTTTTTTTAAACCTCAGTTCAGCAATTGGTTTTTTTGATAAGATTTGTATAAAATATGGTATTTCATCAGAATTATTTACATTGTGAATTTTACTGTGTATAAAACCTTTTGATTTTAAGTCGTTTTCGATTTCTAATCTTTTAATGTTATCAACTAATATTTCCATAAGATAACCTTGTCGTATTATAACATCAACATTTTCATAATCTATTAATGTTCCATCATAAAACTCATCAGAATTTTCCAATTCAAATATTTCACCAATAATTTTTTCTAATACCCAAGTTTTATTTTTATTTATAAAAGACCATAATTTTCCATTTTTATCTGTTCTAACAAAATGATATTTAGTAATTAACATATTCTAATGCTCCTTTAATTTTATCTAGTAATGAAACACCTAAGAAATCAAATTTAACAAAACCAAGTTTTTCTAAAGAAGTCATTTCCATAGCAGCAATCATTTCTTTAGAACTTGAATCATAAATCATTGGACATAAATCAGATATTGTATTCTGTGAAATAACAATACCAGAAGCGTGTTTACTAATTCCTCGTTTTGTACCTTCCATTCTAATAGACTGTTCAAATATTTTAGAAAGAGGCCCTTGTATTTTACCATTATCATCATAATATGCCCAATCCTCAAAATGTTTAGGATTATTATCTAATGACCATTCTATAATACCAACATCTTCACCAGCCTCTCTTAGCTCTTGTAAATGGTCGGCAATTTCTGCTTCATTAGGTATATTCTTTGTGATTTTATTAATTGTTTCGTTATCTAGTGCTGCATGTGCCCTAACAACATCTTTTAAAGCACCGCGTCCTTGCATTCGCTGAAAAGTTATCATTTGAGATACTTTATCATGTCCATATTTATTTCTCACATATTCTATAACTCTACTTCTGCCAAACCTTTCAAAATCCATATCAACGTCTGGTAAAGAAATGTTACCAGGAGTATTTCTACCACTATTATAGAATCTTTCAAACATTAATCCATATTTAATTGGGTCGGCGTGAGTAACACCTAATAAGTATAGAATTAAAGAACCTGCTGCTGAACCTCTACCAGCACCAGTTAATTGACCGTCTGATATAGCGTATTTAATTATATCATCTACAATTAAGAAATAATCTGAAAGTCCAGCTTCATTTAAAACTTCTGACTCCATTTCATATCTGTCTAAATAAACCTTATCTTTAGGCAGATTTAATCTATCCCACCCATTTTTACATAAAATATCCATATACTCTTTAGAAGAATAATTATTAGGACATGAAAATTTTGGAAGAATAGGTTTTGAGTTCAAACTATACACATTACATTTTGAATTTATTTCATTTGTATTTTCTAATTCTTCTTGAGTATGACCAAATATTATCATTTCTTCATAACTAGGAATATGATAATTACTACTACTGAAAAACCTTCCAAAATGAGATTGTTCACCGCGAACCGGCTTTTTATATATGTTTTTTAAGTCTGTTTTTAATGTATTTACTATTAATACCTTTTGGTCATCAGAGTCACTTTGTTCACAGTAATAACTATCGGTAATAGCAACAGATTTAGTGCCTGTTTTCCTTGCTATATATCTAGCTCCATCAGCCATTAGCTTGGCAGAAGATACACAGCAATAATCAACTAGTTGAACACCAACATATAAATTTTCTTCGCCAAAAAGTTGTTTAAGTTTGGCAATATGATTAAAACTACATGTTGTCCAGTCTGGATTAACCAAACTTTTAGAAGATTCAAAAGATGTAGATAGCCAACTATCAAAAATGTTATTACCTAATATGCATTTACTTAATGTAGAGCCTAACCAACCAGTGACACATATCAAGTCTTTTGTAATTAAATCTTCTAATCTAATGTGCGGAGTTTCATTCCAGTAATTTATATGTGCATTGCTAATATTTTTTACTAAAGATTTCCAACCATCTATTGATTTAGAAAGTAAAAGCAGAGAAAAGTTAGGCGTTAATACTGTTCTGTCATAATTATCAACTATATTTAACTCGCATCCAATTATAGGCTTGACCTTTTTATCTAAGGTGTTTAAGTAGTCTATTGTACCAGATACAGAGTTTATATCTGTAATACCAATAGCGTCAATACCAAGATTTGTTAATCTTTTTAGTATTTGTTTTGGTTTTGATAGACCAACACCACATGAATAGTGTGAGTGTGTTCTTATTGGAGTGTAATTTTGCATGTTTTTATTAAGTCTACTTCTTCTTCACTTAATTTTAATATATTCATATTACCATCAGGTGTTTTGACCTTATTTATTTCTTTAGATAATAGAATTTTCGCTAATAATTCATTATAATATTCTTTTCTAGATTTGTCAACATCTACATCATTAAATTGTATAAATGAATTAGCTATTAATTCAACACACGCTCCTATTTGTACTAACTCCATTAATAATGAATCTGGGTTTCTTAAATCTTGTTTTTGCTTTACTATTTCCCAAAATTCTTCTACCTCTTCAAGTAATATAGCATACGCCTCATGCAATGAACTAAATTCTTTTCCATATATTTCTGAAATTCTATTTTTTTCTTCATCTACTAACTTACTGAATTCTGACATAAATATTTAAGACCTTCTTTAAACTTCTTCAAATTTTCTATTTTAATTGATGTTAATAAAAATTGCTCATCATCCGATAATAAATCTAATGATGATACAACATAGTATGTTTCAATAGTTTTAATTGCGAAAAAATCAACATCATCTTTATGATATTTTCTAGTATTCTTACCCTTATTTCTTAAATCAATTTTTTTAGAATTAGCTGAAAATTTGCATTGTACTCTAAAACCATTTACGATAACATCATGCTTTTCACCTAACGCTGATTTACTAATATGAAAACCTTTTTGTTTACAAATATCAATAAATTCATCTTCCCATATCCATCCATTTATTCCTGTTATAAATCTTGTATAAGAATCTTTCCTATTTATAAATAGTAACATTTGTTTTTCAAGATTATTGTCTATAAACCATTTAGATATTATCTCACTAGGTTCCTGGTGCTTTATATTTTCCAACATTATGACCTTCATTTGTATGATTATTTACTACAAAATCAATTCCATATAATTTTGTTTGTTCTGAAATATATGAGCAAATAGTGTGTGGTTCGCCGTATTTATTGTTAGTTCCGCTAGGATGCTTAGTTTTACCAAAGTGACATAAACGACTACAACGCCAAGTCTTATTTAAAATTGGTCTGGTTGTCTTTTTGATTTCCTCAAATCTTTTTCTTATTATTTCTTTTGTTTTAATTATATCATTTTTAGTGAATGGTAAACTAAAAGCACCGCGTGGAACTGGTTTTAATTTTGTACCAGCATCCCTAATATAGAAAATAGTAGGTATTATTTGTTCTGCATTTGGGAAAAGTGTATGCAAAGCATAATGATATATTCTCAACTGAGGGTCATTCATCAATTTGTCATAAGTTTTTATATTATGAGGCCATTCTTTATCACTACCCCAATCTATTCTTTGCCCCGACTTCCAGTCTATACTTTCTATTATACCTTCACCAGCATCTACTACTAAATCTATAGTACCTTTTAATCTTAATTTACCTTCTATAATTTCACCATTTTCAGATTTAAACTTATAATTCGCCCAATCTTCTGGTATTTCAAAGTCAAAAGATAATTCTGGGGATATAATGTTTTGTTTTCTAGGGTCAAAACATCCATTGCATGTATTTAACGCAATATTTACCCAGCTATAACATTCATTTTTATGTTTATTAGTCCAAACATTTTGAGATTTACCACTATAGTATGAGTATGATTTTTCAAATAAGAAATCTACAAAACCTTTAGTGTAAATAATTTCTGGTTTGATATGTAAATCACCAATAATTTCATCTTTTATTAACTCATGTTTATCTTGTATAGCTTTTTTAGCTACAGCCAACCACTCCATTACTTTGTGAACAATAGTTCCTTGTTCAGCCTTTTGATTATCTGGTTGAGGTGTTCCTAAAACATAAGTTAAGAAATAACTTTGTTGACACATCGCCCACTGATTAAATGAAGAACTTCTAAAGTACGTTATTATCATAAAAATTTATGCTGTTTAATAGGTTAAATAAAGATTCGTTTTGTTGAGCAACTGTCATATTATTATTATCTATAACATAGTCAAATTTACTGTTATCATCTGACAAAGACACTTCACTAGCATGATTATCATCTTTAATTTTTCTAGTTAATCTAATTACTTTACCGCCAAATTTATGAACTTCATCAATTTCATTTTCAAATCTTAAATCTGTTATTATTGATAATTGACTACCATCATTCATTATTCTCTTTAATGTGGCTTCGGCATGACAATTAAAATATATACATCTAAAAACTTCAGTACCAACATATTGTAATAATTCCCTACCACTCACAGGATTATTAATAGTCCAGTCATCGCTTAATTTAAATCCTAATTCTTCAAGCTTCTTACGAACTTTATTTGTTGCTAAATAGCTTAGTCCAGGCATATTTTTCCATAGAATATGATTTATTGGGCTACATTTTTGTTCATCAGTACCCCATAATTTTTCATCTTCTACATTAAACATTATTGAGCATATTTCTTTTAATATATCAGCGAAGCTGTAAAGTTTAACAACAGGCCAGATTTTATCTGATAAAAAAGCAAGATTTTGAGGTTTTCTAGATTGTAAATCAAAAACCCCTTCATGTATTCCATCTGGAAATTCAAATAATGTAATTAATCTTCCTTGTTCGTCTATTCTAGCATTATCTACAAAACTATTAGAAACTAATTCAATTCCAGCCATAAAATTAGCTGCTGTATTTTTACCAGCTTGTTTTCGACCAGAAAAAGCAATAATCTTACCCATCAGATAATCTCCTAATTAACGGTTCTATTTCTTTAGTTATAGAATCATTATGCAAATCACCAACATCTTTAGTTGAAATTTTAGGGAAAAACAAACGATATGTTCTACCTAAATCTTTTTTTAAATTTAAAGCACCTTTTATACCAGCTTCATCATTATCTAAAAGAACTATTAAAGTTAAAGCACCAGAACCATCTAAAACTATACGTTGGTTGTCTCTTAAAGACGAGCCGAATATAGCCAGAGAATTTTTAATGCCGTTTTGTTCTAACTTCCATACATCACCAGGGCCTTCAACTATTACAGCTACGCCTGTTTTTAATATTTCGTCTTTAGCAAACCAATAGTTGTACAAGTAGTTTGAACATTCAAAATTTTTACTGTTTCTCCACTTGAATGAATTGATTTTTTCTTCATCTGTTGACGGACATAGTTTTTCTGGATTATGATAGTATTTACATTTACTGCACTTATCATAAATTGAACGTGCTGAAAATCCTACACAATAATTGTGGTCATTATCATATACTGGTACAGATACTCTATCTATTTTAGAATAGAAACCTACATCGTATTTGTCAAGTATTTTACTGTCGTACCCCCTAGAAATATAATAATTAGACGGTATTTCCAGTGTTTTTCTAACAAAATCCCTAGTCCATTTATTAGTATTATTAGAAATGTATGGTATATAGTTAATTTTTTGAAATATTCTATTAGCCTTTCTCTTTGCTAATACTTCTGATGGCGGTAACTTTACTTCATCTAATGATTTATATTTGCTGTATTCTAGTAGTATTTCTACAGCCTTAGCAAAATTACATCTATATATACCTTTTATAAGACCTATTAGATTTTTACCGTATTTTTCTTCACAATGATGAGTTCTACAAACCCAGTAACCTGGAACGCTATCTCCGTCTGGATAAAAGTTAAATGCTGAATTATTATCTCCATTATGAACTGGGCAGTAACCAGCAAATCTTTTACCAACACGTTTTAAATGTGAAAGCCCCAAATTATCTAATAATAATACAGGGTCTATACAAGCCTGATTACATAATTCATTTACAGCATCTAAATTAAACGAACGGAACTGATTGTATGTCATTTTCTGATATTTCTTTAGGTTTCTCTATCGTATTTCCGCTTTCTCTAATCTTTTTAAGATTTATATGAGTATTAGCCTCTACAATTCTACCTCTCTCACCAACAGATATCAGATTTAAATAGTCTCCGTATGGAGTTCCGCCACCATGCCTAGATTTTATAACTATTAATTTATGAGTACCAAATTTAGGACCGCCATCCATAGCTATTTCTTCATCAGATTTAGGTTTATAAACAGCTAAATTGGTACTTAACCATGTAATTCTATCAGAACCAGAAACAACATCTGTGGTTTCTTTATCTATACCATCACGATTTAGCTGAACTAAACTAAAAATTGGCACATCATGTTTAACAGCAAAGTTATGCAGAGAAGTCATCATAAAACCAAGAACCTGAAATTCCTGCATTGAATCGCTAATGCCTTCACCGCTCATCATCTTAATGTAATCATATATTATAAGACAGTCGTTTACTTTGCCATCTTTATCAAAACCTACATTTTGTTTTATCCATCTTCTAGCTATACCTAGTATTTCTTCAAAAGGTCTACCAGAAATATTTTTATAGAAGAACTTTGAGTTTTCAATCTTTTCTAAAGCTGGTCCTATTCTATTTAAACCTTCTCTATCTTTAGAAACTTTACCAGTTTCCAAATCTCTAATTTTATTATCTGAGACATTAGCTCCAACTCTATACCAATGGTCCTCTTTAGACATTTCTGTATCTAAATACAATACTGGTATTTGTAAGTTATAAGCTACATGAAAACCAATATTATCACTTATAAGAGATTTACCTATGCCTGTTCTAGCCCCTAATAATGAAACTGTTTTCCTTCTAAAACCACCACCAATATAATCATCATAATATTTATAACCAGAACTAATACCAACCTGTTCTACAGGATTTAATATTCTTTCTCTTAAATGCTCTCGCATTCCAATATGTAGCAGTTCCGGTTCATCATTTTCATCACCACTATTAATAATGCTAGAAAAATCAAATATTGTATTTTCAGCTATAGATATAATCTTACTTACAGATTCTTGACCAGTAATTTTTTCTATATCTGAAATTGCATAAGAAAGCTGATTTCTCAACATTCTAGCTATATGTAGTTTTTGAACTCTAGCAGCCATATACCTAACATTTTCTTTGCGTATTTGTCCATGCATTACAGAACGTAATATTGATTGATTGTCAGGACTAGAAAATATAAAGTCTAGACTAAGTTCGTTAGCGGCTGAAATTAATGATGCTTGGTCTATGCTTTTCGATTCACGCTTTTCAAATAAATGTTTGTAACACTGATATATAGCTTGATTCACATCAATTTGAAAAGATTCTGGCTTACTAATTAAATCAGATACATCTAAATATGCTTCTTCTCCGTAGCAAAAAATACCTGATAATACAGCACGTTCAGCAGCGGGGTCAACCAAAACATTAAAAATGTCAGACATTTATTTTTACCTTCTTTTCATGCTACATGAATTACAGCTATACATATTATCTTCTGGATTTTTTGAGTAACCAATAGCTAAACCAGGAGATACACTTTCCTCTCTATTGCATTTACTACAAGTTACTTTTATATTTTTACCAGTATTAATTATACCTAAATCACTTCTTTTTATTCTACTATGATTAATATACAAATTAGGGTCATCTTTAGGTATTTCTTTTAACTCTACAAATTTAATACTTTGTTGTTTTGAAGTTCTAAACCCACTATTATTATTTTTTTTATTTTTTTCTTGTTCTTCTTCTATAGGTATAACGCTAAATATAGGCGGCTTTATCTTTTTGCCAGTATAACCTTCATAAATTTTACATATAGATTCCCAATCGGCATTTTCTATCGCTCTTTTAAACTCTGACATATTAATTTTTTTCATTTTTATCACCATTTGTTTTATAATATGCGTATTTTAGAAATACCTCTGATATATCTTTCAGATTATTTGGTAAATACTGTAAACGCTCAAGGCGACGTTCTGCACTTTTTAATATTTTATCATTTAGATTCTTAGCGGCAGAATTATTCTTAATAGCTAAAGTACGCTGTGTATCAAACGATATATTCTTTCCTGCATAAGAACTTAACTCTGGTGATATTATCTCATTAATCCTAGCCTTTGCCCAAGCTATATGACCATTTAATTTATTAATTTCTGCTTGTATATACAAAGCCTCTGTTTTTAATGTAAATGCCGCCAAATAACATTCATCTGGGCTTAATTTTCTCATACAATCTTCTGTCATTTTTAAATATTTACTAACATCATATTGTATGATATCACCAACACCAATTTTTTGCATATATTTATCTAAATAATCATCTAACTTAACTAAATCTTGCTCGCCACTGTTCATCTGATTCATAATAAGGTAACTCCACTACTTTTATATTGTTTTCATTGCACCATTCAATCTTTTTTTTATCTCTAGACAAACCTTCAAAGAACTTTATTTTTGTACCATGAAAGAATGGTATGAATTTATAGTGTTGTTCACCGTGTACTTCAACAACTATTTTATTTGGTATAATAACAAAATCTGCTCTTAATTTATCACTACCCGGCAATGGAACTTCTTCCAATATAATAGAAGCAGAGAAGAGTTCATTTAGTATTTTTCTGCATCTTAAATGAGGTGAACTTCTTTTTCTTAATTCGTTTTCGTAAGTTATATGTCCGTTTGGTGGCCAATTATATTCTTTACCATCAAATCCTATAACTATCATTGTAATATATCCTTTAATTTAGATTTTAGTAGTTTTATGCTTTCTTCATTACTTCTTAAATATTCAAGAGCTTTTTCTTCCCCTTGGAATTTTAAAGGCTCATTTAAGAAAGAGAATGTGTACCAAGCTCCCGCTCTTTCTATTAAAGCACAGGTTTTCGCTAGGTCAAATAATTCGTAAACTTCATCAATACCAATACCATACCTAATATATGAAGTTACCTGTGCCCCAGTTCCACAATTAGCTGCTGTACTATTTGATAGCCAGTGTACTATCTTACCTATTTCAACACCATTATCATCATCATCACTACCGCCAACTTTCCATTTTTGTGAGTATTGAATATCAAGGTCTACATCTACAGCGTAAACAACTTTATTACCACCAGTCCTTTGAGTTTTTTTATAACCACCGCCAGTATTAGCGACAACATGCAATATACATATTATAATTGATTTACTAACAGGTAGGTCATTAGCTATTCTTTTTGTAAATCTAGCCATTAGAACTGGACCTGGGGCACGCTTCTGTTCATTTATTTCGGCGATTTTTTCATCCTCAGTACATAACTGGCTAACGCTGTCTACTATTACTACGCATCCAGGTTCTTCCTTTATCTTTCTTTCTGCTATTTCTAAAAACTCATGTGCCATCAATATCTTAGGTTTACCATTTTCATCCCTGTAAGACCTAACTATTTCAAAATGCTCTTTATCTGTTTTTAATTTTGGTATACCTTGAATATCTCTTGGTTTAATACGCCCCTCAATATTTAGATAGTATACTTTTCTACCTAATTCTTGAGCATTAGCGGCAAAATGTAGAGCAGTAAGAGTTTTACCTCCTTTAGGTGGTCCTGAAAGAATTACAAATGAGCCTTCTGGTATTCCACCACCAAGAACCATATCTATTTTTGGACTAACAGATATAATTTCACGTTTCTCATTAAGAAAATCGTCACCACTTATAAAAGCATTTTCACCATATTTTGATATCAAATCATCAGCGGTTTTCTTCGCCATTATTATCTAACTCCGAAAGTTTATTTAATAAACTGATACTGCCTTTTACTCTAACAGGTTTTATTTTAGTAGCATCAGTTACTTTAGTTTCTCTTAATGATTCTTTTTTATAATCTTCATCAATACATTCTTTATTTTTTTCTTTTAGTAAAGATTCCCATTTTGGTACTTTTAAAAACCCACCAAAAGATGTAATACCAAAGGAACGATTATCTTTAAGTGCTTTTACTATAGCTCTAGGATGCACATTTTTAAAACGATTATTAAGAAGAATAATCTGAGTTTTAAAGAATTTATTCCATTCTTCTAATTCCCAAAATTTTTGTGGTAATTCTTTTTTGTTTTTAAGAGCTACTTTTTCACATAAATATTCTGTTATATATTGATATATAGTTACGTTTCCACCACCATATCTAGATGGATAACAAGATTTATTGCTATATAGTTTTGCCATTATAATGCAAACATTTCTTAGAGCAGCTATTTATAGGTTCTATTTTAGAGCTAGAAATAATAAGCTCTGGTACTCTAATCCATTTTTTAGTTAAGAACTCACTATCATTTTGGTATCCAAATACTATAAAATTATTTTGAATTTCATCGTCTAATGATAACTCTTTGGTTATACCATAAGAAAAATACAAAAATTTTTCTGGTTCTAGTTCAAAAACTAATTTATTATCCCTAAAAACTATTTCAAACCTTTTAAATGTTTTATTTGATGATTTAAGTATGTCAAAATTTGGTGTTTCATACCTATCATTATCTGTTGTGTACCAAACAAAATATATGTTACTTAGTTTAAAATCTTCATCTAACATAAAAAAATATTTAAGTTCCTGTTTATCAATTTCATTCAAAATTTTACTTTTTGTTTTCATCAATTTTATAAATACAATCACTTCTATCAGCGTTTTTGCTATTAGTTTTTTTACTTTCATCAGCTATAGATGATGCGGCTTCTGTTAAAACCACACTACCTTTTGTTTTAGCTAACGCTTCTTGAAATCTAGTAGGCTGTTTAGGTGAATTTGTAGGAATGTAATTTATTATAACATCTCTTGGTATAGATGGTAGTTTTTCACATAACCAACCAATACCTTTATCAGCGTTTTTTTGAATAAAGAAAAGTTCTACTTCTGTTGGTTTAATAACTACTGATGATTTTTTCTTAGCCATTATCTCTATACTCCCTTTGCGAATTACGCAAAATATCTGCTCTACCACTTTCTAAAAATCTGACATACATATTAAATACGTTATCATTTACTCGCCTTAACTGCCAATAATTTTTACCTTTATTTCTATCGAAAAAATTTAAAGGTTTATAAGAATCCCAAGGGTTAAAAAATTCACCTTGAGAATTCATATATATTAATTTTCTGCCATCATCTTCAATTTTATACAATTCCATAAATACTTTATTAACTCCTACATGTAATTATAGTCATTTCTTGGTTTAAACAACCGTTTTCATCAACTTCTGATTTATTAAAAATAATATCTTTATGCAAGCTTTCTTCTGTTACACCTGTATGAAATCCACCGTTGACAGTTGTTTTAAATGATTGGTCCCCGCAGTAATCACATTTAGCAGTAACAATACTTACTATTTTAGCTTTAGGTTTAGTAATCCATAAATCAGCTAAAGATTTATTGCATTTTCTACATCTTATTATAAGATGCTCACCATTATCTAATTCTGTGTTTAATAACCCGCCATTAGGTAGATTATGTATCGGCGTGAAGTCTAAATTTTTCATTGCAAAAATCTCTTATATTATTCTTAATTTCATCAAGATTAATTCTGTTTTGTGATGTTACTGTAAACGAAAAATGGTCAACTGAATCAGGTCTAAATTTATTTTCTGAAATATTCTCGAATTGCAGTAAATTTATTGTTATGTCAAGACTATACATCTTATATTGTTCCTTTTTCTATATAAGTTGAACGCTGTTCAGGTGTAGCACTCATAAGTTTTCTCATTTTATCTTTTTCTGATTTAGACATTTTCTTCTTATTTTTTTCTAATGATGAAGCTGTCTTAAAACCACGCTCTGAAAGAACATCTTTCTTTTTATTTTTACTTTCTAAATGGTGTTTATAATCAGAACTAAACTTATTAGAATTTTCATCAGCTATTGCACCAACAGTTCTTCCTTTTATAATAAAACCTAAACCGCCAGTAACTACCCTAAACAAAGATTTTTTCTTGCATTTAGGGCATTTTACTAGCGGTTCATCGGTTACTTTTTGAAATTCTTCAAGCGTATGCTCGCACTTCTTACACTCATATTGATATATAGGCATATTACAATAGATACTCCACAAAAGGCTTCCATTCTTCCGGCATATTCTTCATGTGTTGCATATCCAAAAGCAGATGAAAAGTACCTTGCTTAGGCGGTTTTGGTGTTTTATATTTAACCATAACACCATTCACCATTTTTTGTAGTGGCATGTAAATATGAATATCAGATTGTTCAGCCTTATCTTTAGAATGAGCAAGGAAGAAGTTGTCCTTTTTTCTGTTGCATTTTCTACATGCTGTTACTACATTGCTCCAACAACTAGGTGAACTACTACCATTCCACCTACTTCTAGGAACAACATGTTCAAGCTCTAAATCTACTCCAGGCTCACCACCTTTAGCTCCACAATACTGGCATGTAAAGTTATCTCTGCGAAAAATGTTAATTCTAGAGTAAGGAACCTTACGGTTACTTTGCTTACTTTGTCTTATATTCCTTATTACTGCTGGTATAAAGTGTTTACGTCCTCTACCATCAAGAAGATAATCTTCATAATAATCAATTACTTCTGCACTAGGACATACTTTAGTACCATGACACCTTATACAGTTTAAGCTATAGTTTTCTTCACAATCTGGACAAGAAGTATCTTTGTAAATACGTTTAAAAGATTCTTCCCATCCAATTATTGAAATTGGTGTCATATTAGCATTTAAAACTAAAGTTCTCTTATTAGGAATAACGCGAGAAGTCATTTTTTACTGGTTCTTTCTTTTTTCGTCTTATTTCTATGATTTTTGACACAAGTGGATGACGGTTTACGTCATTAATATCTAGTTCTATTATACCTATGCCGCTGATTTTGTCAAGGTCTGAACAAAAGTTTGACAAACCACCACTTACATCCCTACATAAATCTGTTTGTTCTGTATCACCAGAAATAACCATTTTAGAACCATTCCCTAATCTAGTAAGTAACATTTCTAATTGTTCTTCCGAAGCATTTTGAGCTTCATCACAAATTATAAATGTATTCTCAAAAGTTCTACCTCTCATAAATTCAAGTGGGCATATTTCTATTACTTTTGAGGTTTGTAATTCATTAAGTTTCTGAGGCCCAATAAATTTATTGAACTCATCATATAAAGGTCTTAAAAATGGACTCATCTTTTCATTTATATCACCAGGAAGATAACCAACAGCACTTCGACCTTTATTCTGTGATTGTCCAGCCTCTACCAAAGGTCTTGTAACCACTATTTTTTCTAATTTATTAGTCATTAGAAAATAAACAGCGGCACCTACAGAAACGCAGGTTTTGCCAGTTCCAGCCGGTCCAGTACAAAAAACTATGTCATTTTCATATATAGACTTTAATAAATCTCTTTGGTTTTTACTTCTTGGTTTTATTTTTTGAAAGTTATGATTGGTATTATTAGAATTTGCGTTTTGCTTTTTAGTTCTTTTTCTAGTCATGGTTGATTTTTAATTACTATTTTATTACCAGATTTTATTTTACGATTATGAGAATTGCTTTGCACAAATATCTCATATCTATCTTTGTGTTTTTCTGGCAGCAACTTACATTCACTTGAATCAGGAAGTCCTAATAATTTCCTTGCTTGTTTTCCACCATATAATTCTGTATTTTGTTTATCAAATATTAATATTTCTTTATTTGATTGAACAGTTTCAGGTTTTGTTAATTGATAAAATGCTAATCCAGCTTTATAAGGTCTTTTTGAAAATTGCTCTACAACTTCATTTATTTTACAATCTATCCTACAAGTAAATATACCATAAAGATGTGATAAATCATCTAATTTTTGTTGTATTTCTTTAGAATTAATGTTACTTAAATCTGGTTGAACATAAAACTTTCGTGTATTACTTACACCATAATTATTTACTGAACTATAAAAAGAATTAAGTCCTACAGATGTTTGGTACTTTACAAATTCTACACCATCATTAGTTTGTTCCCATGCTAATATATTATCTCTGTCAACACCATATATTTCTAAGAATTCAATACCTGATTTTGGGCATTGAAATATAAGTGTGGTTTTAGAATTTTTACAATTAACAACTTCTTTAATTTGTTGAGAAAACAAACTTTTATAACGTTCTGAAGAACTATTTTCTGCTCCATCAGTTAAAACCATAACAACATGAATATCATCTTTATAAGCAGATGAAATCATCTTAATTCTATTAAGAACATTATAGGTAGCTGATATGATAGCTGTTGAAGGACCATTAGCAATATACTTATTTTTAACATATTTAGCGTCGGAAACTAAACCTTCATAAACTTTTTGAGTTAAAAATTCAGAAGAAAAGAATGTGACTTCTAGTATATTATCTAAATTATCAGAAGCATGTTCATTAATTAAAGAATCTATTAATTCTTTTATTTTAGATTCTAAACCGTAATTTTTAATAGACATACTTTTATCAACCACTAAATGCAACCACTTTTTAATATTTTTTTTACTCATAATACTTACTCCATAACTCTTCTTCATTTTTATCTAAATGTTTTTCATATAGCCATATTAAAGCAAATAAATCGTCGGCATCACGACCTATATCTGTTTCTATGCTTATTTTAATATAAAATTATATGTCCCACCAAAAGCTTTTAAATCAACTTCTTTTATTTCTTCGACTCTAAGTATATTATTTTCATCTTTATAAATTGAAAACATATAAATTGAATTTAAATTACTGAAACTCATAAGTTATATTATCCTGTGTTTGTTCCTCTGTTTCAAAATAATCATTGACTCTTTCTGAGAAAATTAATCCGTCCCTAAAATACTTTATATTATTTTCATTAAAAGAAGTGAATGTAATAAATTTTTTATATTCATTTTATTTAATATCCTCTGTAAACAAACTTAGTAGACCTAAAACAGAATTAACTTTATATTTACTAAAATCAAATCCATTTTTAAAATTACAATTTGGGCAAGTAAAATTACCAGAACATATACAAAGACTATCAGTTACTAAACAATAACAGTTAATACATGCTAATGTACTTATACAACCTGTATTATTTATTCTTGCACTATAAACAGAATTATTATACTCTTTAGCCTGTTCTTTGTTATATCCTACGTTTTTAAACGTTAGCATTTTGAATATCCGCAATTTTTACAGGTTACACAGCCTTCCTGTCTCACCATACTTTCAGCACCACATTCAGGACATTTTTCCTTTACTATAGTGTCGTCTGGAATATGCTTTTTAAGAACTCTAGCAATAGCCTTACTAAAACTAGAAATATTACCAGAAACCTTTTCTAACTGTAATACAATTTCATGTAATTCTGTTCCAGAACGTAAGAGTAATGATGTTAAACGTGTTACAGCTTCTTCTTCTTCATTACACGTTACTGTTATTGGTGCTAAGTAAATTTCTTTAGTGTCGTCAGCAGCTACTAGATGATAGTGTCCGCCACGCTTCTTTACTATTTTAGCATTTTTTATAGATTTGTCAAGAACACCGTTCTTACCAGCAAAAACCTCATAGATTTTATTGTTTAAAATACCAAGCAAGACAAAGTACTGTGTTCCTTTAACTGTAACGTGATGAACTTCACAATCTAAAGCTTTAGGTCTGATGACTTCTTGAGGTTTTTTAATTTCACTAGACTTTTCTGCTGTTAATACGCCAGTTCTACAACCATCACGGTAAACAGTAATACCTTTAATAGTACCAGTTTTCCATGCGGTTTCATAAATAGTAGCTACTTCTTCTACACTTACATTATTAGGTAAGTTAATAGTAGAGGAAATACTATGGTCAACATGCTTACCAGCTAAAGCCTGTAATTCTACACGCTTACGCCAATTTATATCATTTGCACAAGCTCCGTAATATGGTGATTTTGTAATGTCAGTTTCACCAGTAATTCTCATCCATTCTTTTAATTTTGGATGATAAACTGGGAATTCCATCCACATATCACCATTTTGGTCAGTAAAATCACATCTAAAGTTTTCATCTTGTAAATTACCCTTCTTTTTTCTAAAATAATGAGTCATAAATACAGGTTCAATACCGGATGTAGTTTGAGTTAAAATACTAACTGTGCCAGCCGGAGAGGTTGTTAGTAAAGCTATATTGCGACGACCATATTTTTTCATCGCGTTAAGTATATCTTTACCATATAAAGTTAAATCTTCATCTATTATTAAAGATTCATCTTCCATCCTCTTTAAGAATTCACAATCCTTTTCAAGTTCATAGTTAAATACAGGAAATGGACCTAATTCTTTTGCCATTTCAATAGATGAAAGATAACAACCAAACTTTAATGTTTTATAAATTTTTTCAACAGTCTGTAAAGACTCATCTGAATCATATTTAAATCCACACGCAGCTATAGCGTCACCAAGAGCGGTTATTCCAGTTCCCGTCCTTCTACCTAATTCACAATACTTTTTAATATTTTGCCACAGTTCTATTTCTCTTTGCTTTATATTTAATGGTTCTGGGTCATTTTCTATTTTATTTAGAATTCTATCTATAGATTCTATTTCTAAATCTATTAAGTCATCCATTAAACGTTGTGCAATTATAGCATGTGATAAAAATTTCTTATAGTTAAATTTAGCATTTGCAGTAAACGGATTGTCTACATAAGAGTATAAATTCAACAGTAATAATCTGCAAGAATCATAAATAGATAGACAAATTTCGCCACAATTTGAAACATCACAACCATTGGACCAATATGAATTACTTTTATTATCAACTGTAATATCAAAAACCTCTTCTGTTGAAGAATATTCAGATGATTTTATATCAAAAGTTTTAAGTTCTGTTTCAGAAATAAAAATGTTTATTGTTTTAGCATATTGAGCTTCAACCTTTGTATTTTTATCATCAACAACTAATCTATGATTTTTAGTACAATAAACACAACCGGCAGTTGTAGAGTATTTATATACATCTTTAACTCCATTAGACCATTTATTTAAAACTTTAGTCCAACCTTCCTTACTCCAAATATAATCACCTATATTAATATCAGAAAGGTTTTTAATACCACTTTCGGTTAAAATTTTAGTATGTCCAGGTTGACAAGGGTTCAGAGATTCAGTCTTAAATCCAAAAGCTGCATAACAATCAGGTAAAGAATTTCTTAAAATAGTATCCCAGAATACTAATCCTGGTTCAGCCATTTCGTGAGCATTCTTAATAATAGCTTTCCATACTTCCTTTGCTTTTGTTTTTTTAGATATTTTAGGTGTTTTACTATCTACAGGGAAACGAAGTTCATAATCTTCATCGTTTTGTACAGCATTCAAAAATTCATCTGATAAACGCAAGGAAATGTTAGCACCAGTCACCTTAGTTCTATCATTTTTAACAGTAGTAAAATCTAATACTTGAGGGTGATGAACATCTAATGTTAATAACATAGCACCCCTTCTTCCATACTGACCTACTTCTCTAATAGAATTAGAATATCTTTCCATAAAAGAAAGAATACCGGTAGAAGTTCTGGAAGAATTTTTAGTAGGGCTACCTTCTGGTCTTAAATTAGAAATATCAATACCAATTCCACCACGCCTTTTACTTACATGGCTAAGCTGTTCATCTGTATGATGTATCCCACCATAGCTGTCTGCGGGGGAATTTATAACAAAACAATTTAGGCTTATCAAACCTTCTACATTATAAGAGTGGGTGTTTGAAATGCCTAACGTATAAACATATTCTTCGTTATATTTTATTTTTTCTTTTTCGTTAATTCTTACATAAATTATACCATCTATTTCTATGCTATATTGATGTTTGTTTTTAGATTCGTAATTTAACCTATCGTCAAAATAATTTTTCTTGCAGAATTTTTTCAGATATGAATTATTAGTAAAACTTAATCTTGAATAATCTCCTGGTGGCAAACCATGTGTTATACAAGCTAGTATTCCGTGACTTCTTAGTAAATGATAGAAGCTTTCTATTAAATTACGATTATTTAAAACTACTCTTGTTGAACCACCAGAAGTTACGCAACCATCAGATTCTATTAAGCCAATTAATAGATTTTCAATTAGTTTTTTAGGCCAACTGTAAATATCATTATTTAGTCTCTTACCATTACAACCTCTACCAAATAATTTATCAAATGTATAACCTATAATACCAGAGTGGAAAACTATTTGTGTAGAACCATCTATTTTAGTATTATCATTTATATCAGGTATTAAACCAAATAAACTTGAACCATAATTAGAAACAAACTTGATTATTTCTTCTTCTTTGCTATTAAAGGTAAAAGTTATTCCTCTAATCTTATCTTTTGTTTTTGAGTCAGAAAATATACATCCATCACCATACCATAAACCTAAAAATCTAGCAAAGTTTTCGTCAACTTTCCAGTTAGAATTAACCTCTTTGTGTTTCTTTTTATGATTTGGTTTGTAACAGTAAATAAGGTTAATTTTGTTTTCATCATAGTTTTTATTTACAATATAACTATAATCGCCATAAGTTAAATAATTACCAAATAATTCGTTTAAATTTATATCTTTGATTATTCCAACATCATTCCTTTTTGGAATAGCAATATAATCACCAGACCTTAAATACTCTACAGTATTCCAAGAAGGTTTTTCTCCCCACTTTAATTGTTCTTTGCTTATAGATAAAAATTTATGGTTATCGGTTACTTTAATTTCTGGTGTACCAAAACACTTTAATTTAAAGACTGTTCTATTAGAAAGCTTATTTTTATGTATTTGTTCTACATTTTCAACAGTACCTTTATGTGTAACAACCTTATCTCCAATAGATACATCACATATTTTTTTGACACCGCTATTTACAGTGAACACATTAGTGTCTTTATCAAAACAATTCGACAAACTTACATATTGATGTGGGTTTCCTATCCCATACATAGGCGAACCTTGTGGAACAATATACTTGAAGTCTTTAAGTAAATTAAAAATATCCCCTTCTGATAGTGGCTCACTAAATTTCTTTGCTTCAATTCTAGCAAATTCTTTAGCAATACGACTATGCATATCATCAGGGGTTTTTTCTAAAATATTACCTTCATTATCTCTTAATGCATATTTATCAACAAATACTTTAGCAGGTAATTCTTCGCCATTAAAATAAGAAAGAGACGCTTGAAGCGTCTCATCGTAGGTGTAAATTTTCATCGTCTCAATCTCTTATATTATCTTTTACTTATTTTTAACATTCCTATGTGATGAGCTAAGAGCATGATATTTTTCAGCTAGTTCTAAACCAGTATCAGCTTCTATATATCTATATGATATAATTTCGTCTGTTCTATGATGACGAATAGCAACATTCATAGCAAACTTTTTTCCTTGTGGTTTAAATAGGTCCGCATTCAATTCTCTAAAAGGTACTGACATTTCTTAAATTAACTCCACATTCCTCTAATAAAATACGAGATTTTTTAATTTCTTCTGCATATTTTATTGATTTACTAACATCTAACTCTTTATAAACTATTTCCTTAATCCCAGCTTGTACAATAGAACAAGCACAACTCATACATGGTAAACCATGCAAATACATAATAGAATTTAAAAGACTGACACCGTTACGAGAAGCATTGCAAATAGCATTTTGTTCGGCGTGAATAATCCAGTTGTATTTTTCTGGTCTTTCTAATCGCTCTGGAACATTATCTCTAAGACCTCTTGGGAAAGAGTTATATCCGGTTGTCTTAATTTCTTTACCTTCACCAATAATAATACACCCAACTTTAGTATGTGGGTCTTTACTTTTTGATGCGATTAATGGTAATAAGTCAAAAAAATATTCATCCCAACTTTTATTATTTATCATGGTAGAATAATTTCTGATGGTGGCCCGCAAGCTATTTGAATTTCCTCTTGTTTTTCTTCACTACATTCACAAATTACAATTCTAGCAATAGCTTTTACTTCCTTACCATTTTCATCTTTAAATCTAGCAGATTTTGGCAAAATATAATCAATTGTATATTCACCGCGACCATTACACTTTTTACATTTATTCTTGTTCATTTGTTTGTATATTCCTTATATTATCTTCTGGAACACCATGATTCTCAAAATCACTATATACAACACCAAGCAAAGATGTTCCGTCTTTTAATAGAATATCACAATATCCATCTTCATACTTACTAATCTTCTCTGCTTCAATATATGTTTCAGAACCAATTTGTCTAATAACGCCATTATTGTCATAAAGCTCTAAATTGTATAATGCTCTAATTCTCTTCATTTTATTTTTACCTTTTATTAATTACAATTACAATCAGATGAAAAAGATGATTTACCAATATTTGCATCTTTCCAAATTTCAAAATCATCCTTATTTAATTCAAATAATGAATCATCTTCAAATAATACTTCATGGAAACCATTTGAATCTACTAAAGTAACTTCTTTTATTAAATGGATAGAACCATATTCAAGATTTTTTTCTATATTGTTTATTACTATTCTAGAATCTTCTATAATAGGAATTATACCGACTATTTTTTGATTTTTAAGTGAACGTAATTTCATTTCTAGCAAAGTTTATATATTAATTCAAAACCAATTTCACTATTATCTATATCTATTCCATTTTCTTGTAAACGTTTTAATAATGATGTTTTAGCTTCCTCTAATTCAGATGGTATAAAATCACAACTATCGTAATCTCCTGATATAGAACAAAATACTTCTTCTAAACATTCATAATCTTTATTATATTTCAAATTTAAGTTTTCTAAAAGTTTTTCAAATTCTTCTTGATTTAAACACTTATGAGAAGAACCTATAAAGAAAGTTTTTTCTGTTAGTGAGGTTTTTTCTTTAATATAAACATCAACAGACAACTGTATATTTGATATAAAATCAATGCTCATAATTATTTTCCTTAGTACCGAAACTGAGAATCGAACTCAGACTAAAAGCGTATGAAACTTCTGTACTACCTTTATACTATTTCGGCATAAACCTAACATTTTACCGTTAAACTACCAACCACTTTCGCAGTCAGGTGAGACTCGAACTCCACATCTTTAGGGCATTTTAATTTTAAGGAGCCAGATACGAGAATCGAACTCGTATTCTTAACGTACCAAGTTAATGTACTACCATTGTACTAATCCGGCGATTGTACTTAAATTATACCACATGTTAAGTGACTTGTCAAGACACGCCTAAGGTAAATAAATAATTGAGAAGTCCACTTCTAGCTAAATCATTTGGTTCAGTATAACTATCAGCTCTATTTGGTACTAAATCATAACCAACTTTATGATAGCAATATGCTACTGCTGTAGAACAAACTGGATAAATATCATCTATTTTCTCTATTATAGCATCGTTAGAACTTTTGTCAAGAGACTGAAAAAGTCTTAAGCCAAACATTTTCTTTTTAGCCATCCACCATATTCTACCCCAACCATAAGGAAGGCCAGTCATATTTCTCATTATGTTTGTTACACGGCGTGGTTCAAAATGAAATAACTCTTCCTTTACACTATTTGTAATATTGTCAAAATATAATCTTTTTAATGGTTCACTTACTCTATAAACGTCAATTCTATTTTCTTTTAAATCTTGATAGTAAGCTGTTTCTAAAGAAACAGTACGACCACCATAACCTTCTCTAAATTCTGTTACTTCAATAAATTCTCTATCTTCTGGACATGCTAAACACTTTGGGAAAGTAGCTAAAGCCGCATGAGAATATTGACCATCGCCAGCTTTTTGTATAATCCAAGAAACTAAACTTTTGCCTCTGAAAAGTAAAATATCACCTTCATTAATCGGAGCTTTTTTGTAGTTTACTATTATTTTTTTCATTTGTTATAGCCTCAAGTAAAGCTTCTATCTTACCGATTTTTAATGTAAGTTGTAATTCTCTATCTAAATGTTTATCAACAATATTTTTAATATCATTAGATTTTTCATTATAATAAGCAAAGGAAGTCCATACAGGAGCCATAATTGCTGCAATTATTATACATATAGCACCTACCATAGTCCAAAAACTTTGCCAATCAGTTTTGTTTATATTAGATATTTTGTCAGCTAAAGAATTATAAGTAAGATTATGATTGTCACTTAATCTTGTTATAGCATTTGTTAGTTGTATACCCTGTTCTTTTACAGAAGTAGATAATTCTAGTAAATCACGTTGTATAGCTTCTTGTCCCTTTTCAAGAACACTAACTCTTGGTTCAATTTCATGCAATAATTTTTCATTTAAGGTGTTACTTGCCATAAAAAAATGGGGATAGTTTCCTACCCCCATCCTTGAATTTTAAATTATGTTTTAAATTAGCCAGATGTTTTAGCTTCGTAATCTGCACGCAATGGAATAGCTAAAGCACCAGTACCAGCTAAACCATGGTCTGAATAGACATATTCACCCGGCAATGCTCTTGTTGGTCTAGCAGCATCATCGGTGCCAAAACTATCATTAGTTCCTGCACCCTTAGTAGCAACGCCAGTTTCATAATTCCAACTTGTTATATGATATGAACGGCGGTTTTCTTTAACATGAATACTACGACGGGTTACTGTTCTATGAATACCAGGAGAGTTCAATAAATCACTAGAAGCTCCATTTAAGTATCCATAACCACGAACAATAAATTGACCTTCAAACATTCCTCTTGCGAATGTATTAGCTGTAATAGCTTTCATAGTTCCAACATTTGAACTATTTATAGGAAGATTGCCTTGTTTTGTTATATTACCTTGTGTTAAATTATTTGGTGCTGTAGTTACATTTCTACCATCTACATTACCAGCACGCGGAATAACCGCACCATTATTGTTAGTAGAACCAGACCCCTTAGCTGTAGTTGTAGCCATATTATTTAATTCTCTTTACTTATCTTCTTTCCTGCTTTCCTACATTAATTTATGTTCCTATCATTGCTAATGTATATACACCATTTTTTCTCTTAATATATTTATAGATTTTTCTATTCTGTTCTTTATTGTTTGTGTTGAATACTTTAGTTTAATACCTATATCTTTTAATGATAAACCTTCTAAATATCTCATTTTAAGTATTTTGATATTTTCTTCGTTTATATGTTTATTTATTTCATTAAATATATACTCATATTCATCTTTATTTTCTTCATTATAAACTACATCACAATCTGAAATTTTAACTTTTTTATGTTTTTTTCTATCTTTTCTAATATCAATAATTTTTTGTTGGCATTCCCACTTAATAAATTTCCATAAAGAACTTGTAAATTTAGTGGTGTACTTTTCTCCATTATGAAATTGTAAAGCTCTCCACAAACCATGTATACCACACTCTTTTAATGTATCACCATCTAAAATACCTGAGTATTTTTTTAACACTGATTTTATTATGTTTGAATTATCTTTATTGTTTATAGCTTCTAAATACTCTTCATTACTTATTTGTTTCTTCATATTTTCTATAACCTAAATCCCAAAGAGCATTAGCTAAATCACTTGCTGTATTATGTACCCAAGTTTCATCGCCAAATTTTGCACAACCATGTAGCATTTCATGTAGATAAGTGTCTAACTCATCTTTACCAACTAACCCCTTTCTAATTCCTATTGTACCTAAAAACTTATTTTTTTCAGATGGATAAATTATATATCCATAATTTTTAGTTTTACTACGCTTGACAATCTTATATTTAGAATTATCAAGTGTAATTATCATAAATACAACCACCAACTAATTTATGTGTATTTTTGAATAAATTTACCTTTTCTATAAATTCATCATTAACAATAACACTTTTTACGACATCAAATTTACCGTTTGGCATTATATACATACACCACAAAACGCCCTCATTATTTAATGAATCTATCTTTTCTTTAATTTGTTTAAGAGACTCATCATCCAACTTATCATTGATATTAAATTCTAATGGTAGATTTTCTTCCATTGTAAGTAAATCTTGTAAATTTTTCTTACATTCTGTTATATCAAATAATCCAGTCGTAGGGAAACCAACAACAAACGAATATCTTGACACAGGCAAAAATAGAGAAACCCCCTCAGCTTTTATAATTTTCTTACCAATATCCTCAGTAATATCAAAATTAGTGTTTGCTAACCAAGTATCAAAATGCCTAGATGCTAAAGAAGAATCTTTTACTGTAATAGCTCCTAAACTTGTAATTAATATACGGTCTTTTCTAATATCTTCAAGATTAGACTCTTCCTTTGTATCTTCATCTAATTCTAATTTTAGTGGGTCATCCCATTTTTCCCAAACAATCTTTTTTCTTTTCATTATACAGTTATCTCCATCTTAATATTTGGATGAAATTTATAATTTATTAATTCATAATTATTGTAAGTCCAATCAAATATAGAAGTAAAGTTATTTACTAGCATAGTTGGCAATTCAAATTCTTCTCTATTCAATATAATTTTTGCTGCTTCTAAATGATTTTCATAAATATGACAATCAACAAAACAAGCGGACAAATTTCCAGGTTTTAACCCGGTTTCTTTACAAAGCAAGAGAAGTAACATACCATAGTGAGCTATATCAAACGGTACGCCAAGCATAAAGTCAGCAGAACGCTGTACCCAAAAGAGATTTAATGTATCATTATTACTAACAGTACAATTCCAAGCATAATGGCATGGTGGTAAGGCCATTTCATTTAATTTAAGTGGATTCCAATAACTAACAACCAATCTTCTATCATTAGGTGTTCTTTTTAATGTTTCAACTAATATATGCAGTTGGTCACACTTATCACCATTAAAGTTTCTTCCTTGAGAACCATATATAGGGCCTAAATCATCTGTTTTAAGAGCTATTTTTTTATAATCATTAAAATTAGCAGAGTTTTCTTTAACGACTTTTGGATTTGCCCATTCATTCCAAATATTACAACCTCTTTCCTTATACCAATTTTTAGACCTAATACCTTTGATAAACCCTTCTAATTCAACCATTATTGAATTTATATGGAGTTTTCTTAGTGTTAATAAAGGAAAACCATCAGACATTTCATGTGTAAAAAACTGGTTTGGCAACATTATTGTTCCAGTTTGAACTGGTTCTGAACCAATAACCTTGCCATTATCGTCTAAAACATTTCTAGTAGCGACCTTTCTAGTACCGCTGTTTAATATTCTTAATCCTATATCTTTATAATTTTTCACTTTGGTTCTCCAAAAAGTTGATGTGGCCCCACTATTGGAGCATTGTACTCATCTGAGTATAATGACCAAGAATTTAATATTTCAGAGGCTAATTTGTCAGTTTTATTAGCTTCCGCCCATCTTAGTAAGTAAACAATAATATTGGTTTTTAACTGACCTGTATTTAATTTGTGAAATAAATTACCTACATTTCTACAAATATTTTTAGCTGTATCATAATCAGAAAATGATGTTTTAAATCTCACATTTCCTTCATCATCTAAGTTAATAACAAATGTAAAACTATTATTTCTGTGTATATCATTAGATAACATTAGAGATTTATAAGCTTCTTGATAAGCAATAACTTCATCTATAGTTAAACCAGTTGCTTCTGAAAGCATATTGGGTTCTAATTCTATATTTTTTTCTATAAAATCACTTTGAGCTATTGTCATTTTAGACATTTTGAACACCCATTATTATTATTTTTTTGCTAATTTCATCTGTTATAACATTAATGTCATTGCACCAATAAGCATCGTTCCAAGTTTCATGCCCAGGCTCAATCTTAAATCTATAAACCAAATGAACACAATTATTGTTATAGTCTATGAAAAATGTATATGGTTCAGTTATTAGCCAATATGGTGGATACATTAAGTATTTGTTTAAAATACTGGAAATATCATTATTGATATTAAAATCACAATCCCTACTTATAATCTTATTATCTTTCAATAATAAAAATTCTGGTTGTCCACTATTCCTGTCGTAAGATAAAACAATAGCGTGTTCAAATACCTTCATTTATAATTTTCCTAAAATTAGATATACTTATATTATCTACTCTTTTGAATATATCATTTAATATCTCATTATCCTTATATAGTTTAATACAAGCGTTATTATCGCCTACATTAACTAAATCTTTTAATGGTTTAACATATTGAACATATTCTTTCAACACATTTGTTTTGCAAATCCAAACGCTTTTATGTAAAACACAAAACCAAAAATTAGATTTTGTTATAGATATACCTGACGGAGAACATTTTTTGCTATTATAGTATTCTATTGCTATATTACCGCTTTTTTCTTGATATGAATCAAATTTTACTTCCGAAGTAAAAGTAAATTTGCAACACAGTGACTTACTAACTAAATCATAGTAAGACAGTTCATCTTTGTCAATATTAAAAGATGTTTTGTAGCCAGAATTTTCTAGAATTCTAAATACTAATTTTTCAGCTACTTTAGCAAGATTATTATCATTCAGAAATGACATATTTTTTAATTTTATTTAAACCAGCATTATATATTTGATGAACTCTCTGTTTAGTTAATGATAGGTCATTGCTTATTTGTTCAAAAGTATCACTTGTCAGTATTCTTCTGCTTACACATTCATGTTCATGCTTAGTTAAATTACTATTTGATAATATCTCATTAAAATTATCTTCTGAATACTCAGTTTTATTAAATAATGCTATCTTATCATTTAATTCTGAAATTGTTCCGCTTTTCTTCTTTTGTTTAATATATTCAGAAAAATATTTTTTAGCACCTTGATTAATACAATAGATTATATATCTTTCAATTGATAGATTTGATGAAGAATCATATCTCATGTGACCACAAACTGCATAATATAACAAAAATGTTATAAAATCTTCATTGTTTATTAACCTAGCTTTATTTCTATGGTAAGTTATAATAACTTTTTTAATTAAATCGACATATTTTTTTTCTTCCCATAAGTCTATACCACTACTATTTACCATAGTATTATTTTTTAATGATTTAGTCACATTTATATCAGATAAATACACAACTATTTTCCTTTATTTTTAACAAACGAATTTTCTAATAAAATATCTACAAATTTCTTTATTGTTCTATATACATTAGATTTTTTTGTAAAAGAATACTTTTCTAATGCTTCATCTTCTATCCAATCTCTTAAAGATGAACCAAACTCTTGACTTCTAGCTAACCAATCACATACCATTTCAGCTAAAGCTACATCTGGCATTTCATTAATACCACCCCAAAATTCAGGATGATGGTCATTAGAAGATTGATGTTCTATAATAGCTAATTCTAGAAATTTTGGGTCTACTTTAATACCCTGATGTAGATAATCCCATTCGATACCAGTAAACTTAGAATTGTCGTGACGGTATCCTCTAGCTATTAATTCTCTGCCTACAACCTCATCGCCTTGTTTTATTAATCTATTGCCAAGTAATAAACATGCTTCTCTTACTAAATCTATATGTCTTGTAAGATTATCTAAATGTTCTTCCGTATCCATTTTTCTCCCTTTTATTATTAATAAAGTGTCTCTACTAGGAATTGAACCTAGACCATTACGTTAGGACCGTAAGATGCTATCCTTTACACTATAGAGACATTTGTGATAGCTCAAGCGTATTTATAACAACAATAAATACACGAACGCTATCACTTTGAAGTACCCTAGCTAGGATTTGAACCCAGTCTAATTCTTTCGTAGAGAATCGTGCTATCCATCACACTCCAAGGGCATTCTAAAGTCCGCTCACAGAGACTTGAACTCTGAACTCACAGGGTAAGAGCCTGGGATGTTGCCGCTAACACCTTGAGCGGGTGTTTCTTAATTATATCAGAAACTTCGTTTGTTGTCAAGCACCTCTAAATTTATGTCCAAGCTCATCAGCCTCACTATTAAGCTCTCTACCAACCCAACCAAAGTGGAACCTATCTATATAATATAAAGCATTTAAACTTTCATATATTTTCCTTGCATTACCAATTATTAATTGTAAATTTTCAGATTTGCAAGCATATTCACCAGTAATTTGTCTTACAACTAATTGACTGTCACCAACAATTTGAATATGTTTATACCAATCTTTATATGAATAAGCAAATAATAGAGCTTGGTAAGCAGCAAAAGCTTCTGCAACATTATTAGTTTGTGGCAAATCAACTGGACACCTTCCAGCTAATTCACAAAGCTTTCTTTTGGTGGTTAAACACTTACCAACTACTGACCAAACAGCATCGCCGTTTGTATTCCCACCGTCAAAATTTAAAACTAATGAATTAGACATTAATAACCTTTTTTAATTGAAAATAATCGCCGTTATGGTATCTAACTCTAATATCATAAGGAAGATTTAACGGTAAACAAAAACCTTCTTTTATTGACTGTAACCAACAAGCATGAAATAATATTGGATTAAACAAATTATTATTGAAATTGTAAACATAAAATTCATAAATAAATTGAGAATTTTTATTGTCTTTAACAAGAACCTCTAATTTGCTTTCAAGAGGAAATCCATAACCAATATAACTTATATCACATTGAAGTATCTCTATATTTAATTCAGGAATTTTCATTAGGATATATCCTCTAATTTTTTCATAAAATCTAATATATGTTGATAAGCCTGCATTCTTGCTGTAGCATCTATATAATTTTCTGATTTACTAGAGTATTGACCATCAGCACAATATCCTATATTTTCCAGTATTTCGTCTTTTAAATCATGCCACATTAATTCGTAATCTCTCATTTTCAAACACCTCTTTCCAATAAGAAAGTTTAACTTTCTCATAACTTATGTCTTTAAAACTATTTTTACCGTATTCAACCAAATCTTTAATAGCATTTTTGCTTAAAAATAAACTTTTCAAAACTAACATTGGTAATTCTCTGTATGTTAAAGCAAGAGAAGGATTATCTACTAATGGCAACACACCTAAATATATAGCTTCCAAATTCCTGTAACAATCAATACCATTTCCGCACGGTGATATTACAGTATGATGCTGTGCTAAATCCATCAAGTATTCTTTATAAGGTTTCTTTTCTTCTGCTTTAATTACCGTTGCAAAATCTGAATTTTGATAGTAAGATTCTAATTCTGCTCTTTCATAAGTGTAATTAGTCCAGTTTACATAAACTAGAGAACGTTTTTGAATATCAATATCAATTTGATTTAATATATCATCTTGTGAATTAGCTGGTACTCCAAATGGTATTTGTATTATTCTATTATCATCAATAGTTTGGCAGTTGGTCGTAAACCATCTTACTATATTACTAGGAATATTATTAAATGTGTAAGTAGTCCATGCATAACACTTAACTGAATATTTATCACTTAATTTACACTTATCAACATCACATCTTGGACCAATATTTATTCCATTATAACCAATTTCCGGTGTAACACACATTCTAGCCCATTTAATTAAATCAAAACACGGTTGATTGTATAATTGTTCAGTTACACCAAAATCAGAACAAGAGCTAACAACAACAAATTTTAAATATGGGTTTTCTTTACAATACTCAAAGAAACTTTGCATTTCTTCTAGATTAACATGTATAAGACCGCTTTTTGGCTTATCTCCAATCTTATAAACACTATCACAAAGACCTTTATAAGACTCACAAGTTATAATATCTTCTTTTTTTATAGATAACATTTATTTACAGCCTCAGCAAATTTAACTCTATCACAAGCATATAATCCAGAAGTGTGAATACTATTATATTCAACAACTTTGTATTCACCGTTTCTTCTCATACAAACATCAATAATGTAACCCTTTTGAGGATTGAACATACTTATAATTTTTTTTGTATAACCAATAGCTTTATCTGGTACTTTATTATCTATTTTAACACCTAAAAAATCTCTATATTTAGAACATGTAATTATTTCTTTATTTATTACAACAAATCTATATTCTTCCTGTATATATTTATCTAGCGGTGACACAAAAATAAGTTCACTATTTGGTACTTTTAAAAGTTCACAATTAGCAATAAAATCATTAACTTGTGAAATATGTAAAAGTGTGCCAGGGAAAGTTCTAACCGGAGAGATAGGTTTAATAAAAATATCAGTATATATATAATCTTTATTTCTAATTCTATTCTTGAATATTTGATATGTCATTATGTTAGAATAATAATTAAGTGCTTCATCACCTAATTTACCAACATAAGTAAGATAGTCTAAATTTTCACATAATTTTTTTCGATAATAAACTAAAGCTCCGTTTATACTAGAATAAACAAAACGTTTAGATTTTTCTGCTCTAGAATAATCAATTATATCATGGTAAGAAACTAACTTATAAGGTGTTTTAGTATCTTCTAGAGCTTGACACATAAGTTCAGATTCTAAAAAGTCTTTTTCAACTAACCACATTTTCCACCTTGTAAATATATACTGGCTTACCTAATTTCTTCATATAATTAATCATGTGAGCAGTTCCACTACTTACACCATCCCATATAGCTAAGCAAGCATCAGCAAAATCACCCATTTTAATATTTCTATCAAGTCCAGCCCTAGCATTGTAATAACCTTCATCATCGCCCGGTCTAACATCTACTATAGCACCCGGAGCTTTTAAGTCATGCCATAAAGCCTGGAAAACTTGATATTTTATACCATTTTCCTTTGCATACCTTTCGCCTAACTTATCAACGCCTTTTGCTCCACCACTAACTATTAAAGTGGCTTTTTTATGAGTATTAGACTTTTTAATTGCGTCTAAAACTATATTGTAGTCTGTTATTGAACGACTACCGCAAATTATTATTTTCATAAATTGTAATCTCTTTTGAATTTGGAAGAATAATTAATCCATAATCCCATTCTTGTAATAAGTAAAAAATACACATTGATATATTTATATCATTTGCTATACTTTCACTTACTAAAATTTCAAACTCTCTAGTTATTTCACAAGCATTATTTTTAAGATAGTCCTCACAAAAACTTTGTAAGTCACCGTGCAAATATTTAGAACGCCATTCGTTTGGAAGCTTTTCTTCCATAAGTTTGGTTACATGAGCTAAAACTTCACTAGACGCCTGCGGCATTTCTTATACTCCTTGAACTCAAATCTACAGGAACAAAATCTTCTTGAAATTCAAAGAAATTCTCATAACCACTAATAAGCTTTTCATTACCTCTTGGGAAAACAGCAAATTTGTTATTGTATATAAAACAATATTCAAGTAATTTACCTAATGATTCTTTATGTCTTATTATTCTATTAGCAGTATCAACACCTACTAAATAGGTAGAATTTATTGGGTATAAGTGAAATTTATCTATAAATAAAGGAGCTTTAGTAAAACAAACAGCATTTATATTATTTTCTTTATACAAAACACTTCTATTTCTATAATCAAGATAATCAAGATTAGGTTTATCGAAATTTTGTACAGATATGTCTAACGTTACTTTTTGTTTAAATTTATTAGCCGAATAATTTATTATAGCACGATGACCATCATGTAATGGATTAAAAGAACCTGAATATATAAGATTGCTGCATTTTTCACTATTTATAATAACTTGCTTAAGAGCAAACTGTTCTTTAGTATCAAAAAATAATCTTGGTGTATCTTCTTCGTGCTGGAAATAGAATTTTTCAGATTTTACACAATCCCATTCATCTTCTGATAAATGAAAAGTTCCCATTTCAAGACCATCTAGAATTACTTCACTTACTAATTCTTCTTCTTCTTGTCTGCTTCTATTTTCAAGCAATTTAAAACTTGTACTACAAATAACTTCACGTTCTAAATATGTAATGTGAAATGAGTGTTCTCTACCAACCCTCTCTACATTACTAGAACGCAAACTTGCACAACAAGCAAGAGAAACGCACTCATTGAAATCATAACCCAAATCTAACATCTTTTGCATACCGGCCATTGCAAGTTGTCTTGATGTTAGTTGTGAATTATATTTTTCAGGTTTAAAACCAAGAAAATCATCTACACATTTTGTAGAATATGGAACGTAAGCACCGGCAAAATAGCTTGACGCACCACCATTTCTTAGTATTTTACCTATAGCTTCTGTGCCACCGCCAGTAATAGTCAGAAAAAGTTTTTTATCCATAATTAATACCATATTAGATTATTGAATAGTTATCTCATAGCCGCGATTCTGTTAATGTTTATGGTCGCCCATATAACATCGTTTAATATTTATCTGTTTAGTAAACTAAACCGGAGTATTAACTTCCGCGCCTTAACCCGAATATCATAGGCCCGCAATCCGCCTAATTCTGTTTAAGTTGCTGCCATCTGCGTGATACAAACGAAACCACGATTAAAACGGGTTTCTCTCACGGTCTGCGGAGCAGTCACGAACTTCCTCGGGGTTTCCCCCGCATTAAACCGAATAACTTTTCAATAATCTTTGCTTTATATAACTTAAATTTGTTGTTTTCTCAGAATATCCATTGTAAAATACTGTCTGTAAACAATCTAAACTGTTATATATTTTTTTACTTACAGTTTTATAACTCCCGTTTTCTTTAATGAGAGATAAACGCCCTCTTTTTGAAGTCTTAAAAGATTGTCCAACAGGCTCTTTATAAACATCATATTCTTCATCATCAATTGCAATACTACTACACTTTATAGCAAACCCCATTGTATCTCTATCTAATTTTTGTAAAAGACCACCGCCACTTCCAAATGTTAAATTATCTAGTGACCACTTGTTTGTTAAACAAACTGTATCAAGAATATTGAGTAAACTATTTCTATTAATTCCATCACCCTGAATAACCCTTACTTTAGGATTTAGAACTTTAAATCCTTTGGAGTTAGTAGTGTAACCAAACTTTTCTCCTAGAACATTTAAGATTTTAGGTAGAACTTCAAGTGGGTCGCCAGAGTTACCACTAATAGATATTCTATGGTTTCTACGAACTATAATAGCCCCACTAGGAACAGTAACACAATATACTTTACCATCATAATTTTTAAAAGTTTTTTCTATACCTTGCCCATCTATAAAATCTTGTTTTATAATATGAACAGTATGTACATCATTAAAAATATCTTTTCTATTATCTTTAGCTATACTGTATTTAGTTTTATACCCAGAAAAACAAGCTAATAATTGCACTATTTCAGCATTAATACCAATAGTTGTATCATATTTAAATCTTTTATCACTTCTTCTTGTACCATCCCAATAAGAACACTCTTCTATAAATTGTTGACAGTATTTATAATCTATGTTATTAATAATATCATTAACCCATTTAAAATCTTTAAAAATACTAAAAGGTACTTTTACATATATAGTTTTTTGATTCTCTCTTTCTTTTTCTTGATGTATAGAATATTCATAACATCCTTCTTCACAAATTTTTATAATACGTTCTATTTTTCTTTGTTTGGTAAAATTAAATCTAATCTTAGTAAAACCATTTTTAAATGAATTTTCTTGATTATGATTACTTTCATAAGAACCATCTGCTTGAAACGCTATTTTAATAGCGTGTTCTGGAGTAAATAAAATTGGATTTAAACAAGTTAATTTACCAGCCATTATATGATTTCTATCATGGTAATACTTAATATCTTTAGCTTGTTTTACAAATATTTCCCCCTTTTTATTTTTAGTATAACATCTATGATTTGGAGTAACTAATAAGTCTACCCCACGTTTATCATTAAAAATACTTACCATTTCGCCAATATAATCTTGGCATATGTATTTTACTGGTTTAACAAACTCTATATTACCATTATTATATTGAGCTACATATGTATTAATATTGATACTGTTAAATAACTTCCATCCATCATTTGTTAATATTTCAGTTTTTTCATCATAACAGTCTGGCCTAACTACAAGCACACCATCCCTATTTAAAACTTTATCTCTTAGTTCTCCACCCCAAATATTTTCACAAGCATTAAAAATGTCATAGCTATCACTAACACAAGCAACAAAACCTTCTGGATACACTTTAAGCATATTTCTGTATGCCTCTACTTCTCTGCTTTTACCCCACGAAGTAATAGTTGAATGTTCACTTGCCGGTATAGAGCTTCCACAACTGGAAGTTGTTTCATCAGCATAATATTCATCTAAAAGTTGAATACCTGCAAGAGTATCAGTACCTTTAAAATTTAATAGGTGAGCAGCAGCACCAATAGCTGCCGTTTCCATACTAGAAACACCTCTAAAACCGAAATCATGCAGTTTATAATCTACATAACTTTCTGGTTCGTCAGAACTAAGTCTATGAAACTTTAAAAGTTTCTTTTTAAGGTAATAAGATTGAGAAGCTACAGTAATAGGATACCAAACTTGCATAAGTAAGGTTTCCAAATAATTTGTAAGCCAAAAGAACCTATCATCTGTATTTTCAATAATCATTAGGACATTTCCTACTGGAACTACTGAACCTTCTGGAACCGCGTTAATAATAACTGGTAAACGCCCACCGTATTCTTTATACATTTCAGCCCAACCTTGAGTGTTGAACTTGCAATTTGGCATATATTTAGAATGAAAAGCTTCAGCATCTTTAATATCATTCATGTTAAATACATGACCAGTTAAATGCTTTTCAATTAAGTATTGTAGACCGAAAAATACGGTTTCTCCATTACCAAAATCATCTTTACCACCACGAGCTTCTAAATAAGAATAAATTCCTTTTGTTCCTGGTGGGTATTGCTCATAGTGTGATAACTTATAACCGTCTGTTTTAAGAATTAAGTTCACTGTAAAGTTCCTTTGCTGAATTTTCCCAACTAAACATTTTAGCAGTTTTAATGCCTTCGGCATTTTCAACGCCTGTCTTGCTCTGTAAGAGATTATACATGACTTCGGCAACGCTGTCAACGGTCACGCTGGCCCAATTACCAACCATCCCGTCAAACCAAATTCCATCCCAGGCAGGTTCTAAACCTTTTGGTTTTATAAGAATTGAATTTTTATCACTACAGAATTGAGTATGTGCAGAGTAATCGGTAATACCAATCCACTTACCACAAGCAAGCATTTCAAGGGCTTCTAAATTCCAACCTTCTGCTCTAGATGGAAAAATACCAAAGTCTGCCTCATTCATAATTGCGGCGACTTCTTGTTGGGTTTCTACTCTTCCAAGTAGTTTAACTCTACTATCTTCTGCATAAGGTTTTACCCATTGTTTTGTTTGTTGTTCACTTAAAAATGGGTTATGATTCATCATCCATAATTCAACGTCGTCTCTACCTTTAAAAGCTTTTTGAAAAGCAGAAAGAAGTATATCGTGACCTTTTCTTATTTCCCATTTACCTATATTAAGAAATACGATTTTGCCATCCTTTCTTTTTTTAGGTTTAGGATTAAAGATTGATGTATCTACACCAAGGGGAATAACGGAAGTTTTAATAGAAGAACAATCTTCAACTACTTCCTTAGCCCAATCTGAACAAACAAAAACTCTGTCTAAAGCTGATAGGTGCCACAACTCTCTACTTGTAAACTTATTAAGTTCAAATATTGGAAAACCTATACGCTCACCCTTACCTATATGTTTTGCCATATCAAACTGATGCCAAATCAGTAAGGACGGTGCAAGAGGGTCATACATATTTTGACGGTCAATACAACACCCGATAATCGTTTTATCTAAGTCAGAACATTTATAAACTATATTTCCAATTGGAAAAAGGGTTGTTTCAAATAACCCACTATTTTCCATTGCTTTTAGAAGGTGAAACCCAGTTTGACCATATCCTAGTGAATTTATAGGACATTGAAGATTAATATTCATTTTACCACCTACTAATTGAAGTTTCACCAATAATACCTTCTTCATTTATTTTATAAAAAATTATAAAATTTCTATTTACATAATCATTAATTAAAATAGCAAATGAATGACTAAATACACAGTGATTATCCTTACGTTTACATTCCTTAATTAAATCTTCTACGCATTCTAAGAATGTGCTAAAATTAAAATAATTTACGGCAAAAGCAAAGGAAAAGATACTACCTTTAGCTGATTCATTAATATATTTTCCAGCACCACCATTCTTTTTAATAGCCGCCCAAATATTCCAGTGAGAATTATCAATTTCTGTATATCTATCTAAATTGCTATTTAAATATTTTTCAAACTTATCTGAATCACAAATTTCTAATGTAAAAGTTATATTGCTAACACTACTCATTAATAAACCTCATAGTTTATGTAAACAGGAATATTATATTCATTAGATATATCAGTAAAAACCTTTTCTAAGTAATTTTTCTTTTCTGCAAAAACTTCACCTTTAATATCTATATTAACTTTTAAGTGTTTATAGAAAAACAAGAAATAAGCTTCTTTATTAATAGTAATAGTTACATTAACTCCATTATATTCTCCGGAGAAATTAAGAATAGTAAAGAAGGGGATAGAATAGGTGAAAATGACATAACTATTGATATAATATTCATTTTCATATTCTCTTAAATATTTTAATATTTTTTGTTTTAACATACGCCATAAATATTTTTCTTCATTTATATTATTTATCTTAATTGACATTTCTTAATTTCCCTTTTATTCAATTGTCTTTTAGATACAATCACTTTATTGTAAGAGTAAGTATTACGAGAACCATAAACACCAGTTCTATTAATATTGTATTTTATATAATGTAGATAAGAATGTCTATCAAAAGCATCTGGGAAAAACCACCCTTTCTTAGCAATTTTAACTTCTACTTCATACCATATACCTTCTCTCTTATAATAATTCTTACCATCTATTAACTTAATCTGATTAAAAGAATTAGAAGTTTTACGATAAACCTTTTTGTTTTCTGATTTTTGCAAGCATCCATTTTCATTTACAAAGAAAATATCATTAAGACCAGAATATCTTTTGTCTAGTACCCGTCTATTTATAATCAAATTCAGAATATAACGTTCTTGCTGTTTTGTATAGATTGAGTAAAGTTCAGACTTTATATCATTAAAGTTTCTACCAATGTTTTTGTTTAAGAAGCCAAGAATAGGCTGGTCATAATAAGACCAACTCTTTGTGTCCCAACCGTAAACTTTACGAAGGTTTCCATTATCAGCAATATTTGATTTTTTACCATTTCTTACAGCTTTGTAAGATGGTAAGAAAGACGGTCTTTTAGAACCAATCGCTATTTTCTTTTTACTTTTCATAGACGCTAATAGCAGAATCGAACTGCCTACCGTAAATTTTGCAGATTCATGCCGGACCACCCGACTTTCGGTTTATTAGCGAAAAGTGCCTGTAGACAGAATCGAACTGTCGAAGTTTGATTGGAAGTCAAACAGTTTACCACTAACTTACACAGGCTTAGAAGCTCACGTTTTATTATATCGCAAGAAGGTCGTTTTGTCAATATATTTTCATATTTATGATATAATTAAACTTATCAACAATATAATCAATTATATATGTTTTCCTAATATTCTTTGCAAAGCAAACATAAATAAAAATGTAGCTTAAAGGAAATGGTTGAATTGCTATCATAAAAGCAACTAGCAAATCAGTAAATATTAATTCGCATAACTCTCTTCTAAAACAACCTATTATTTTTAGTAGAGTAATTAGTGAAATTAAAACGTAAATTAATATAAAGTAATACATAATTTTATTCTTGAAAATCATCAGCTACAATATAACTATTTAACATTTACCGCTTTACGAATTGTATTTTTCTCTGTTCTTCTTTAAAAGTAGAACATTTAGATGCAAATTCTTTAGTGTAGAACATTTAGATGCAAATTCTTTAGTTATGCCAATTTGTCTATTAAAATAGAATATTTTTTTACTTCTATTTCTTTTTATTTTTGCACTTAAAAGCAAAGGAAGTGAAAATAAATAAAATATGAAATACCTTCTATTCAATTGCTAATTCCTTACACTTATTAATAAGTAATTTTAAATTTTTTTCTGTTTTTGTACAAATATCTTTAATCATCCAACTAAAGAATACATTAGCAATATTATTAGTAACATCTTGTACATTTGAACTGTAACCAAAAACTGTCATCATATTAACAAACTCATTATAAATTGCACAATATGCATTTTCTCCATTAAGATAAATTTTAACATCTTCTAAAGATGGAGTATTAGAAGAATGATAAGAATATACTTGATTATGGTTTTCACATGGAATCCCGCGAGGAACCACTAAAACAAGACCATCACCATAAGGATTATAATCTACATAAAGTGGTGTATTAGGTATCTGTACGCTCATAATTGTCTCCTTTATTCAAAACATATTCTTCCCAGGTTTGCTGCTAAACTACTTCGCGTTATCTCCAAAGTGCGATATACCGTAATCGAAACGGTGACTAAAATTTGGTAAATTTTTATTTTTCCACTAAACTAATATCGCGTTACACAGTCCTACCATTAAGAATCGAACTTAACGTCTCAATGTTATCAGCATTGATTTAGCAACCAGCTAAACTAGTAGGATAAATTAAGCGAAGGCTGAGGGAGTCGAACCCTCACCGGATTTTACTCGCGGATTAGTTTAGCAAACTAACGTAACAAAACCACATTTTTACCTAACCTTCATTGCTCTTATATTATACCGGACGGTTCCCGTATTGTCAAGTCAAGTGGCGGTTATACCGCATAAGCTAAATTCTCTAAACTTTCTGACTTTTGCATAATTCCTCAAATATCTTTACAATAATATCACCGTGGCAAGCCAGCGGTTTACAATAACAACCAAGCCTAGCATCGCCTTTGTGACACAGTGATTTTATATGATTCATAATGACTGGACTAGAACGAGCATATTCCTCGTACTTCATTATAACGGTTTCTCGGTCGCCGTCAACCCCTATAACGTAGGGATTCCCAAACGGAGAACCACGACCTATGTATATATCGTATGGTTCTTTTTTAAGATTAACTACTGTTAACATTTCTAGCAGGAACCTTCAGGTTGGTTCTGAAATGGAACTCCGTAATTCTGGTAGATACCATGCTTAAGACCTGTTTTCTTGACAAGTACTAAATCTAAATGCTCATTTATACATTTAATTTGTTCTTCATTCAGTTTCTTCGGTTCGCCCAATTCTAAAAAACCACGCAACCAATAGCAAAAATTCAAACTTTCCATTTCTTATTCCTTTTAACTTTTCCCAACATATTCATTATTCCAAAAGTTCTTACACATAGCAACCCATCTATCATTAGAGATTCCATGTAATTTATTTCTATTTGTTAGTAGAAAGCATATTCCGGCAGGTGTATTTATATCAAACCCCTTTCTTTCCATTTCCATTAAACAGAATTCTACAGCAGCTTTTTGTTTTTCATTTAAAGTAAAATACATAATTTATTCATCCATAAGTTTATAAACAATAGATGCAAGGAAAACTGCAAATATTGTTGAAACGATAAAAATAAACATTTTACATTATAAAATCTGTTTAGCTGGACCTTCAACAAAATATCTAGGTCTACCAGATAAGTCTGTTACCTGTTCTTTTGGGTTAATTCCACCGTGTAGTAGAATAGTATTTAGTAAGTCAATAGGTTGATAGCTTTCAGATTTTGGAGCCATACCGTCTTTGTCCACTTCACCAATTACGGAGCCTCCAAAATTACCGCCACCTAGCATTAAAGGCACCGCTCTTGCCCAGTGGTCGCGTCCAGAGTCCTTATTTATTAAAGTTCTGCCAAACTCGGTTGTGACGACAACCAATGTATCTTTAAGCATACCACGGTCACGCAAGTCTGTCAATAGGGCAGCTACGCCATTATCAAGTTCTGGACCGCGATTTTCCCAACCATTCTTAATATTTTGGTGCATATCCCAACCACCACTACCAATAGTTACAAATCTAACACCATTTTCAACAAGTCTACGAGCTAACAAACAAGATTGACCAAATTGAGTGGAACCATATAACTTATGCATAGATTCAGGTTCGTTCTTAACTTCAAAAACTTCTCTTACACCACCGATAAGCATATTCTTACCTTGTGTTTTATAACCATCAATATCATTAGCTGTTCTAGTGCCCTTAAACTTTGTATCCATTTGTTCTAACATATAGAAACGTTGTGCGAAACGTTCTTTTTCAAGAGAAAGTTGTAAATTCTTCTTTCCTTCTGCACTTACACTAAATGGATTATATGTAGAACCAATAAAGGAAGCACCTTCTGCGTGCAATCTGCTAGTAGCTACATAAGCTGGAATGCCACTATTATTTGTTGGCCCATACTTATATGAGAAAATAGCACCAATACCAGGGTGATTGATTTGTTCTTCTCCTGTACTATTATAGCCGGTCATTGTATAGTGACTAGCACTACCATGCGAAGCGTTATTGTGTCCATAATTATGTACTAAACTATAAGTATCACTTATATTAGCTAATTTTGTAAAAGTGCCACCTAAAAGAAATCCGTTTCTTGTTTTATTATAACCTGTTACAGATAAAGCTCTTTCATTTACGCTATCTTTACAAATAAACGATTCTTGATGAGAAGCTCCACCTTGCAAGAAAATAAATATAATTGATTTTCTACCAGTTTTTACTTGTTCTGCATCAATTATATTATTTAATCCAAAACAACTAAAACCACTTAAAATACCAGCTTGCACAAAAGTTCTTCTATCCATTTTTTATTTTCTCCGAAACTTTACAACATAAATATTTAAATAAATCTTCACTTAAACCCATTTTCATGATATTTATATGTTTATGAACCCATTGAACATTATTTTCTAAATAACCTATATTAGAATCAATTCTATCTAAAGAAGCTGTTATATCAAAATCAAAACCAATATAAATTGGTAAGTCAGATAAAGCACATTTAAAGTTTTGTTTTTTTAATAAATTATCTATATATTCTATAGAAATTTTAAATTCAAGATTTCTCTTTTTAGCATTATGATAAATACCATTAAAATATGTTCCAGTTACATATTCACAGCCTTTATAATTAAAGCTTTTACGACCAGAAAAATTTAGTGTTTTACATTTTACACAACCAATATCGCGTTCTATATCACTTACTCTTTTTTTTATTATATCATTACATAAACATACGACTATATATGTATTATCATTGATATCATAATCAGCTATTATGAAACCAGAATTAGTTATATCTCCAATTTTATATTTTCTTGTACTTACTATAAAACACTTTTTACAAACTTTACTATGGTTTAATCTTTTTAGATTGTAATCAATAACATCTATTACAATACCACATTTACATCTACATTTATAGTAATGCCTTTTATTTTTGATAAAATGAGATTCAACGGTAAAATATCCGTATTTTTTATTTATTTCTAAATTTATTTTCTCTTGAGATTTTTTAGGCATATCTATCTTATACACCTACTCCAAAATCTATGTTATATACACACAAAACTCCCACACTTAGGCAAATCTTTTAATCTAGAAGCACCAACATAAGTACAAGCACTACGAACACCACCTTTAATTTGTTGTATTACTTTTGAAACTGGACCTTTGTATGGATATTTAACCTCAAAACCTTCTTCTGCTTTATATTCATCAAATTTACCATAATACTTTTCCATCATTTTTCTTGATGACATTCCATACGCTAATAGAAAATCCTTATCATCAGATTGAGTGTATTCATTATATTTGTAAAACCAATCTCCATCACACTCATCTGTTCCGCCCAACATTCCATTGCCGAGCATAACAAAATCGGCACCGGCAACAAACGCTTTTACAACATCCCCAGGTTCCTTACAACCGCCATCCGAGCATATATGGGCACCAAGACCGTGAGCAACATCAGAACATTCCATTATAGCAGAAAGTTGTGGAATACCAACACCAGTGACCTTTCTAGTAGAGCAGTTAGCACCGCTTCCTAAACCAACCTTTACTATATCAACTTTACCATTTATAATCAATTCTTGAGTCATTTCGCCAGTAACTACATTACCAGCCATTATTATAGAATCAGGACATTTATTGCGAATTTCAGCACAAAATTCAACAAACTTTTGTAAATATCCGTTTGGTACATCAATACATATAAACTTTGGCTTTTCATTATTTTCTATGAAGCATTTAAAATCACCGTAATCTTCTTCTCTAATTCCTAAAGTATAAAATGAATGTGAATAACCATCATCTTTACAATATTCACGAAGTACAGTATAGTCGTGAAACTTATGTAAGGCTGTTAAACATTGTTCATTTTTAAGAGCTTCAGCCATTTTGCGTGAACCAGTAGTTTCCATATTAGCTGCTATAATTGGAAATCCTCTCCAAGTCCTATTAGAATTCTTAAATGCAAAACTTCTATTTATATCTACATCTTTCCTAGAAGAAATTGTAGAACGTTTTGGTTTAATAAGAACATCTTTAAAATCTAGTAATCTTTGATATTCAATCTTCATATTATTTACTTATTTCCTGTAGGGACAGTCAAGAAAGGCATATTATTAGAATTACCCATATATGTTGGAAGTTTACCATCCCACTTCTGTAAAGCTTCATATTGTAGGAGTTCCGGCTTTAAACTTTCCGTTAGTAGGCGGTTTGCTTCCGCATCAGCCTTAGCTTTTAATAGTCGGGCTTGTGCTTCACCCTCAGCCTTAGCTTCGGCCTGTCTAGCCTCAGCTTCAATCTGACGAACCTTATTTTCTGCTTCAATAGCTAGATTAGTAGCTGTAATAGTTTTATTAATGCTTTGGCTAACAGTATTATCTACTCTAAATTCAGAAATAAAAGAAATATTATCTATAATAAAACCTTCGTGTTCAAGCTCTGCAACTAATTCATTTTTTACAATTTCAAGAAGCTTAGCCTTACCAACACCAAATATATCAGTAACCTTCATTTCGGCAGCGTGTTTATTTAATCCGTCTCTAACTTTTGTTCTTAAATAACCATGAGTTAAAGCATCTGCGTCTTTTCTAAACTTAACAAATATGTGAGGAATTTTAGATTCCTGTATTTGGTATGCTATACCTACATCTACATTTAAACTAGCACCTTCAATACTATTAAATGTTACAGATTCATCTGTAGGTGAACCTTCTGTTGCATCCTTAGTCCAAACGGCATTTTGCATAAAAGTTGGAAACTCATAAATAACTTCTGTCATTGGGTTATAAAATACACGTCCAGTTACAAGTGGAGAATCTTCAACACCCTTACTATTACCATACATATTTACGCGAATACCAGAATGCCCTGGTTCGACATAAGTACAACCAACAAAACAAGAAATAAACGCAAGAGAAAGAAGTGTGTAAGCTTTCATTAAAATTTTCCTTTAAAAGAAACATAAACCAAATAAACTGATAATAAAATTGAGAACAAACCTAGACCGTTTAATATTGAATCTGGTGCTGATAATAATCTACTAGATATGAAAAATGTAATTAGACAAGATAAAATTGTTAATATTCTAAGCATATACTTATTCCTTAGTTATAGCAGCCATGACTATACATAAAATGCTAAACATCAACAATAAAATTAAAACAAGTGCTATTGGTCCATAAATCGGAAGTAAAACCCACCACCAAGACCAATCAATGTATCCAGCAAGTTTTAACCCTATAAATAAAATACCAAGTAAACCAAAAAATCCAACGCCATTATAATTAACAACATTATTTTTTTCTTTCATTTCCACATCCCCTTTTTATCATTTCATCCTTAAAAGATGAACCGTCACTTAAATAAACATGTCCTAATATACGTCCAAGAGAAACAGAGTCCATTAAATGTAGTGGATTATTAGTAGGAATTTCAAGTATAACTTCTGAACCAATTGGAAGTAATTTACAAGCTTCTTCTTTTGCTCTTATTCCACTACCATCTTTAACACTTAATTCTGGACAATCTAAGTCTAAAACTCTAACAGGAAAAGTAAGCTCTACCGAAAGAGTTGGTGTATCTCCATCATGTATTGACTCTACTTTAGCTTTAAAAATAACCGCTGGCTCCTTTGTCTTTGTACTCATTTTTTAAATCCTCTCTAACATATCAATTGAAACTTCTAATTGTTTTATAACTAAATCAATTTTACTTTTACTAACTTTATACTTAGTATATTCACACTTACTTATAGTTTTAGCTTCTTTATGAAAACTAACAGTGTTTTTATAGAACTTGTTTTTTTTGTCTTTTAACGCCAAAACACCTTTTGGTGAAACAGTTAATTTTGAAGCGTGTAACTTATAATTATCAAAGAAATTAAGTAAAGCTGTATTTTGTAATTTCATGTTACACAAATCTAGCCTATTTATACATTCAAAACTTTGCTTACCTTCCCATTTCTTATACCAAACTGATTCTGGTACTCTAAATAATTGATTAGCCCTTAAACAATTAGGGTCAGGAGTTATACCTTTCTCATCAAACCAATGCCAAAGTTTACTTTGATATTCATTAAATTTACTTAGATGATATGTTAGGTTTTTATAGAACCAAATAAGTTGAAAACCATTTCTAGTCTCTGTAACAACACTTGGTTTAACTGGAAAAGCCTTTATAACCTTCTCTGCTTTTTTCTTAAAAGTATTTACTTCTCTTAGACTTTTATATTTACCATTAGAATCTCTACCGGCGTCTAAGTCTAAAAATAAAGCTCTAAACTTTTTGATATCTTCAACTTTAGTGCCACCTTCATTTAAGTAAAAATAAATATCTTTTCCATAATTAAGATTTTGCTTTACAATAAAATCATATTTTTGTGAAGTTTGCATTGGTGTTTTTTTTGTTAACCCACCAACATTATAAAGTATATTTTTACCTAAAAACTTATCAAGAATACTATTATTCATTGTATAATTTTCCTCTTTCTACCCAATGTTCCTCAAACTTTGAACATCCAAAACTTTCTACAAAAAAATCTCTAATCTTATCTTTTTCAAAAAAGTTACATGAATAAATATCTATTGTAGAAAACCTTTTTTCTTCACATGAGTGAATTTGCAAGCCACTGGTTATTAATCCTACCCAACCACTAACACCTGCCTTATCTGGATATAGTTCATAACGTTTACCATTTTTAAACTCACAAGGAGCATGAATAACAATAGGTGGGGTCATTGCTGTCATACCTAATCTATAAACAGCTTCTTCAAGAAACCTATAATGTAACTCTAAATCATCACAAGCTCCAACTTTACAATCATAAGCATCTAACAAATAAGAATATCCAAATGGTTTATTATTCATTAATCACCTGTAAATCACTAGTAAATAAAAATTTGATATTATTAGTTGTAATGTATGTATCATTATTATCTATTTTTAATAATGTGTAAGGGTTCAATTTCAAATAAAACTCTAAATTATCTGGGTGTATATCAGAATAATAATACCCTGTATATTCACTACCACCTTCAAAATAGAAATGAATTCTGTAATAATACTTTGTATTTATACTATTATCTATTCTTATGATATTATTTAAATCTAAATTCGTTTTTTTGTAATATATGTTATAACATCCTATACTAGAAATAAGCACAAGTGATAGTAAAAATAACCTTTTCATATTTACTCCTTAATTATTGTATCATTTTCATAGAAAGAACAAAGTATTGGTATTTCTTTTAAACAATCAATTGGGTTATTAAAATCAATAAAGTCAGTATCATATATGTAAAACTTATCTAAATCATTTTGGTCTACAAAGAAAACCTTTTTACCATATTCATCTGTATGACAATATCCATATAAAGGTTGGTTATAATACATAATTTCATTTAGATTTATTCTTACTTCCATAACTTTTACCTAAATAAGAACCGTTCGGTGAATAATAAAAACTTTGTGTTCTTCCGTTATTATAGCGATAGATTCGTTCGTTATAAAGCTGACGACCTGATTTATCGAAATAGCGAGAAGTTGAATAGAAATTATCACTTGCTTCGGAAGTTAAATTACTAATTAGAATTAGAGTCGTTATTATTAAGTTCTTTATCATTTAATTCTCCAATTATTGAAATCAACGTAATTAGATAAACAAAGAGTTGGTGGATATTCTGGCATACCTATAAATTCATTAGAAAATGGATAAAAATTATGAGAATATGCAAACTTAAAAGATTTACCAAGATGCGAAACACATCTTTCTAAATGTTGTGGAAAACTATCATGTAAGATAATTACATCACACTTATCAGAAAGATATTCTACTAACTCACAACGTTCATTCCAATTATCACCATCTATAAAAGCAAAGGAATATCTAAGCTCTGGTTTATTATGTTTCCATTGAAATTTCACAGCCTCTAAGTAGTTCTCATCATGGTATATATTATGATTATCATCTTTAAAGATTAATAGTTTTTGAAACCAATCGTAATTATTTTCAAATGTAATACTTTTCTTGCTTTTCTTAATAATTAATGGTGTAGAAAACAAGCCGCCACCACATTCAATAACAAATTCATTATAATGTTCTAATACGTATTCTAAAATTGGAATATGAGTATTAAACGGAGACATTACTTAGTTCCCTTGTCTTTTAGTAAAATATCAAGCTTAGAATTTACTTCGTCTACAACTTCAAGTTTACTTTCAACAGCTTCAACTCTTTGTGTAAGCTTACTTACTCCATAAACATCTGGCAATTGTTCGTATAAACGGTCAACATTACCACCAGCAGCACCAAAAAGCACTAAAATTGCAGCCCAAGCATAATTCTTAACATCTTTCCACGTTACTGTTTCTAACTTAATTTCAAGACTCTTATCATCATTCATTTTTAATTCTCCAATAGGCGATTAGTCGCTTGATACATTGCAATTGCAGAAGCACACCCAACATTTAGAGAGCGAACACTCCCATACTGTTTAATATAGATTGTAGCAGTAGCTACGTCAAGTATTTCCTGAGGAACACCAACATTTTCTTCGCCAAAAGCTAAAAGAAAGTATTCACTAGGAAAAGTAAAAGTCGAAATATCAACAGCACTACCAATATTGTCAACAGCGATGATTGGAACGTTTCTTGGTAATTCATCTACTTCCTTAACATGTTTAAAATTTGTATAGTTTTGAGTACCTACAGCACCCCTTCTATCAAACTTTTTACGTCCATATATAATAACTTCTTTAGCAAGAAAGGCGTTGGCATTGCGGATTACGCTTCCTAAATTCAAATCACCTTGTATATTAGCACATATAACACCATAGTTAAATCTTTTTTCATTTAAATCTGCTAATATAGCCTCTGTTTTCCAATATTTATAATAGTCGATTACGTTTCGGTTGTCCACTATGTTTTCCTTGCTTTAACAACTACCAAATCTATATGAAATAAATGCATATTTTTGTTTTATAAACCCTAGTTCACGCAAAGTTTCAATATCTTCTTCTGATACAGCGTCTACATCTTCTAAACAGATATATATAACATCATGTTCACATTGAATTGGATTTCTAGAATTTTCATATTTTAAGAAAATCTGTAAAGCTTTGATTAAATCATTCATGGCTAAATCCTTTCTTACTATTTAAAATTTTCTGAATTTCTTCAAAAGAAAACGGTCTGTAAGTACCCAGGAGCTTAAATGCATTATCAACGCCAACATCCATGCTAAGCCTTTCTGGCATTATTTTATCTAGATTTTCTTCTGCATTTGAATGAGAATGACCATACAGATGAATTGAGCTATGATGGGATTTTTCCCAGATAGCCATTGCATAATGACACAAGATTACATCTTGGTCACACACCTTGATTCTTTTGAGGTCAAAGCAAGGAAGAATATTAGAAAGTTCTTTTCTATGAGACTTATCGTGATTTCCATAAATAAGATTTATGTTTTTACAGTTTATTCTGTCTAGATAATGAGATATATTACGAAATGAAAAATCACCCAGGTGATATAGCATGTCAGTTGGTTTTACAACTTTATTAATTTCATAAAGTAAACTCTCATCCATATCATAAATAGATGAAAATGGTCTGTTACAATACTCTATAATGTTTGTATGACCAAAGTGAGTGTCGGAAGTAAACCAAACTGTCATTAGTTAAATACCACCACTTTCTTATTAAACTTTTTTATTTCAATTTTAACATCAAGACCGTTAGACTGACATTTTTGTATAATTGAATTTGCCGATTTCTTATATCTATCAGAATATTTCTTAGCCTTACCTTTTAAGGTGGCACCAGAAATAGCATGAATACCAAGAAGAATTGACTGTTGATAAGTAGAAGATTTCCTACAAAGTTTTAAAGCCTTATCAAGAGTCTCTTTGTTATTAACCTCATTATACATTTTTGCTTAACTCACTTTCTATAAGGCGGTCATGTTGAATACAACCTCTATATTCACCATTAGTAATTCTACTATAAGACTTTCTAAGAGCTTCTACTTCTGGACCATCTAGTTTTTCAACAAAACATTTTTCTACAGCCATTCTATAAAGAGGAATAACTTGAATACCAACAGACTCATCATAATCAAAAAGATGAGAATATCCAAGTTTACTGAACATTTTTTGTTCTGGAACTGATAGTATAGATTTTAATTTCATAGTACCCAGTAACAGAATCGAACTGTTTTAACTAAAATGTAAACTTAGTGTTTTACCATTAAACTAACCGGGCATAGTTTAGAGAACAGTTAAACAGGTTAGTTGCTTACGCAACATTCAGTTACAATGATTGAAGTAACCCATTTATTCACATCTAAACTACACTATCATTATACCGCAAAAAAAATTTTTGTCAAGTGGGTGGGGTGATTTATTTTTCTTGGTGTATAAAATACTAACCGGAGAAAACGTATGACACCCCTCTTTACACAACAAGAATATAAAATATGTAAGTTACACGAAAAGTTACCTTTAGAGTGTAAACAATGTAAAAATAAATTTTTCCAAACAAAAAAACAAATAAATAAAGCTTATAGATTTTTATCTGGTGAGTATTTAGCGAACGGTATTACTTGTGATTTTTGTTCTAAAAAATGTTCTGGAAAACATAAAACTTTAATTAATAGGACTTATATTAACTGTAAAAACTGTAATAAGATAATTTATCTACAAAATAAAGCTGTAAAAACAAATAATTTTTGTTCTAAATCATGTGCTGTAACATATAATAATAAAAATAAAAAATATGGAACTAGGGTAAGTAAACTTGAAATTTGGCTACAAAACCAATTAAAAATTAAATTTCCTAATCTAGTATTTGAATTCAACAAAAAAGAATATATAAAATCTGAACTTGATATTTATATACCTTCTTTGGGCTTAGCTTTTGAACTTAATGGAATCTTTCATTACGAACCAATTTACGGAGAAGAAAAACTAAAGTCTATACAAAATAATGATTTTAGAAAATTCCAAGCGTGTTTGGAAAACAATATAGAATTATGTATTATAAACACATCAAATCAAAAACATTTTACAGTAAAAAGTGGCCAAAAATATCTTGAAATTATCTATAATATCATTAATGTTAAGTTAAAGGGAGATATATCAGAATCGAACTGACACCTTTTCATTCACAGTGAACTATGCAGACCTCTACACTAATATCTCCATACAAGTGGGCAACTTGAGATTTGAACTCAAACTTTACTGCTTTTGAGACAGTTGCTTCTGCCAATTGAGCGAGTTACCCGTTTCTTATTATAAAATTCGGGGGTAAGGAATCGAACCTTAGCATTCTTCGTTCAAAGCGAAGTAGGATTACCAACAACCCCAGCCCCCGAGTACCCACTACAGGAATCGAGCCTGTTTCTTAACTTTGTCACAGTTACATTCTACCATTGAACTAAGCGGGTGTGTTATTTTCAATAACTTAGTGACTGCTCTCAGAATCGAACTGAGTTCCGAAGTGCTTCAAACTTCTGCTATAACCATATCAGCTAAACAGTCATTTGTATTTCTTTAATGTCTAATACTAAAGACAGGGGCGGTAGGCCCTCCACCAGTTAGATAAATCTAACAGTGACGCATACGGGTACTGCCCCCGTCTATTCTGGTTGAAAGCCAGACTACCTCACTTGATGTATAATGCGCCGTCTGTGGGACAGTTTCCATCCCACTTGTTTTATTATACCAGGAACTTAGCGTTCTGTCAAGTCCGACATTTCCTTTGCATATCTTAAAATTCCGTCGCTCCATCCACCTAAGATATAAGTTCTGTCGTATACTTCTGGCATAATAGTATCAGTATATCCAGCGACCTGCACAAGATATACATTTACCTTTGGATTGACGTTCTTTCTATAGGTGTTCACCAACATAGGAACATCAATACAATATGAATGATACCATAAATACTTTGAGTATTCATCTGGGTTCCTACCATAAAGTCCACCATGACCAGCTTGCATATCACTATAGATGAAAACATTATCCCAATGTTCAGCTTTAGCTATAGCATCACGCCAAAACAACCAAATTCCATTTTCAGTTGATTTACCAATTCTGTTAGCTAAACTATTAGCATTTTTTAAATCATCAAAAATACTAGAATTTTTGCGAATACTGAAAGTTTCCAGTTTATCACCAAAAACACCTAAATATCCATCATTAGAAACCTTACCAGTAATAATACCAGTTAAGTTCGCAATTTCAGATACCTTAACAGAACCATATTGACTAGTAGTTGTACCTTGTGCCGAACCACTATTATCGCAAAGCGACATAGTACGTCCTTTAAACTGAGGTAGTGAATGCAAGGAAATATTCAGGCAGTTTTCAATTGCATCCAAAACACTACCAGGAGCATTTACAGCTTTCAGTTCTTTGTAAGCCGTCCAATACCTAAACGGCAGTTGCTTACCTTTTTCGGCAGTTTTAACCAACTTATCTAGAACAACTTCCATATTAGCATTATTTTCAACAAAATTTCTCAAATTGCGAAGTAATGCCATGTGCCCCATAACTGGAACGCATTCATCCCAACTTTTACCTTGAGAACGCATACTTTCCCAAGTTTCAGTATTTTTCAAAGTACCCTTTACAAGCCCATCAATAGCTGGTGTAGGAACAGGGTGAACCAAGTTAATAACATCTACTGTCTTAACTTCACGATTCTCCATTTTGTACTTAGCAAGTTCATACTCACTAAATGTTGTTAAAACATAAGCTAAGGCTCGCTTTAAAGAGCTAGGGATAGCCACGCCTTTGAATGCGGACTTGTGATAAGCCACACAAACAGCAGGTTCATCCGCCCTCTTAACTATTTCCTTTGCATATCTGCGTATTAATTGAGTGCCTTTACTACCTTTATGGTTTGCAGCCCTTACCAAAATAACTTGTGGTGTAGTTCTGATATTATCAGTATTACGCAAATGAGCGGCAAGTTCTAGAGTTTGTTTAACACTAAAATCTAAAGCCTTATCAATACACTTCTCAAGAGTATTCTTAGCAGTATCACCTTCTAGCTCTACCAAAACCTTACCAAGTTGCTTAGTTAGGTCAAACTTAACCTTAAAAGTAGGAGAAGCCTTTTGAGTTTCTCCATAATAAGTTGGTTCGCCAAAGAAACAGCTTGCTGCTGCAACACGAAGTTTATGAATTGGATTGGAAATATCAAAGGATGTTCCATCCATAAAATTACGATGAGAGTTCTTATGAACTCTCTTTTCGTTTAGTGAGTTTACTCTTTTAGAATTTACAGCCATTTTTAAATCTCCTAATCCTAGATTTCTAACCTTTCTTTAATAAGTTTTGTAAAATAATCGAATGCTATCTGTTTAGCTTTTTCAATACCTTCATCTACTGGACAAAGAACAATTTTTGTTTTTATAACTAGAAATTGGGTCCATTACCTTATAACATTCAGAAAGAGTATGTGGATACCATCCTTTAAAGATTTTCATATTATCTAACCTTTCATTTTAAAAGATATTCTTAGAGAACATAACTATAAAGTGTTTTTAATCCCAATTTTTTGATGGACGGGATTTTCAATTTTAAATGAAGTAACTCTATATCTCACATCTAAAAATAAGTGGACCTTGAGGGAGTCGCACCCTCTATCAGAATTTGCAGGATTCCAAATTTACCTCTAAAAAGGCCCATTTTGTAGAGAACAATTAAACAGGTTAGTGCTTTCGCACGACTAATTAATTCTAATTGAAGTAACCCATTTATTCACATCTACAAGCACCAATAACGGGAATCGAACCCGCCGCGATAGGATAGACAGTCCTACATCACCCCCAGATGAACTTATTGGTATATCAAACAGTCTCGGAGACAGGATTTGAACCTGCATGGTCATTAAGACCGGAAACTTCTAAGGTTTCTGCGTATCCCTTTCCGCCACTCCGAGATAAAATTAAGCTAGTAGGTCAGGTAACGCTCCTGCAACAACGGATTAACAGTCCGCCCGAAAAACTTCTTTCATCCTACTAATATGAGAGGAATCCTCTCATTTGTTCTTTCATTATACCGGAAGCTTTCCTTCCTGTCAAGCCCCATCTCTAAAAATTTTTAAAGCGTAGCTTTACCATAAAACGGAGTTTTTAACTCATTAAACCTATCAGCATCAAAGTTTAAAATAAAATCCGTAGTACCATCATCAAAGATATATTCTTTATCGCCGATTGATACTGAACATGTACGCACACTTATTATAAGCAACGTATTTACCAACTTCGATAGAACTTCCAGCTAAATCTAACATATCTTTACAACTTTCTTTTCCTGAAAACCTTTATATGTTTCTTTAAGTGTAACACTTAAAACTTTAGAGTCATCACCGTTAGAATCTTTAACGAGAACCTCAAGTTCTCCGTCTAGCTTTTCAAGTTCTTTGATTAAGTCTTTAACCAACATAGTGCTATACACTCCTTACAACTCAAGAGTTACGACAAACGGGGTTTTTAGTAACCAGTCGTTACCTTCATCAAAGTTATTAACAAAATTCTTTTTCTTTTTTGCTTGAAAATAAACAGTCCCGAATAAAGGAATTGAACCTCTTGACCGCCACCATACTTAATAGGTCAACTGTTTTACAGACAGCCGTATGGGATAGCCGGGGATTAAGTAGCGCAATCAGGACTCGAATCAGCACCATCAGCAGGAGTCGAACCCGCATAGAACTGTTTAGAACACAGACACACTATCCGTTGTGTTATGATGGCGTTTTCTTAGGTATTCCTTTTAATTTTTATTCCCTAAGTGGCAAAACTTTAGTATTAGAAGGCTTCTGTGACCAACATAACTAAAATCTTGTCAAAGTGTTAGATACTGGAGTCGCACCAATCAGTCCTACCTTATGAGGGTTGGTTGAGCCTACGCCCATCTGGCTTGTTCATTCATTATACCGGAAGCATCGCTTCCTGTCAAGTCCCCATTGCTGGAATCGAGCCAGCTTCTTATCCGTGTCATAGATACATTCTACCATTGAACTAAACGGGGGTTAAGCAGGTTTGTGACAAATCGAATGCCCTAGCTTTCGCAACTGTTTTGGAGGCAGTTTCCCATCCCACTGGGGAGCAAACCTGTATTACATTGGAAGGATTATTGATTACCTTCAACCATCCTTAAATCCGATATTGTTCAGCCATACACTTATAGAGTAGCTAGTTCTATAATTAACGTGTAGCTCGTTTGGTTACAAGCAAAGGAAAGCAGACTTCAACATTGTTCTTATTCCTTACCACCCTCACATCAGGTTGGCCAACCCAATGCTATTAGTGCTTTATACCGAATTTACATTCTGAACGTTAGTAGGACACTTTTCAGTGTACTCCCAACTGTATTTAGGGCAGTCAACCCTATTTTCTACCACAATGTAAGTAGCCCCGCATGGAAGTCGAACCATGTTCCCAAGATTAACCTACTACTATTAGTTTCCTAATCAGAAATATTTTTATTTCTTTGTAGTCTGGACTATATCATCAACCAAATTGGTTGTTTCGCGTTTAGTCTCTGAGGAACCCTTTCGGTTTCCTGCTGATTGCCCAATATTTTAGATTGTCACGATTGTAATCGTACTAAAATCTCTAAGGGGTTTCCAGCATATAGCGAAATTCATTTTACATATTACTATGTAAACGCTCTTATTTTATGGAATCAAGTCTTGTGCTAATCCAGTTAAAGCTTCGGAGCCATTTTCTTCTTACATTATATCAGATGCTTCGCATCTTGTCAAGTTCTCTCTATTGTAAAACTAATTTCTCTCAATTTGTTAAAATTTGCTGTATCAAAATTCTTAATAAACTTATCAACTTTATTACAATCTTTAATAGAAGTAACTTTATATCTCTTCTTAGTATATCTATCTATAAATATTTCAATAGACCCAGAATCACCAACAATTGCTGTTTTATGTAGCTTTTCTTTAATAGCTAAAGCAACTGGGCAAAATTGACATATATCCAGTGACTTTATTTTATTTTTAGCCTGTTCAATATGCTTACGCTTAACTTCAATTTTAATACTCATAATAAATCCTTAATCGCTAAAATCTAACACACCTTTATGTAACCACTTTTCTATACACTTTTTAAGTGTACATGAATTTGGTATACCATTAAAAAAATCTTTTACAATTTCTAGCGGTTCAACCACTACAAACTTTCCTGCTTCTTTAAAAGTTGTAATAATTTTAATTGTTAGTTGTGGTTTATAGTCTACGCTAAGTCTTTGAATTTTAACCTTATTTTTATTTTCATCAATATCAATAACTTTTCCGGTTATCATTCCATATTCAGCGTCAACATTACCTTTACCCCCATAAGAGATAAAATCACCAATATTAACCTTTTTACCAACAGAATCTAACATAGTTTTACAACTTCCAATGTAAGATAAAATGGTGTTTTCAATTCATTATATTTTTCACCATCAAAAGATTCTACAAAATCTTTAACGTGCAAATTGCCATAACTATAACGCTTATCATCTATGAAGATTCTAGCACCACTATCAACATCAACCCTCTTATGAGTTTTCTCTTTAATAGCTAGAGCAATAGGGCAGCATGAGCTTAAAACAATACCATTTTTATGTCTAATTTTCTTTGCTCTTTCAATATGGCGTTTAAGAACTTTTACTTTAATCAACTTCATACCCATTCCTTTCTTTTAGTGCCAACCAAGGGAATCGAACCCCCTGCCGCCACCATACATATTAATGGCAGTTGATTTACAGTCAACCGTATGGGATAGCTGGCTTAAGTCTCGCAGGCAAGAATCGAACTTGCATTTTGAGCTTATGAAGCTCACGAATTGCCATTACTCTACCGCGAAGTAACCACGGTCGGTCTTGCACCGACATCTGACAATTTAGAAGATTGCCGCTCTATCTATTAAGCTACGTGGTCGTGTTTTGTTCTTTCATTATAACAGAGGGAAAACCTCTTGTCAAGTGGCAGATATTGGAGTCGCACCAATCAAATTAACCTTATGAGGGTTAGTCGAGCCTTCGCCCATCTGCAAGCATATTTGTGAGGAATCGAACCCCTTAGCGTTTAGCAACTGTTTTGGAGGCAGTTTCCCATCCCACTGGGAAGCAAATATATGAGCCGTAAAACGGCAAGCGGAAAGTAAGGGAATCGAACCCTCATTGCATTTTCAGGTGCAACCTAGTTTTCAAGACTAGTGCGACCTACCAATAGTCGCCAATCTTTCCATTTATAGGATTTTGTCCTACTTTGTATTATATCGGAAGTTACGGTTTATGTAAAGTGTCCCTAGCAATTTTAAATTTAATTGGGCGAGCTTTATTAAATAAACCGTTATCAAAATTACTAATAAAATTATCAATTGCGGAAACATACCTGTTTCCTAAAACTTCGTATACTTTACCATCTATATTAATATCTTCTGGAGATATAACATAAACTTTTTTATGAGTCTTTTCCTTAATTGCTAATGCAATTGGACAAGAATTAGAGCTAACGCAATCATATTTTTGTGCAATTTTAATTGCATCTTTAATATGTTTTCTAGTAACTTGAATTTCAATCATATGTTTCACACTTTTCCTTTCTAGTTAGTAAACTTGGATTTGAACCAAGACAGAGACTTTCAGAGAGTCTAATGCTACCATTACATTATTTACTAGTCGGGCATATCAGATTTGAACTGCTTCTCGAAATCCCAAATTTCGCGTGTTTCCAGGTTACACCATACACCCGTTATTAACCTTCTCTGCTGTCTATAGCCAGCATCGCCATTTGTGTTTAAGTGCTTAATGGTTTCTGGTCAGGTTAGTGTCTGAGGTGGGAGTCGAACCCACAAGGTTTAATACCGACAGTGTTTAAGACTGTTGCGTTTGCCAGTTACGCCACTCAGACTTGTCTTTTTCATTATAGCAGATGGTTTACCATCTGTCAAGGGGCCGAAGGGGTGAATCGAACACCCGTAGTAAATTTACAAGATTTACGTCCTACCACTGAACGACTCCGGCTAACTTACTCTTACATTGTACCAGACGTTTCGTATTTTGTCAAGAGCAAATTTCTTCAACACTAATCTCTTCGCTATAATAACCGTTTGATTCTCCTATCCACCTAGTTGTTACTGTAGAATCATCAACAAAAAAAGTTATAAGTGTTATTGTTTTACTTCCATGTCCCAATTCATCACTAAATTGTTTAGACATGTGAGTAAAATCTTCTATAACTTTACCTTTTAAGTTTTTGATATTACCATTAATATCAACAAGCCTAACACTTTCACAACAATCTTGTTTATGGTAAATAAGAAAAACACGACCAGATTCAGTCTCTACTCTTATTTGATGGTCATATTCATCAACATCAATATATTTAATTGTTTCGCCAATCATAAAATATACTTTTTATTTCCAATGTTTCTTTTGGTGTTCTTTACATATTTTATTGAAACATACTTGATGAACATACAAAGAAATATTAGGTGGATAACCAATTAGTTTACCATCTTTTTTACCACAAGCAATACAATAATTCAAAGTTTCTTTGTTTTTCATGTAAGTATTCTAACACAGATTAGCCGTCTTGTCAAGTGGGCGAAGCCGCCCACTAAACAAACTTCCTTACATTAAATTGTTCTCTTAATAAGAGAAGTAAATTTTCAGTAATGTATTGAGAAGATTCAGCTTCCATCACAGCCATTACAGGTTCATCAGGCAGAAAATTAATAATGCGATTTAAAACATCTTCAAGCTCCTTTTTATTTTCAGAAGCAGCTTGATAAGCGGCAGTTTCTAAAACTGCAATAAACTGTTTAGAAGAAAGACAATGATTACATTTACCACCACTGTCTAAACAATGAATGCACTTAATTGTATTTTTCATAAGTGGACCGGGCGGGTACTGCCCCCGCGTACTAAAATAAATTTAAAGATTTGAATAATATACAGGTTTCTTTAAGATTTTAAGGTAATCTTATAACCTACCTTACGATTTGAATTTTAACTATTAAAGGTTTTAAGTTAAAACCACTCTAATTAAAGAGCAAATGAGTAATCGACGTTTTTGTTGCTCTTACGAGCAACTTTAGTGCTTGTTGCACTCAAACCACGAACACTGAACATACTATCGTTTGCTGTTACTTTTTTGACTGTTTTTAGGTAGCCTCAGCCTCTACCACCTGCCAGCACTTTAAATTTAAGCTAGGCGAATCTATTTCCGGCCCATAAAAAAGCCAGCCGGGATTTTAATTACCGGCTGACAGTATTCTATCACAAAAATGTTGGCTTGTCAAACAAACCTTTATTCTACTTCATTATAAAGAGAATTTACTTCTTCTAATGTAAGTTCAGAACCAGTTTTTACTAAAGCTTCTACTAAATTTTCACCTTCTCTTCTCATAGCTTTAAAACCGCCTAAATGTTGACGAACTGCACGGCGTGCAACTTGTTTTTCCCAAAAGTTTGGATTCTTACTTGATTTTAAAGCATCAGAAGGTGTTTTCTTACAGTTTTTAAAATTACCAATTAAACTGGTAATAATATCCATAATTGTAAAAATCATAGATGGGTCGAAAGCAGCTTCTTTATCACCCAACTTATAGTTATCAACTACTTTAATTGATATGGATTGTAAAGACATAAATGTTATCTCCTAGGTCCAATTCTATTACGACCTACGTTAACATCAACATTAACACGACCACGATTAGCATCTCTTACTACTACTCTTTCTACAACATTAACATTAGCAGAATGATGATGACCATCTACAAAACGTTCTCTAACAATAATTCTTTCTGCTGGAACTTCAACATGTTGAACAACTCTTACACGTTCTACAACAGGAGCTACAACTACACGTTCTACAACTTGTGCATGATGACCATGACCATGTACAACTTGACGTTGAACTACAGCTTGTCCACAATTACCAGCAAAAGCTGTTGCAGCACCTAGAAAGAATACAACAAATGATACAATTAAACTCTTCATAAATTTTCTCCTATTTTACTCATACACCTTTTCTAACAACCACTCATAAACTAAAAGAACCTCTTCATCTGTTAAGTTACCACCTTTAGGCATTTTAGCTAAACCTCTCTCTTGAAGTTTATAACCATAAACTCTATCATAGGTTTTAATTCTATCAACTAAAGGTAAATCAACTAACTCATTGCTTTTTACTAATGATAAACCATTATTTTGAGGAACAGAGCCATGACAATTAACACATTTCTTATTCCACAACGCTATTATTCTTGAATTAACAGATGGTTTTTCAGGGGTTTCTTCTGGTTGAGGCTCAGGTTTTACGCCACCTTTTAAAGCTCCAGACTCAATAAGCTTTAATAATAATTCTAATTTTGCTTTAAGCTCTTTAACTTCATCGTCCCTACTTTGATTTTTTTCCTGAACAAATTTTTCGCCTAATTGATAATAATAATCAGTTCCGCGAAAATATTCAGAATCAAATTGAACGGTTTTTTGTGGAACTATTACCGTTTCAACCTTTTTTTGTACAAAATCATCTGCTGATAGATAAAAATTACCATAAGCAAGGAAAGCTATGGCAGCTAATAATATTTTACTTACTTTCATTTTTCTACATCCTCACTCTTAATAAACCCATTTTTACCATTATATTCTACACCTAACCAGCCTTCTACTGTACTATCTGTTTTTGATTTTTTAACTTTTTCGCCAACTTTTAACATTTGGTTTACAGCTATTGTATTAGAATTAGGTGAAGTATAAATGTAAGTTTGTTTTTTAACAACATAATCAATAACTTTTACAGTCTCAACTTCTATAGCCACATCTTCTTTAACTATTTGTGTAAGACCATTGATTAAAATCATTGACTGTTGAAATAAACCAGGACGACCATCTTGACCAGGATGTTCCCATACTTCACGTGGTATAGCTTCTTTATTAGATAGCAACAAAGCTAATCTAAAAGGAACCTTATTTTCTTCTATCTTATTTTCCTTGCTTAATCCTCTTATAAATTCAGCGGGTTCTAAACCACATTCAAAAGCAGCCTGTTCAAGAGTAATACCTTGATTGTACTTAGAAACTATACTTAAATAAGCCTTAGCATTTTCATCTGGTTTTAATCCATTTACTTTAGATAACGCTTTTTCAAATAACAATTGATGTTCTTCTATAGAATCCTCAAAGCGACCATCTAGATAGACCCGTTTTGTTCTCAAATAAGTATCTTGGTCAGAAATATATGCTTTAGCTTTAGATTGTAATAATTCTTTTAATGAATTTTCACTAGGAATAGGACCAGCAGCATGACAATCAAAACAACCGATAGGTGTTCTAACTCTAGCATCAGCAGTAACATCAGTAATATGACGTACTAATGTTGGGTCAGCAAAATCAGCAAGTTCTTCCTTGTCATTATAAAGGTCGTATACTTGTAATTTCATAAAATTAGTAGCAAATATTTCACCACCATCAAAAACTGTTGGTGGGCCACCTTTAAAGTCTAATATAGCATCACCATAATCTCTAAGACCTCTCATAAATTTAACATCATAACTTCTATAATACCAACCTAACTCTGTTTCATATCCTATTAAAGTTCTGTTATGTCTAGAAACCGCTTTAGATTTAGTAACTACCACGCCAAAAATATTGCCTATTTCAGCAGCTTTAGCGGTATCAATTGACCATGCTGTTTCAAATTCTTTTACTGTTGTAGGTATTTTATCTAAAGTACCATATAGAAATTCCTTATAAATCTTAACTTTAGAACCAGTATCGCTTTGTTTAGTTAAATCAGAAGCGTGAACGATAAACCAATCAGCACGCACAACAGCATTTCCAGAAATCAATCTAAGTAATGAATTGGCGTCGTGAGTAACGATAGGCTCAACAAAATACCCATCTTCTGTACTCATTGATTCCCAGGCTTTCTCAGTCCAGTTGAATTCTCTTATATCTACCCACCATAATGTATCTGAACCAGGAACCTTTCTTAAAGCTTCAAACTTTCCATCTTCTGTTCTTCTTGCTAATGGATAAAAACCACCACCTTGAAAATCTTTAGTAACCGCACCTGTCAAGCTATGACATATAAAAGACAGAATTAAAGCTAAATCTTCTCTTGATTTTTCATCTTGTTCAGCATAAGTAGTAAAAAATCTAATATACTTTTTATCTTCTTCACTTTTAAAGTTTTCTTCTAAGAAAACAATAGCGTCCTTTACCTCTTGGTCTGGTGTTACCAACTTAGGTTTATTTTTTAATAAAGTTGCGGCTGGAAGTGGGGCAGCATCTTTTGTTTCTTGAGCAATAACAGTATTTACCACTATTAAAGATAGTAGTATTACAAATAAAATTATTTTCCTCATACTTATCATTTCCTTTAAGAAATCTTTGTTATTCTATATCCAGGTATTGAAATACTTTCTACATTACCATTTATAGAAATTATGGTAGTCTTAGAATCTTTCGGTGGTGGTGTTGGTTCAGGTTCAGGATTAGGTTTAGAAACTACTGGTTTACCATAAAGATTTTGTAATCTTGGTATATCATCATTTTGTTGTGGAACAGCTATAGAAGGTGAATAAATAGGAGCCATTAAAGCCGAATTTACTTTACTGTGTCTTAGACCTAAACCATGACAAATTTCATGTGTTGCCACATTCAATAAATAGATACCACGACCAGACTGACCATTACCAAGCCAAAATTCATCTAAGTCAAACTTACCAGATAATCTACCCATAAAGTTAGATGTTGTTGGTAATTGAAACCAAGCTAAAGTACCACTTGAACCATCAAAATCATCAGAGCGACCTCTACCAGTATCTAAAACCAAGTTAGATTGACTTAAAGAATTTACTTGTGTAAATGTAAGACCACAAATAGCAGATATATTATCAAAAGCTTTTTTTATAGTAGCAAACCACAATTCTTTTGACATATCACCATCAGTTGATGCTATAAAATAATTAAGTTCTTTCTTACCCCATTTAGCAAAATCACTTGCATTTTCAACAATATCTTCATCTTCATAAATATCTGGTAAACTACATCTTGGATAATCCATTATTCTTAATGTTTGACCATCAAGAATTCCAGTTTGATTGATACCGGAAATAGATTGAAACTTATTTATTACTAATAATAAATCTTCTACAGATTTTACTTCTTTTCTTAAATATCCATACTTTTTAAGATAGGAAATAGCTTTATTTATATTTCCTTCATTTTTAATAGCAAAATCGGCAACCTTGTCAAAAAAATCTAAAATACTCATATAGTGTACCTCATTTATTTATACACTTGTGATTGCAACTTTGCGTAATCAAAAAACATCCATCTTTTCTTTCTTTCTTTAAAACTCGGATTAACAGCAACATCTATAAGATAAGTTTTTAGTTTATCAAATGAATCGAAAAACCAATCATTTGGTAAGGTCCAAAAAAGCCAGTCTGGTAGTTTACCTACACCATCTTCACAAACAATTAATATAGGTTTTTTCTGTCTATTAGCTAAGAATATTTCTTCATAAGAACCGCATAAATGAAAATTCATGTCTATTTTACAAACTAAAAAATCAGAAACATCAACCATTCTTAAATCTACAGCACGAACTTCTTTATCATTTAAAACTGGTCCGTAATCATTCATCATCTTAGCTTTTTGTCTTATATTTCTTATTTCCTTATTTTCTATACCAAAATTACATGGTTTATTAGTAGGGTCCATAACAACCACACCAATACTTCTTAAAAATGGAGTGATTTTTAATCTCCACTCTGTTCCACCATCAGGAACTCTATCCATACCACCACATAAATAACATCTATGATATAGCAATCTGCTCATTTATTTATTAAACCTCTATTGAATATTAATTTTATGTTTGAATTAAAACCATTATTATCTCTATTTTCAGCTTCTCTATCATACATTGTAAGAGTTGTAATACTATTTACAAACTTGATTTTAATAAAATCGCCGTTATGATAAGAATAATAGACTTTATTATTATAGTCTATAGTAACATCTAATCGTTGTTTTAGATAAAAATTTATTGGTTGAGGTGGCGAACTAGAACTTGATGTAAAATTCTTAACTATATGCCAAAATTGTATTTTATCATCAGTCCAAAATATAGATTGGCAAAATATAGGTCTTAATGTTAAAAAACTTCTATCTATTCCTTCTACAGGAAATACTTCATAAACTACAGTATCATCAAAGAAATAGTTTAATTCAAATAACTCAACTTTATTAGTGTTTAATATTTGTATATCGTCATTAGCCTTACCTATTGTCGCCGTCACCACGAATAGTATTGTTATTAAGACGATTTGTAAGAGTTTTGAAGTTTTCATCCATAATATCCTCTGCTTTCAAACCTAATTCATTACAAAGTTGATATAAATACCAAAATACACCGCCAAGTTCCTTAGATATACCTTCCTTTGCTTCTTCTAAAGTCTTATCACCGCGAAGCACTTTTTTAAATTTATTTGATGTTTCTCCAACCTCACCAGCAAGACCAATAATCGTATAGGATATTGCTGGTAAACTTCCAGTATTACAATCTGGATAAACAGCTAGTTTTTTAATATTTTGTTGATAACTCATTTACTTTTTCTCCTCTGGTGCAGGTAATTGTTTTTCTGATTTGAAGAAAATCATTTTTCTTGGACTATATTCATACCAAACCTTTTCAGATTTACTATATTTTAAAGTTGTACCTAAGATAAAATCATTATCACCAAATTCTAAATAAGTAGCTGGAACATTAGTTCCTTTAAAATAATATTGTTTATCTTCACCTTTAAGTATTGTAAATCCATTTATTTCAATAGCTGACTTTTCATCCCTTTTAATAGATTTATATTCTATCAAGTCTACAGGCCATTGTTCTTTAATAATTGAATAATCATTTATTCTTAAAATAATAGAATTATCATCTTCTCTAACCCTATATTTACCTTCTACTTTTACCCAAACATTATCTTCAAAAATTTCTTTTTGTTTTGTATCATTATTATTATAAATACTATATTCATTATTAAATGCATAAATACCTACATTACCATCTAAAGACTTAAAACTCCTATCCTTATAAAGTTTTACAACCAATTCGTCACAAAAAACAGTAGAACTAAACAACAATAATAAAATACTACTTAATAAAGTTTTCATACCAATCAGGTGACTTTCGCCCCTTCTCCCATTTACAACCAGTTTTCATTTCATACCTTTTAACAAGATTATAATAATTGCGGTATCCCGCAACACTATCATTTAAATCAATACATTCATTACCATACTTGCCAAAACATTGAGGTATAGCTAAGCCTTTATTAGTATAGCTCTTTAAACGAAAAAATCCAGCCCATTCCAAAACAGAATGGCTGGCGTGTTGTTTTCCATATCTGAATATGTATTCAGTTGATATAGCTAAACCATGAGTAAGTGCCCACTCATAATTATCTTCACTATCTTGACACCATAAAACAGTTGGGTGTTTTAAATGTGGTTTATTTTCCTTATATGGTATATCTGCTTTATAAGTACCCATATTATGATGAGCAAAACATAAAATTTGTGCGGTTTCCAACACCATTTTATGTACATGTCTATCACATAAAAATTCAGCAGCTTTTACTGGATTGTTATCTAGTCTAAATATATTCATTTTTGTAGCTGAAGCTTTCGTTTTTGCTTTCGCTTACGCAACGCTCGTTCGCCCCTTGTCTTTCGTTCATATTGAGGCTTAAAAAGAATTTCTTCTTTTTCTCCTTTAATAATAGCTTCGTGATAATCAATCAGTTTTGAAACACTATCAAATCTCTTGACCAAAGCAAGGAAGTTATTAGGCTGATATTTAGAAAGTGAGTAATAAGGGGTGGTTTCGTGAGCTTCCATATCACCATAAATACTTCTAGCTGGAACACTAAAGAAATGGCTATATTGTCTCACTCTATATTTACCACACTTACTTTCATAAACATTTACCTTATTTCCATAAAGTTCCTTTTCCCTAAGAGTTGGTTCTACTGAAATAAAATATTCTGAAAGTTCACGAAGATATTTTGGTTCCTCATTAATTTCAGTATCAGCGACAACTTTACTCTTTTCCTTTGCTCTCTCAATAGACAATCTAATGTCAGCTTGAGTTGGCTTGCTACCATTCTTAAAAGTAAATGGGCTACCACACTTTACACAGACAAAAGAACGCGGGCCGCAGTTATGGCCGCAGCTAGGACAGGTTTTGGACCCCTTAGGCATTTTAATTTCCCTTTCTGCGTCCTATCTTACCACATTTTTTTTAATTGTCAAGCTGTAAAATATTTTCAAAACCAGAGTTTTTTGAATATATTAATTTATCATCAGTGGATAGTTCTTTAATTGGAGTATATCTACAACATCTAATTTTTGCATATTCTTTCTTAGGGACAGAAACAATATCAGTTGGGTCTACTTTTACAAGTAAAATACAAGGTTCTGTTTTTACATAATCATAAGTACCTACATGCAAACCGCTTGCACTACACATAGCATCATTTAATTCTACTTCATGTCTTGGCATTTCAACAGGTATATCTATTTTAATAGACATTTTTTCAGTGTGACAATCAGTATAACAATTATCGCCAGTCTTTTTTACATATTTAAAACCAAGAATATTACCTTCTTTATCAATAGCAACACCATTATTACCCATCCACCTTAGTACAGACTCTCTACTTTGTTCTATAGGATTTTTTTCAAGTTTTTCCATAAATCTAAGTAATGGTAATGCTTCACACCCATTTTCTATAATCTCATTAATCATCTTTTCAATAGCTAGATTGTCATAAGCAATATTATTGTATAATAGTTCTCCATCTTTAATAGAAAAATAACAACTTTCTAATTTAGTTTTTAATTCATTATACATTTTTGTAATTTTATAAACCTTATATCTATAAGAAAAGTTTGATGTTAATGCAGAATAAACATCTTTATATCTAATATGATTAATAGGAAAATGATATTCCTTACCTTCAATAAAGATATTTAGACCAGATTTAGATGAGTTTGAGTAAGTGATATACATATTTTTAATTCTCCTTATTTATTTGCTTGATATAATCTAAAACATCATCATTTACATGATTAACATATTTTAACATTGGATATGTCTTAAATATATCTGGTATTTCAACAGCTTGTTCATTATAAGTAATAAACTTTTTGTATAAATTATAATAATATACAGCTTTATTACCTTCATCTGATATGTATTTTAAAATACTTTTATCAAAATTTCTTATGTGTTTATGTATTTTTACTAATATTTGCCTGTAATTTTTATCAGTTTTATCATAAAAATAACACATTTTCAATATATCATCGTTGAATAAATCTTTGATATAATCTTTTAACTTTATTAACTTAATAGACTGAGATTGTTTTTCTTTATTTTTTCCTTTTAATTTAATACCTATGAGTGAAAATTTACTTCCGCTAATATTTAATAAATCATTATGATATGTTGTAAAAACATCAGGGTTAATACCATCTATATTAAGTGTATTATCAAGTAAAACATAACAGCTATATTTTTTAACGTCAAAATTGTTTATTTTGTTCCAAAAACGACACTTACCTCTACTTCTACTTCTATAATAACCACCATAATATTCTTTATATTCATAATATTCTACATCTTCATTTTTAATAGTAGAATTTTTATGTTTTTTAGGCATTGGTAATGCACTAACTTTTGTAAAAGTGAATGAGTCCGGTAAACCTATTGTTTTTATAGCGTGTTTTCTAGCATTATCATTATTTTTGAAATCAAATAGATAAATTACATTATATTTTTCACTATTATTTCTTAAGAATTCTTTACTTCTACTAAAAAATGAATTATAACTATCTAATTCTATAAACAATTCTTTACCAGAAAATTCGTAAAAACTATTTTCTATATTATTAGATTTAGAAGAATCTTTTCTTAAACTCTTAATTACATAATTATTATTCTTATTTTGATAATCTATATTTCCAGTATTTTGAGTTTTTTCAAGAGAAATACCATTCCAAATAAGATTTGGTCTATAATAAAACAATTCAAAATTAAGATTATTATACTTAACTCTAGCTTCATATAAACTTTTACAAGAACTAATTTCTTGATTATATTCACTTACAATTTTATTGTATATATTATCTATTCTTTCTTGCAGTTTACTTATAGTTTTATCATCATAAGATAAATGTTCTCTACTTGGAGTTATATCTAACTCACCAATATTAAACTTAATTATAATACATTTTAATTTTTTGTTGTATTTACTATCTATTGGATAAACAATATTTCCTATTAAAGCACAAGCTCCATTCTTAATATTTTTATCTACATAATAATCACCACAATCTTTATAAGAAAGCCTGTATTCTTCAATTCTTTTAGATAAAAGTGAATCGCCTACAAACACAGGAAGTTTATTAAAATATTTGTATACATCAAATATACTACTAGTAAAATTATTTATATCAGTAATATCCACATTTACTTTTATAAGCAAACCGTTTTGCTCATCGCAATCAGTTTTACTTACCATATTTATTTTAGGTATACCATTATTAAGATAAGCAGTATAGATATACTTTATACCATTCCAGTAAGAAGTAACAGTAAAATTATCTGTATAAGCAAATGGGCTTTTACTACCTAAACCCATACAACCAACATAATCATTACTTGTTGTTTTATTACTAAAGAAATATTGAGTATACAATTGTTCAATAAATTCTGGTGATAAACCAGTACCAAAATCCCTGATAGAAAACCAAGGTTCGTTCCTGTTTGGTATATGAACTATATAATTATGCTCTTTTAAGTCAGATAAATTATAGTTTGGATATTTTTCAAGCAAGGAAAATTCATTATCTATAAATTCCTTTGAAAATAAATCACTATCAAGGTTGATAAAATTAAAAAATGGTAAATTATTTTTTATTAATGTATGAAAACGACTTACTTTCTTAGCATCAATTGTAGCATCATTAGCATTTGTGCTAAGTTCTCTTACAACAGCCAGAATTTTGTTAGAGTATATATTATCAGATAGAATCTTAAAACTCTTTGCGTTAGCACGAATAGTAAAGTCTTGACTTGTATTATTACTATTGACCAATTCTATAGTAGATTCTTCTTTGTTTAAAATAGCCATAATTTTCCTTTCTTTTTTTAATTACGATTAAAAATTCTTCTACGTCTCTTCTGTTCTTCTTCAATTCCAATTAAATCAATGACTTCTTGGCGTGAGCGTGGCCCAGGCTGTAGTGACTTTATAACTTTCCCATCGTCACTCAACCTACTAATTTGAGGTATGTATTTAAATCCATTTTCATTAAACAATTTAAAACCTTCCTCGGTATCTATTGATACTTTTTTTATACGTTTAGATTCAATCAAATCTTTTATGGTAGATTCTTGTGTTTTACAAGGTCCACAACTCACAGAACTAAAAAAGATTACTTCGTCTGCGGCGGTAAAACTGCCTGTAAGTAATAGTAAAATAAATGTCAGGGCTTTACTTTTCATTTTCAATTATCTCCATAATTTTTAATTATAAGGTTCAGTACTTTTATATGTAGGCATAGTTATAACCTTCGATATTTTTGACTCAAGTTCCTGCAATTCTTCCAGTTCCTTTATACTCTTTAAGAATGCTTCTTGTTTTCGTTTGTATTCTTCTGTTTTTAACTCAAGTTTATTTAATTTTACATTTACATTTTGTTTATATTTATTTTCTACATAATCACTAATTTGTACACATATAAATAGACCTACAAATAAACATAATGTCATTAAACAATAAACACATAAATCAAGAGTTCTTTTGATATATTCAATATTATTTTTCATTTATTAGACCATTAATTCTTTCTTCATACTTAGAATCATCTTCATTAAACATATCTACTTGGCCAGAAACCTCATCTAAAGCCTTTATTGTAGCTTCAATATTTTCTATTTCTTCTTCTAAAACCTTATTATTAAAGGATTCCTTAGAATATTTATCTCTAATAGAAATTAAATTCTTTTTAACTTCTAGTTCTATACGCTTAGATGATAGTAAATCTTTCTTAAGTGCATTATCAAATTGTGCTTTATCTAAATTAGTTTCTGAATTCTTGAGAGATAGTAATACTTTTTCATACTCATTTAAAGTAGACTTTGTATTATCAATTTTTTGGTAAAGCAACTTAAGTTGTTTCTTAAGTAATTCACCTTTTTCTGTTGCATAATTTTGCTTGTAAGAACTCTCTAGTAATTCTTTTTGTTTTTCAAAGTTATCAACTTTATTACTTAATAAGTAGACTTTTGATTGTGCTTCTACAATACCATTAAAAATTTCAATCTTTGTCACTTCTTTATTGCATAAAAAATTAAGACTATACTCATCAATAAGGGCACCTGTAATAAAAAACATTAAAGTACATGAAAGTAAAATACATGAAATAACAAATACACCCTTACTCATACTCATAAACCTCCCAATCTAAATCCATATCACTAAACACTTTTAAAATTAATGCCTCAATTTTATTCCAATCACCACCAGCAAGACCAGAACCAAATTTCGGAGAACAAACAACAACATTTTCTTTTAATAATTTTATTTCAATTTTCAATCTTAATAAACACTCGTGTAATGAATCATAACGAAGATTAGGAATTCCTAGAAGAATACCTTCATGTGAAAGTCTACCACCGCAATCTCTTTGAGCAATCATATTTACAACAAAAACATTATCATTAATTAGAACTTTTTGTATTTGTCCAAGTTTAAAATCATCTAACCTAGAGAATATTCTATATTCCTCTCTTGGTTTCATAGAAACTTTATTTATTGCTAAAACAAAACCAGAACCCCAACCACCAACATCATTACACACATGTGGTATAAATATAACTTTATCTTTTCTATTTATTACTGCTGGTGATAAACAATCACCTTTAATATAGTTTAGTTTAAACATATTATTTTATACAACCAACCTTTCCATTTTCTACATCAACATAAGCAAGTTCATTCAAACAAATAAATCTTGTATTATTTATTACTTTATCAAAATTAAGATGGTGATGACCAAAAATCCAATTATCTACAACTAAATTAGTATATATTTCATTTAATAATCTAGAAGTGTAACTTGGTTTTATTTCACTACAATTAGAATATTTTGTTATCAAGTGTTTTTCATCAAGTAAAAATGACGGGCATTCATGTGTAATCATTATGTGGACATACTTTTTCTCATTAAAATATTCAATAGCCTTATTTCCTTGTTCATTTGTTAATTCTTCATTAACCCAATAATCATATCCAACAGTCCTACAAAATCTATCTATAGAAAAAGCACCACGAACAAAAGAAAAACTATGACTATCAATATTATAGGTTCCATAATCGCCTAAACTATGAGGTATAATTCTATCATAATCATCGTGATTACCTAAAACTACCCTATGTCTAAATTCGTCAACTTGACTCATCTTTTTGTGAAAATATTTGCCGTATCCCATATCGCCGACCTGAATACTATAGCGACACCCCTTTATTAAATCAAGGTATGTTCTTTTGGTTGCGTCTGGATTAAAAGAAAAACCATCCTTGCGATGCTCATCTATAAGATTGTGTACATCACCAATTATTCTAACCATTAATTAATAATATCCTTTAAATAAAAACAACCATTTCTTTCTAAACTGAATTTATTTTTATTAGAATAAATGTATAGTTCAGTCCTGTGTGGACCATTTAAATTGTAATAATGCTCTATAAAACTTTTCCAATTTTTAAGATTTGGTACTCGAACGTGAGTGCGTGGGTCAAAAGGTGTTGACCAAATAGGTAAGTTACACTCCATATACTCTGAATATTTATACTTTTTAAGTACATACTCAGATGAATATAATTCTTTTGTTTTTCTACCTAACAATATTGAAACACAACGGTGATGACCGTTATGAATCATAATTCGTCCATCCTCGAACTCAACAAGCTCAACAAGACCGTCAAGAGTTCGCTTATTAGTAGATAGTAAAATATGAGCATTGATAGCACTTAAAGTATAAATATGTCCATTCTTAACATATTCAATCATCTGTTTTAGTTCATTTTTATTTCTCAACCCAATTTGAGAAACCCAAATATCATTTAGTTTCACGCTTTTTCTTATTCCTTTCTTCTGCTTCTATTTGTTTTTTCTTTTTTATTAACCATTCATTATTAATAAATTCTTCTGGTGTAAGAATACCTCTCTTCTTATTACATTTTTTACAAGCAATTTTGCAATTAGATAAGCAGTCCTCACCACCCATAGAAACAGGTTTTATATGTTCTATTGTAGAAATTTCATAAGTTAAGTGATAACCGCACCAGTAGCATGGCTGAGTTTGTTGACCATTAAACAATTGCTGTTTAATTATTCTAAAATTCTCTAATTTAATCTTCCAGTTCATTTTTATATGGAATAAATTCATTATTCTTTGTTAATTTCAAACAACCATCATCAATTTCAGTATCAATTTTACTACAACAAACATAACCTTGAATAACTTTTAAGTCTGGTGTCATACCACCCTCAGACCTATAGCCATCAGCGGTTGTGTGTTGAGAACATTGTTTTTGATGATAACAGCCAACAATATTACAAACACCATCCCATTTTCTAACTTCACCTATTTTGTAAAATACTTTCATTTAAATTTCACCTGCTTTCAAGAATTGAATAGTAGAATTTGGTGTGTCAAATTCGCCGCACTTTGGGCACTTTACCAATTTTTGCTTCATATACAGATTACCGCGACGAACAGAAAATTCAATTGATGAATATTTACATTTTTGACAGTTATACTTACATCTGTTGCCAAAAGAATATCCATAACAATGATAGGGATTTGGGTTTCTATACCCAAGTTCAATCATAAGATTCTTCCAAACATCTTCATGTCCTTGAGTTCTATTGTACATATAGATATTACGTTTAGCAATACCCTTTTGATGACGATAAGAATCAACAATATGGCAGGCTTCATGCCTCAGCGTTTCAATCTTATCAGTATCAGAAGCAAAATTCCAGTATTTAGAACTGATTTTGATTTGCTTTTTAATGTAGCTGGCAGATGCGGCAGCTACATTCATTCGATTACAAAATTCCACATTGATATAATTTACAAGTTGTGGATGACCAAAAAACTCAAAAACATCGTTAATTTCGTCTTTAACGTTAGTAATCATGTTTACTATTTTACCACACTTCTATTGCTCTGTCAATACCCTCTTTGTAATCCTTTCGCTCCTTATGATACTTTTACAATTACTACAATATCTTTTACTAGACCCATTTTTAATCCTTAAATATAAATTATGAGTAAGAATGTCTCTATTAGGACAATCATAACAGTTATTAACGTAAAATGGAATTCCGTTTAAAGTGTAAATTTGTGAGTTTGGTTCATAACTTAAGAATTTCATAAGAAATGACCAACCTTCACCATGTCCATTAGTTGATTTGTTTTTTGAATCGAATTTACGCCATTCATTTGAAATACTTCTAAAATAATCATTTACAATATGACAGCTTTCATGTATAATCAATTCTTTAATTTTATCTTTATTATTATGTTTTAGAAAATGAGAAGATATTCGTATAATTTTTCTATCAAATGAAGCATCACCAGCAATCGTTTTTAAATTTACAAGTTTTACATCTATAGTTCCAACTAATTCATCACAACCTAAAAAATAAAATGTATCATTAACAATTTTTAATATTTGAGTCAAAGTTAAAATATGAGCCACTTTTACCTCTTTTTTCATGTAATGTATTTGCCATGTGATTATGTACCCACACATCATCATCATAGTAATTACATATTGAATTATAAGATTTTACAACATCATCTTCACTCAATAGACAATAATGATTTGCGTCAACACCAACATTTAACATATTTTTCTGTACTCTCCAAGAACTATGTATATGACCAACTAAATTAAAAGCATCTGGTGTTGACAGTCTTGGATAATGATTCAAACTAACGTTTAATTTACAATCTAAAACTAAGTTTATACTTATGCCTTCTTCAAATATTTCTGTGATACCCAAACGTTTAAAAAATGCATCAGAATAGTTTCTATCGTGATTACCTCTAAGTAATGTTACTTTATTAAATTTTGAAAACAATAAAAATATTTTTTCTGCGGCAAAACGGTACTCATGGATTTGTTCATAAGCATTTTTGCAAAATAAATCACCTAAAATAAATAGACTATCATTATCTGAATTAACATATCTACGATTATCTGATAATTTATTTAAGAACCAACTATCAGTATAGTATTTAGGTCTATTCAATACTGATAAACGAGCTTCGGTTTCGCACAAATGCCAATCTGATGTAAAATATATCATTAATCGACCCACATTTCTAATTCACTTTCATAAAAGTCAATATACTTAAAATCAATACTATCTTTATTTAAAGTAACAAAAGAACATTTACAGCCATAAGCTTCATAAGAAGCAGTATGAAAATCAAAATTATACAACAATCTTACTACTAACATTTTCTTTTCAGGATTTAGTTTATGTCTTACAATATCACCACATTTAAATTTAAAATCATTAACTGTTGGTGGTTTCATAAATCCAAAAACATATAAAAAAAGCTTATACCAAAAATTATTTTTCATGTTTATCTCCCAAATTTTCTATTTATGTTTTCAGTAGTATAAAATATATTAATCAATGGTATTCAGTACCCCATTTCCTATTCAAATAGTCAAAACTTATATTTTTTAATTGTCTACGACTAAAACATTTATTGTGAGTAATTGCACTTTGTTCAAATTTACTTGTAATAACTATACCTTCTCTAATTTGCTCAGGGTATAAAGTAGACTTTCCATCAGTAAGACTTTCTACAATTTCATGACTAAATAAACCATCATAAAGTACAGGAACGTGATTTACTCCAAATTGGTTAAATAACTTAATCTTGTTATGATAAGATAGGTATGAGCCATTAAATGTAATATCAAAAGCAAGGAAATTAACCTCACCATTCTTTAACCCGTAAGTCAAATCTTGAATACCGCTTCCAAACATTTCACCAAATAGTACGGCACCCCTAGGAAGTTCAGTTTCACTTTCGTATGTAGAACCATCAATTTCATCTATATGTTTATCTATACCAATAAGATGAGCTAGTAAGGCTTTTACATTATCAGTTAGGTGCTTCCAGTAAACAGACTCTACGCCATTTTTATCAAATCTACGGCGACGTACATTATGAGAACCAGCAGCCCAAGTCCATACACCATCTTCTACTATAAGACCTAACCTTAAGTTTTGCCCGTGAACCTTTTCCGTTATAATTACACTATCAATACCAGGTTCAAACAGATTTGGGTAGTGCTTATAATTTTCCATATCATAATATCTATGAAATAGAGAACAATCACGTTCAGCATCACCGCAAACCTGCTTTACAGGCGGCTCATACTTTTTAATTTCAAGTAAGTTGGCTACATCGTCCCCCTCTTTCATACTTTTTAATTCTGGACGCAAATCAAGAGACATTACAGCCCCATAAGACTTCTTCCCCCTAAGGTTAGCACAAAGAACACGCCCCTTAGAAAGATACTTAGTAATCTTCATATCGTCACTAAGTGAACTTGGTAGAATAGAATCTGGTGGGAAATAAACTACTAATTCTCCTTGCTTATGTTTACCTTTAGGAACACAGCTTTCCCAACCTTTAATGACAGCAACTTCTAAAGAGTCAGCATTAGGATGAGGAACTATCTTATCAATCTTACAAATTTCTACTATTAAACTACTCATAAATTATCCTCTATTTCTAATTCATTCAATCTATGTTTTAATAATGAAATATTAATAAATTACCTTCCTATTATATGTCTATTACTTGCTATTCTTTGACTCTAAAACTTTAATTCTATTTTCCAAACGTACAATATAGTCAAGAAGAAAACCAAAAATGCATGTGGAAATTGCCATGAATATGATTGTTAAAAGTGTCATAATTAGTGTAGTAAAAACCTTTCTTAAGAATTTTTCAATCTTCTTAAATTATAAATCTTAATTTCATTTACACTACTAATATGTTTGTCTGCTTTATCTAAAACTTCTTCTATAGTTTTACCATAAAACCACTGTTTTTCCCCTTGAAAAGGGCCAAAACCAACACCCCACCCTACCCAATCTTTTAATAAAATTCTATTCAAAACAGTACCAGGAATACTATCCCCAAACTTCTTCTCAATACTACATATTCTCTCTACAATAGACATTAGTTAAAAACCCCACCTATAAACCAATAAACCTAGTAGTAAGGGATGGGGAGTGAGTGGCTTAACGGTGTTAAATTGTACATTTAAAACAGTAATTGGGGGGAACAGAGAATAAGATGTCACTTTTTTCGACATTTTACTGTTTGCGTGTCGGTTTTTTCGACACTTGTTCAAACAAGTGTGTCACTTTTTTCGACACGGTGTCGGTTTTTTCGACATTTGCACCTTCGTATTTAATTTACTTTATGGTGCCTTTTTTCCCATTAAAATGCCGTTTTACCCCTAGTTGTTTTTTATCAACTCTATGTGAAAAAGTACGCCCTAGTCACATTTTTTTCTTAATTTTCATTGATTCAAAGTTGATAAGTATCAAAATTTTCCACTTTTTTTCTCTTCCTTTTCAGTATAACACACTTTTTTTGTTTGTCAAGACGGTTTTTCGTGGTATAGTATAGGTAAGGAATGCCGGGGTGACAGCAATCCACCCCTTACATAACAAATGATTGCCATTATTGTTCAAATAATGAGTGACGATGAGAATTTCAGATACCAGCCTGAATTCGGTAGCTCTCGTAGGCATTAGTATATAACCATGCTCCGTTATTGGAGTTTGAACTTAGGCTTGCTGGTGGAACTTGACCGCGGTGCCTGTGATTTTAATGAATCACGAAACAGGGGGGAGTTAGTGATAGTACGTTTTAACTGCAAGTAATCTCTATTACTCAAACGTAGTACAAACTCAACCGGCCTGTGGTACGGTTTCTTGGCATTCTTAACCGGGTTGATAAGCAAGGAAAACATCAGTACAAACAACCCAACTCAAAATAGTAAAGTAAACTCTCGAAAATCGCCACTCGAAACCTAAAAGTAAGTCTCGCCCCTACCTTACAACGTAAACGCTCTAAGCTTAACTTCGCCACTCGCTTACAGAATTCGACAAATCAAGAACCAATAGCAACTTAAGAACCACTGATACTATAGTATAGCAGCACGGACATTATAAGAAAATGAATGAGGGTGAGTAGGAAGGTTTCTACATACTTATATTGAATTGTGTGGTAAAATTACAAACAGAATATTACTGATGGGCGGATTTGAAGAGTCAAGAAGGCTATTGTATATACCTATCTGAACTGCTACCAACATTAAAGCTAAATTTAGTCTGTCAGAAAACATTTTTAAATTACATCCTCCATTTCATTCAAATAATATTTCTCAAAATAATAGATATTATCTTCGTACAAATCTAACTCTTCCTCATAAAGGTCATACAGGCACTTTCCAGTTTCGTGTATTTGTTGGAAACTAGGAACTCCGTCCTTAACAAGAATAGGGCACCTAGAATGGTCCTCTGGGAAAAAGCGGCAGTTTTTTAATTGGGCGGCTTTACATAGGTAGATAATCTCTTTTATTGTAATCACGGCGTGACACTCCTACTGCAAACGTCAGACTTCTCGCGGGCAATAAACAAAAACTGATGACTAATCAATTTTAGCTGTACTTCCCATCATTAAAGTGTACGTTTTAATCTTAGCTTCCATATATGAAATGAATTCTTTATTATTACCATTACAATTATTTGAAAATGCTAGTTCTATAATACGATTACAGTGGTTAATAGCATCACTGAATAATTCATGTAAAATTTCATCAGCAAACATAGAACGAGGTTCTTTATCAGAATCTATAGCTTCGATAGATATTGAATACTTAAAAGTTTTCATATTTACTAGAGTTAAAAATAACTGCGTCTTGTAGTTGGGCACACAAGTCGGCGGTTTCATAGCTTCATTGTACCATAGTTTATTGGGGTGTCAATGTTGGACTATTCTTCCTTGCTTTTTACTTCATCTTCTTCAAACATTTCGCTTATATATGCACAATCTGCAACCCTACCTTTAATTTCATATCTAATTACACAATCGAAAATTTCATTAAACTTAACACCATCATAAGGGAAAACATCAGTAATTTTAACATTACCAAGGCCGAACTTAATAGTTTTACCTAGTAGTTTAGAACGAACTTCATCAAATTTTTCTTTTGGTAGGGACATGGTTGTTATTCTCTCTTGCTTATTTTAAACTCTTCGGGATAAAGAAACATACGAAGAAAAAAACAACAAAGTAAGAAACAAAAAAATAATACAATAAAAGAAATAATTAAAGATGCTATTCCTAACAAATGACATGCAGTAATATCAAATGTATCTTTATATGTTGGTTGTATATATTTGTAACCTTCAAACCCAAAAAATCTAAAGTACATTCCAAAATACCCTAGAAATATTTCATTAAGAATAAAATCCCTAAGCAATAGCAAAGGAATAGATATTACTGTAAACCAGTAAAATATAGAGCGAAGTTGTATTTTCATTTCTTTCTCGGGGGTAACAGTGAATTGCGGATGACTTATTAGGTTTAAGTGTTTCACTCTTTAACTATGAACCACTGTGGGCAAGATATGTAAGAAAAACAAAAAAATGATTTTAGATGCTCTGGAACTTTAATAATCCAAAACCCAGAAGTTAGGACACCAACCAATTTTGTTTCTTCAATTCCAACTTCTTTACAACCAAACTTACTAAAGTCAACTCTGATATTTTGATTGTCTTTGAATCTAACAGCTTCATAAATTTCATAAAACTTTGTCACTGAACTTTCCTTTCTTAGGGGGTAGAAGAATCCTAGGTTGACCTTTCGTACTTAGCTGTCACACCACCATTATATATCAAGTTGATTTGTTGTCAACCCCACTTATTAGGGGGACCGTCCGGGAGCAAGCTCTAAGTGCTTATGTACTAAGGACTTAACGCTTTGAGATTTCTAGTTCAATGTTAGCTTTAAGCTGAGGATTGTAATCAGGAACTTTACTAATCCAGTAATAGGCTTTATACAACCTATCAATAGCATAGTAGCCTAGAGCGATTCGATAAATCACTTCTTCATTGCCATGAAGTCCAAACTTAGTGATATGATTTTTGCCCATTCTGATAGCGTCATAAATACCGCCTTGAGCAAACAGTTCCTTCATTTTTTCTACGATGTTCACGTTTTGTTTTCCTTCCAATGAAGCTTTCTGTGACAGTTTGAACAAAGAACAATACACTTATCTATTTCTTTTTTAAGAGATTTTAGACTTTTAGAAAGCCCTGCTGCAATTGTAAATTCTTTTTCATTTTGATTTATATGATGGAAATCAAGTGTAGCTGGATGAGATTCACCACATTTAATACAACATGATTTTTCTTTAATATCTTTTATTATTTTCTTATTTCTTTCTGTTTGCCTTTTATCACTTTCTTTAGCTTTATTTTTATAGTATTGTTTATTTTTCTTGTAATGTTCTCTAATGTATTGATTGCAACAATCTTTACATCTTTCGTTTAATCCGTCTTTCCTAGACGCATTTTTACTAAATTTATCTAAATGAAGTTCTTTCAAACATTTACTACATTTTCTCATTGTGTATAAACTCTCTTTGTATATTATACACCAAAGTAGGGAGTGAGGGAATCGAACCCCCTTTTGGACCTTATAAGAGTCCAGTCCTAACCAGTGAACGAACTCCCCATCTTCCTACATTCTATCAGACGCTTGGTTTTTTGTCAAGTCGAACCTAAGCGATTTATCGCCTCTCTTGACCCAAACCACAATATCTGAATCAATATTTGGTATATTAACATCAACGTTATCCACAAACAAATCGAACGCACGTTGATAGTGAATCGCCTTATATTCTTTCTTGAAAACTCTGGAACCACAAGTAGCTTTTAGTTGAAATGTTAGCATTTGTTCTCAAATATGATGTTTGAAATGACTTTAATCAAGTAACCAATAGACACGAAAAGACTTAGGTAATTTGTTCCTTTATCATCAGGGAAATTTGATTCGTAAATAAATCTCCCTATTAAAGTTAGAAAAATTATACAAACAAGTTCAAAGATAAACATTTTTCTCACCCCTTTCTTGAACCTATTCTAACAGAAACGATGAACTTGTCAACCCACTCTTATGGGTGGGCAGTTACGGGGTTAAGCCCTAAGTACTTATGTACTAATGACTTAAAGCAGTATGGATTTTAATTAGTAATAATATTTAGAACAAGTAGAATTAGGAATATCAAAGTTAGTACAACAATTATTGGTCCATAAATAGGCAGCAAAACCAACCACCAAGACCAATCAATATATCCAGTAAGTTTCAATCCGACAAATAGAACGCCAAGCATACTAAAAAATCCAACACCATTGTAATTGACAGCTTGATTTTTTCCAGACATTTCACTTTCCTTTTTTGATATAATCAGGACAACAATGGATTTAGACTGAATGTGTTTCTGATTATTTATTCCAGAAATTCACTAGCCTTATCAAGGTAGTAATCAGTCATGTAATCATGTTCTTCGAGCATTTCCATTCGAGCATTATATCCGTTTTGGAACTGTTCAATCAATTGGTTGTCGCTGTAGCCGTGAGAATCAATAGATTCCCCATTTTCAGCGGCGTGCATACCGCATTGATATGCGTCAGCCAGCTTTTCTTTGTAGGTCAAAGTTGAGAAATTCTTGAAGTCATTAGACTCACGTTCCTCAACAAAACCCCAATCAGCGGCTTCTGGATTATCAGCCATTTTGCTGAAAATCTTACCAAGTTGGGTATCATGCGTAGTTTCGTTAGTCATTTTAGTATTCTCCATCTTCTTCAAGAGTGTGAACGAATTCCTCAGAAACAGTGTCCCCATTATAAACCAAATCTTCCATTTGGTCAATAGCTAGTTCCCTAGCTTCTTCTTCATTCTTAGCTTCAATTTCAACAGTTACATTGAACAAGCAAGGAATGGTAACTTCATAAACTTTCATTTTCTTTCCTTTCTGTCTTTTTATTCTATCACAAAAACCTAGACTGTCAACCCCCTCTTCTAGGTGAGCTACACCGGGGCGTACCCCTAAGTACTTATGTACTAAGGGGTTATGACTTATTGAAATAAAGTCCTTTTATTACGCCTAAGAAAAACAAGATTATCACTAATAATTTAATCTACAGTAGCTTTCTCCTTTCTAGTATAACTACCTTTACCGTTCAACTTACGCAATGCTTTCGCCGCCTCACTACCTTTAGGTTGAATACCATGAATAAGCAAAGCAAAACTACCCCCAATAGTAGCAGCATGGCTATCATCGTGGTCAATCGGCAATTTCTTATCTTTGGCTTCTTCCTCAGAAAACACTACCACGGCTTCCCTCAGTTTCTCACTGTCAATTAGGTTATCACGATAGCCGCCTCTAGAAGCGGTCAAAATGAAGTTTGGAATCGCGTTTGGCTTGCCCTGAAAGAATGGTGCGGCAAACGGCAAACTCTTTGTATACGCATAGAATAGCGTGTTAGGTTTATGTTGAGCAACATCGAACCAAGCGTAGAAATATGCAAGAGTTTTAAAGTCACCGCCAACGTGCAAACGTACAATTCCAGCATTTTCAGGAATAGATTGCAGAATCAAATCAGTTGCCTTACCCTGATTTTCTGCGGCCAACGGCAAAATGGTTTGGGTGTTATGCTTACGCAAAATGTAAGTATTCTTAAAAATCACTTCCTGACTTGCAGAGAAACAACGGAAAATCGTATGCTTCCCATCGACAATTTTCCTAGTATTGTTTTCCTTGCTTTCCACAGCAAAAGATTGACAGTCTTTAGCGTATGGGCAAGTAAAACCGGAAAGCAAGTCGAAAGAATAGACTTTGCGATTACCACTAAGATACTTCTTCAATTCTTTGACTTTATACAAAGAACGAAGTTTAGCGTTTGCCGAAGAAAACTTGAGCTTATTCATGCCGTAATTCTACCACGATGGAAGTTTCTGTCAACCCCCTACTTTAGGTGGGTTACACCGGGGTATTTACCTAACTCTTTATGTTGTAAGCACTTGGGGGCGGTCATAAGACCTACCCCCTAAACTTACTTGATTGACTAACCGGAAGCTGCGGTAGAAGTCAGCTTAGCAACAAGAGCCTTGAGAGCTTCAACCTCATCCGGCGAACGAGACGACTGCCCCTTAACTCGCCCACGTTGGCCAACAACCGGCTGTGGCAAATCAACACCGGCCTTCTTGAGCGACTTAACTCGCGTATACACCGCCGAAACCGACAGATTCAACGTGTCCGCAACATCCTTAACCCCCTTCCCCTCATTGACCAACTCGCAATAGGTCTTAACAAACACCTCAGACTTAACGTGTGCCTTACCATCACCCTTAGACATAAACAATTCTCCCAATTCAGACTCAACCTAAGTTACTTACTTGCTTGGCACTTTGCCTTGCTTATGCCATAATCATACCATATCGGTTTCGTTTGTAAATTACTCTTTCAGGGGGTGTTTTATGTTGCTGTTGTAAGTTCTTATATAGTAAGTACTTAGTGCGATTTCCCGGTCAATAAATAAAGAAAGGCCAGTAACTTTTGTTACTAGCCTTGTGTTTGATGAATTATGAATTATTCATCTAGAAAGTCGTTAATCATTTTCTTAAGTTCTGATTTATCAATATCAGTATACGCTGGAATATCCAATGTTTTGTATTTTGTACGATTGATACCGCGATATATAGAGATAAAATGTTTTTGTTTCCTTTCTGGTTCATAACAAGGAATCAACCTAACATTTTCTCCCCTTTTCACTAGTTTACCATCTTTAATTTCCCACTTATTTGGTTCCCTAACGTTTGCTACTGCTAGTTGTTCTTCTAGCGTAAGATTGTCAAATTTCATGTTTTCCACTTTCCCAGTTTTAGGTTCATGTGTTAGAAAGTGTTTAGCAGTTCTTAGATTTGAAATCTTATTCAAGCTAAAATTCTTGTATGAATCAGATTCCTTTTCTATACCACTAAACAAAGTAGAATTTACTCCCAAACAATAGACCGTGCGATTAGTACCTTTGTAATCAAATGAGTAAGTTAC